TTAATCATCGTTCGATACGATGTCATCGACAGTTTTCTCCACGGCGTCGATGAGAGACTGTTGTAATTGCTCCTTCTTTCCAAGAGCTGTTGGCAGTTTCTCGTCAATGGTTTTAGCCGTGAGAATCTGGTAGATGTTCACCGGATGCTTTTGTCCTACTCGATGCAAGCGCTTGTTCGTTTGCATGTAGTGTTCCAATGACGATGGCAGTGTGTACCAGATCAAGGTATGCCCGCCGTCTTGAAGGTTGAGTCCGTGTCCAGCAGAGGCCGGGTGGATGAGCATGACGGGGATTTCTCCCCGGTTCCATGCCTCATACATGTCACGGGTGCCGTCAAAGACGCGAGTATCATAGCCATGAGCGTTCAGGTAAGCCCAGATGATGTCACGATCGCACGTGAAGTAGTACGCCACCAAGACGGGACTTGTTTGCTGGGTGATGATATCGAGCAAAGCGAAGAGCTTTGCACTGTGAACAATCGCGTATTGCCGCCCGTTATAGGCGGTGAGCGATTGTGATGCAGCAGGAAGCATGGACACGTCCAAATGGATGCCGAATTCATCTAGTTCTTCTTCGGTTTCCATGTTCTCGTTTTCATCGAGGTAAATGGTTCCAGAGGCAAGCTGAACGAGTTTTGTCCTCAGCACCGCTTTATTGGTCGCCGAGACGGAACTGAGCGTTGGATCATCGTTGGGATCAACGCCTGATACCTGAGCGATGTCAAGAACGAGGGTGCGAGCCAAGGTCTTGTATGCCTCGCGCGCGTCAGTATCCATGTCAACCATGAGATTGTGGATCCTCATGGGTGGGATTGGCTTGCGAGCAACGGTCGGTGCACTCATCACCAGATGGTCGATGCGGGAGTAGATCGCCTCTTTTGCACCAGGGCGCGGTTGCCAATCGACCGGAGTCCCGTTGGCAAGCCGTTTGTTGGATTGGAAGAACGCCTCGCGATACGCGGTCATTGTTGGCCCAAGGGAGAAACCCTGGTCAAGCAGATAGACCTGCGCCCACAGGTCTTCAAGACCGTTAGGTGCGGGTGTACCCGAGAGAAGGATCATTCGTGAGATCTGAGGTCGCACAGCTCGAATTGCCTTAAAACGCCTAGACGTGGGGTTTTTAAAGCCCTGTGATTCATCGATGATGACCGTTGGGAAAGGCCAGATGGGTGTTGGAATCTTCTTGTGATCACGCGGATCAAGGGGCGGGAGCCACGTGACGAGATCATAGACGAGTTCTTGGTTAATGAACCACAACGTTGGTGGAGTGGCGGGGTCTAGAACCTCGGCGTAACGAGCCAAGCGTTGTTTACGGGAGAGTTGTCGGTCGTTTTCATCGACGATCAACGAGCGCGCCCTGACAGGAACATCCCACTTTTCGATCTCGGAGATCCATGACAGCCTCGCGATTTTGATCGGTGCAATGATCAGCGTATGGCCGCGCGGTCCAATCTGGGTGAGCGCGTGGAGTGTTGCTAAGGACTTGCCACCTGACATATCCAGAAAGACGCCTGCATAGGGCCTCGTCTGTATGAACCCAGAGGCAGCAGCTTGCTGATCCATGAGAGTGGGGAAAGCCATGCTAGGTCTGTCCTTTCTTTGAGGCTGATCGATGGTTATTGGTAACGGCGTTCGTCCTTGATTTCGCATCCGAGCGGTTCGATGATAGAGACAATGGCGCTACCCATATGTTCAAGGACGGAGAGTGTTCTGAATGTGTCAGCATGATCTCGGATGACTCTGTATTTCATGAGCGCTTTAAGAATTTCATAAGAGATATCGATGATTTGGGTGGAATACGGGAGCCATAGGTTATTTTTGTCCCAGACCACAGGGATGGTCGTTAAGACGAAGCCGTTGCTGGCAAGGAACTCACGATCTTCACCGTTTAAACGCACGGCAGCTCGGATCAGGGCTTCGCGGAAATCAGCGATCTCATCCCCGGGAAGTACGTCTTCACCCTCGAACCAGAACCTCAAGTAGGTATCGACTCTCTGATCGTGCTCATCAAGGATGTAGTGAGTATGGGGATCATGGTTGGTATCGGTGAGGTAGGTGACTGTATTCGTCATATTGTGCATGGTTTCTCCTTATTTGACATTGATGATTGGTGTGGTAATATGAGTGTTAACAGATTTGGTTTACTGGTCCTCCAGAGCTGTTAACAATTTCGTTATATGAACTATCACCTCGGGATGGGTTGGTTGGTCGTATTCGTTTTTGTTCCTTTCTGATATCACCCCGGCGTACCTGCGGAGAGCGCCGGGGTGATATTTTTTGGATCGCCTGTTTGCATCACTTTCGAGGACGTCTCAGCTCTCGTTTCTCCTGTTTGGTCAGCGAATTGTTGTGACGAACATACATTTTCGCGGCGTGGCGAAGAGCTGTGCAGGTCCACATCCACTCAGGAGAGATGTCCAAAGGCGGTTGATCCTCGGGGTGAACAATTGTCGAACCTTGAACGGCCATGTCTCCGATAACAAAGAACATGTCCAACAGTTGTGTGAACGGGGGTTGTTCTCTGTCTGGAGAAACCGTGTGTGCAATCTGGGTCAACATCTCTTTAATGGTGGGTTCCCACATGTTATCAGGGACGTTAAGAAGTACCCATCGCATCACGGCTGGTCTGATATCGAGAAGGAACTGTTTCATGTTCCATCGGTAGATCAGTGCAAACTTTTCGTGCTCAGACATATCAAGGAACTGCGCACATTCACTGTAGGAGACCTTCGGTTGGATGAGAACGCTGTTCATGATGTCTACAGCTTGCGATTGAAAAGTCACTGTCTGGATGCGGTCGCCATACATAGTGACAGACGAAGGCGCAAGGTGACATTCAAATGCAAAGTTCGCCCGACCAAGAGGGTCATTTGGCCAAAAGAACGAGAGGTTCTTATGGTCTGGGTCGATAGTGGTCACGAACATGCTGTACCTAGACAAGCGCTTTTTACGATTGATCACGTCTTGGTATGACAGCGGGCCTCTTGTATGCATATGCGTGTCCGATCAGTCAGTGCGAAATCGTCTTGATGCGGTCGGGCCTAAAACCCGTCCAGAAGGTGTAGTCGCAATAACGCGGCTCAGGATCATCGTCGGAAACGGCGCTTACACGAGCCATGACGACAGGTGCAGCCTGAGCTTCGAGAACGGTTGTGCAAAACTCGTACGGAGTCTTGTAGCCCTGGTCGGTGAGCCGGATTGACATGTCTTCAATGTTCACTTCGTGGAACGAGATGCCGCCGCGCGTCAACAGTCGCTTGGTTTGATCGCACTGCACGCAATTGGGCTTGGAAAAGACGATCACATCGTGATCAATGATTGATTCATGGGTTGTTTCGGTAGTCATGTAAAAACCTCAAATCTGGTTGTATGTAGATAGTTCTTCGATAATAGCGTCTACATCTTCTCTGGTATGAGCGACGTAGACGTGTGCTCCGGCGCGGCGCATCAGTGTAATCACTCTGATTTGTTGACGCCGCACGGAGCCGATGTCGCTTTTTGTTTCGACGAAACAGGTTCTCGCTGGGGTGACAATGATCTGGTCAGGCACCCCGCGCATACCGGGGGAAGTGAACTTTGCAGTCCACCACCCCCGGCGTCGACATTCATCGACAAGGTATCCCTCAACGTAGTGCTCAGGGCGTCCCATTGGCAATCACGTCCTGTTTATGGGTAGTGTGCCAACGGATGCGAGCACGGTCAGATGGCAGAGGATCAGACATTGCTCCGCACGAACACATGGCTCGTCCGGTAATGGTTGTCTGATCATCTGGTCCGACCTCGGGGTAGATCCGATCTGCCCACTTGGTGAAAGGCTTCCCTTCTGCGATGAGGGTGTGACCCTTCACGCGCATTTGTTTATGGGCGGTCATGAGTCGCTCCTTTCTGTGTTATCCGATTCTGATGCATCGGTATCGCTGGTCTCAGCTTCTGGAATCTTGTTCATCCAATTGGATTCGAAGGATTGGGCGAACATCTGCGCGTAGGTCTCAAGATCGAGTTGATCGATGAGAGCGCGGCGTTGATCCTCGCTTAGGCACATGAGATCGTGGTTCACGATCAGCATGTGCCAGGTTGGTTCGATACCCGTGATCTTACGCGTGGTGATGTCTTGATCCGATGGAGCCAACTGAATGCCCTGGCGGTGAGCCGTCATAGCATCAGGTGCATAGCCGTTTGCAATCATGATTGCATTAGCTACGGCATCGGTGCGCACGACAGATGCATCGCCTCGCTTCTGGCGAGACTCAGCAGTTGTCGCACTGACTTTCCACGCTCCTGCTGCTCCCAAGGAGACAGCTCCAGGTGTACCCGGTTTCACCACGAACACACGGTTGTAGTGCTGGAGCGCCCTGAGGCCCCGAATAGTCTGCGCACTGTCATCAGTTCCCTCGGGGATCGGATCACAGGCGTAGTGGAACGTCAGCATACTCGGAGAGGCTGCGATCACGTTTTGGAACAAGAGCAGGGCTTCCACCGAGTCCTTCTGATGCGCAATTGTCTTCATGATCTCATAGGCCACAGATGGATCAACGGTGCGGTTAATCGCATCTGGGTCAGAGACAGCAATAGAGCGCAAGTACACAGCCATCGCTCGATCAAGGGCAGCTGGATGTGCCAGTGAGTTCGTCGGAGACGGCTTGCGCCAGCACGCCAGTGAGGATCCCGATGCACTGAGAATCTTTGCATCCTGGGGCCGAACGCTGCCGTCTGCCTGCGCGTGTGGTAGGGACAATTCGATTCGGTTATTCGAGTCCTTTGAGACAAGAAGAAGCTCTTCGGGTTCGATCAAGACATGGATGCGCTGAGATTGCTCATCGAGAACGCGATTGTTTGTCACCAGATCAATGTCTGCCGAGTACAAACCATCGGTGTTCGTCGAGATGATACGCGCACCCTCAAGGGTTTGAGCCTGTCCGATCATCCACGAGAACAACTGTCCGATCAATCGCATAGAGATGATCATGTTGTTCATACGGATGGGAGAACCTTCGAACTCGGTATCACCTGCACCCGATGCACTGTTGAGCAAGAGTTTGACGCCGCTTCGCTTGGACGCGAACATCTCTCGTTCCTCAGCCGTGATCGAGGGATCCTTCATCAACCGTCCGAAACGTTCCTTGTCCTGATAGAGCTTACCGTAGCGGTCCTCGCCCAGGGCTTCGTTGTAGAACGCCGATAGGTTGGTGAGTAGGAGCGGGTAGTACGACGAGAAATCCTCGTGAACAGCCTTGGCGATCGACGTCATTGCATAGGCGGGATCAAGTTTATTTGACCCGTCGCTACGCATGACGAAGAGATCCTTGTTGCGCACAGGCTTGAAGAACGCGCCTCGCTCAGGGTTGGGCGAAGACTTCGTCATCAAGACCTGCTGCCATGGGATCACCTGATCGTTCGGCAGGGTGACGCGAATCTGCTTGCGGATCGCCAAAGCCTGCTCAGGCTCGGGTAGATTACGGACACCCAGAGTATCAATGAGGGTGTCAATGAGATCTTGCAGCGCACGAGCCTCAGCATTGTGGTCCTCGAAAAGGGCCAGGTTTGCTTCGGCTCCGTGAATCCCGCCTGTCGAAAAGGTTGCAAAACATGATGTCGGCGTTCCGTCTTTTCTAAAGTACGGAATATTCGTCGGTCGCTTAGGAATGTCACTGAGTTTGTATGCAGTGATGACTCCATCATCGTCAACGTTGTTGCATTCTGGGTCGAAATTGTAGTCGGATACATAGGCATCCGATCCGTTAAAGTTCTTCCCACGAATGCTCGCGTAATAGGCATATACCTCGTCGAAAGCTGCGCGAGCTTTGGCGTCTTCAATACTTTCGTAGAAGAAGGTTTTCGCCAGTTCGAGAACATCGAACTGCTCAATACCCAGTTCTTGTGCTCGCTGCTTCGAGGGGTACATGAAGGACACGGTTTTGATGTCCTTCAATCGCTCATACGGAGCAAGAACACGCGCAACGAACTTCGCCGACGTTGAATCAGGGGTGAGCCTGTCGTATCGCACACGGCTAGGTTGGCAGTCTGGCTTCGACTTGGAGCCTCGAACTGCGTCGTACACGGTCTCGGGGTAATCGACCATCAAGGCGTGCTTGAGGTCGAATCCGCCCGAGTAGGTCGGATGATTAGCCAGGTGAGCAAGGTTGACAACATCGCTGACGTTGTATGCGATGAGTTCAATCAAATCATCCATCGTTTCGATGGTGGTTTTGTTGCTCAGTCGGTCAGATTCGAGAATCTGAAATCCCAGCATTCCAAGCAAACGCTTGAGACCGACGCGTTGCTGCTTCTCATTGAAGCGTGCGATATCGAGATGGCGACCTGATTGGATCATGGCCTGCCTGATGAGATACGCCGATCCCTTGCTACCCTTACCTTTGGACACACTCGTTGACCTCAGATATGAGGGCATTTGACGGATGTAATCATCGGCGAACAGCATGTCGTTGTGCCTGCGAATCTCAGCGGCGGTCACAGGAATGGTTGAGCGCTCAAAGGTGAGTTTGCAGGTATTTAACAAATCCTCACCGATACGACGCTTTTCTTCGTCTGTCGATGCCAACATAGCAAGCTGTCGAGCTTTGCGGATGGGGTCTTGCGTTCGTTCCATCACGCTTGCCAAGTAGATGCTCAGCATAGTCGTATCGTAATTCGCCGAGTTGTATCCGCACAGGAACGGGTGGACCTCGGGGTCGTACTGTGGGTCTGTATCACATACAGGGCGATACATAGACAGGTACGTACTACGAGACGCGGGGTCGCTTACAGGGGATGCATCGCTGAGTCCAAAGGTGCGAGCCAAGAGGTGGTTCGCTTCCCACGTGCTGAGGTTATGCAACCGGAGCGTGGGAATTTCACCAGGCTTCCACAGCTTCGCCCACGCTGGGTTCCGCTTGGCGATAGCAGAAAGCACCGCTTTGTGGTTAAGGGGGTGCTGACGGAGTTCGTCACCAACAGGGGTCCCTCGATCAACGAGATAGAACACGTCGAGAGCGCGGGTTTCTCGGTCGAAAAGAGCGATAGTGAAAACGTTGGCTAATGACTCGATATCCCAGAATTGGAAGCGAGCGCGTTTGTAGGTGGTCCGCTTCATAGAAGCTGCCTCCTTTCGTTCGAATGTTAGAAAAGCGTGAGCTGACGTTGCGTGGGCCGATAATTATCGATGTACTCTTCCACGGCACTTTCAGGGTCATCGGCGTAGATACCACAGAGGGTGTCGTAGTCCGGGTGGTCGGGGGAGACAACCCAGACGTCACCGCGTGCCCAGGTCTCAAAGGTGTCGATGTGACCCATGGCGGAGCCGTAACCGTCTTTGACAGCGGCAATAACGGTGAACCAGCTGGATTGGCTGGTGTTACGTGTTGTCATCACAACGTCGTACGGAAGGTGGCGCTCGGCGAGATCGCAGAGGTAGTCTTCCCACCAGGCAAGAGAGATATCGCCCGGTTCAATACCGTCTCGCTCCATCGCGCGAAGAAGGTCATCAATCACCGGGTTATCGTCATAGTCATTGATGTTGTCTGTTTGTGTATGTCGATCCGCATCGATGACAACCAACGCGGCTTCTTCATGGGTGAGCCATGAGCGCGGGTCTTCTGCATCGGTGTCTTGGTAAACGGTGTATTCCACGCCGTCATCATCGGTGTAGACGTCATCGAGACGGATGTAGCCTGATTGCTGAGTATGAGTAAGAGTCATGGCAGGAGCCTTTCTGGATATGTGGGTGTGTGATAGGGGAGCGACCCCTGCTCGGTGGATGAGACAGGGGTCGCATCGCGAAGTGATGATTATGCGGACAGCATGTCATGGGATGATTCATCGTCTTCGTCGATCTCGTTTAGGAGATCGTCGCTGCACGCGCTTGCTCGCAAGAGACCTCGTGTGGAGATCGGAATGTTGTGTGGTGTCCCAACCTTGCGGATCGAACCGTTTACGGGCTGGATGTCAAACCATTGATCAAGGTTGTATTCCACGGCCAAAGGTTCTTCCCCAAGGATACGGTTTTTCGTACGTACAGCAGCTGGGGTAACAAACCATCCATACCCTTCGCCCTCACCGACAGCTTCCTGGAGAATTAGGGTGAGATGTTTGATGAACTTGTTGTATCCCAGAGGTGGGTTAGATGGCTGATCTTTAGTGAGCCACGCTCGGTAGAGCGCGTAGAGGAAACGCCACGGAAGGAGATCCCAGACCACGCGATCAAGGAACTCCTCGGCAAAAGCACGTACGGGGTCGTTCTCGATCTTGTACTGATGCAGAGCTGCTTTGACGGCTGCTGGTTCAGACAATTCGTAGAAGTTTCCGCTCAGTACACGGTAAAGGACGTATTCAAGCACCTCAGTGCGATGCATGTAGTCCTGCTTAATGTACTTGCGTTCGGCCCCGGTGAAGCTCTTGTCAAAGGGGATGATGAGCTGCCTGCGGTACAAAGATCCAGATTTATCACGGAAACGAGGCGTGTCATTGACACACTGAACCATGAAGCCTCGGAACTGATAGGCGATAGGTGTTTTGTTCTTGCGGTTAATCAAGATGACATCATTAGTGATGACAGCCTTGAGGTTTGCCGCTCTGTCAACATATTCGCCCACGTCGTTCTCATCGACAAGAACAGCGTTCGTTCGAATGAGAGGTTCGAGATGGAAGTCTTTGCCAAAGTCGGCGACCGGAATGGACGTCCAAGCACGCTCACCGCATAGGTTGCGCATGAGGGTCAGGAGTGTACCTTTACCGTTGTTGCCAACTTCGGATAAGAACCACGCGGTCTTATCCCAGGCAACGTTTGGCCTGATGATGGCGGAGAGAATTTCCCATAAAAGTGCGACGATCTCAGGGTCATCGTTCAGGTCAGCCATCCAGGATTCGATGTCCCAGTCGGTGCCATCGGCGTCGTTATGGATAACGGGGTTGACGGCGTTCTCATTGTAATTAACCGCTGATTTTGCCGTGAAGACGATCTCAGGGGTGAACGGTAACAGTGTCTTGGTTTTGTAGTCGAAAATACCGTTGTTGACAGCAATGAGATCACGATTGGTGGTGACCATGACGCGAGGTGCGTTATCGGCCAACATGTCGATCACATGATCGAGTTCTTTGGGCGAAATCGAGAAGTTATATTCACGAGCAAGCACTCGGATCGAAACCTCATCGGTGATGTAGATGCCAGTGTTTGGACCGTGGTCCATGTACACGGCAAGTACGTCGTAGTTGGGATCGGTGTTCTTTTCCGAGAGCATGATGCGAACAATTCGATTTCGCTTGAGCATACAGCCAGCGATCACGGCTGGAGTGAGTGTTCGTAGCGTCTGGTAAGCACGCGATCCTTTAAGGCCGTATTGCGTATTCTCAGAGATCAAACGGTTGTTAATTCGATTGAGCAGGTGGAATTCCACGTCTTGCGCATTTAACGTTTCTTGGTGTTGGGTCGCAAAGAATAGTTCAAGTTCATCGCTAATCAGTTGATTGATCGGTGGAATCATCGCCTGATGAGTCGTTTGCAACGGGGCGTCATGCGGTGTTGCATTATCCGTCATTGCCACCCCACCTTTACGGTCGAGGTGACAGAGGAAAGATTATACGTGGGAAGCAGCATGTGTGGGACCTTCTTTCGCAATGTCAGGGTATAAATCGTGGAACTTTGATCATGTGGGATGATCGGAGTTTCTTCATACACCAAAGGAATCGTATATCATTTCGAGCCGCTCCGCAAGTTCATGCAGGCGGCGGTAAGCATCAATCATGCTACCCGTTTTTGTATTCGGGCACTACCTCTCGACGCGCGATAGCGCGTGTTCGCGAGGTGCAATAGCTCATAGATCCATTAACGCTTCTAAACGGGCTTTAGAAGCCATGAGAATGAATTTAGGTACCCACATAACTCCCCGTCCTTCTCAGGGCTGTAGAGAGGCTCTTGGGTACGTTCTCGCGGGTGTGGAGATTCGTCAGTGGGGTTCGAGTCCCATGGTGACGAGACTCGGTCAGCAGTGGTCATGAAGCCGGATGTGCGTAGGACGTTCTAAACGGCTGTTTAAAGCCACGAACATTCATTTGTGCACCCACATAGCTCTCTGCCTCTGTTCGGGCCGTAGAGAGGCTTCCAGGTACCTTCTCGTGGATGTGGGGCTTCTTCGGCGGAGCTTTATTCTCATATCGGGGGAGCGGGCGGGCCTTTGAGAGGGGTGTGTAGCAGTTTTTTCTCAGTTGTAGCATTTGTTAGAAAATATCTGCTACAGGACTTTTTGGCGGTATATCAACGGTTTATTATTATATATAATAATTTTTATTAAAAAACTGCTACAACACTTTTTATTGATATATCACCAGTAAACCCACTTTGTAGCACATGTAGCAGGTATTTAAGGGTCTCTACACGTATGCGTGTGCGCACACGCGTGATACCTGACGGAGTCGTCTCTGTCAATACTGAGGACGAAGGTGTTCATATCCTGAGATGGTTACTTGACAAAGATGTTTGGCATGGTGTATCACGCGCGCATACACGCGCACACACGCGCATTTAGGCAAAATGGGGCCAAAAACGCGCTACACGTGCTACAAATGCCATTTTTCGTTGCAATTGGAACGAAAAGTGCTGTAGCAGGTATGTTTTTGGGGTGTAGCAGCTTGTGCAACACTTTTTGTTTTTCGTTGGTATCTCAGGGAAAACGGGGGTGTTGCATGTAGCACCCTATATATGCAACAACTGCTACAGTAGGCTTTTTATCGGTTTTGAGAGTGACGGCTATCACATGAGCATGAAATGTTGTTTCATCAACATGTTGCACAGTGTGATGAAATGTGTTTGACGTCACAGAGGGCTGCATTGTCATTTTAGGTTGTTTTGAGTTGTTCTGTGGCAGACATCACAAATGGCCTCATTGTCGGTTTTGCAATTTGTTGTTGCAGTGTGTTGCCCGATCATATATGCTTTGTATGTCAGGTTGATTCGGGTTCGTGGGACACCGAGATTCAGGACGATGTGGGACTGCACATGCACAGACGAACGGGAGCTGGTGGGACGGCTCCCGTTCGTTTTTCTTTATGTGTGATGCAGTGGCAATGATCCACGTGATGATAAAACAAGGGCCACCCCGTTTGGGATGGCCCTTGTTCTTTTCGCGAAAGAGGCCCCTTGGGGTCTCGGGTCTAGAGGCTGTGGGCCTGCAACGGCCACAGTGAGCTACGATCTGCGCAACGTGTGGTTTTGCGCATTTGTGCCTGAGCTTTAGCTTGTGCACGTGCGCGCTTCTTCGCGCGATGCTTGGCGGGGTTCCATCGTAGGGAATGGTAGTCGGCCCATCGTTCGTCGTCAGCTTGGCGCTGAGCTTGGAGTTCAGCTTGCGTGAAGCCATTGTTCGCTTGCCGTTCTCGCCACAGTTTGTATTCAACTGAGGTGACATCTGGCATCGCATAGACGAACTCTACCGCGTATACGCGTGCTCGCTTGAGGAAGACGACACGTTCACGGATGAGGATCGCGTGGCGGTAGCGTAGGCGATCTTTGATCATGTAATACGCCAAACTACCGAGCAGTTCGTCTTTCGTTTGTTTCGGATCGCGGCTGTAGAGCACGTGGCGGATGATCGCATTCGGCGTGTCATCCATAGGCTCGCTACCTTGATCAGGCGCTGGTGGATTCCATGGACCGAGATTCTTCGGCAGTGGCGGAACAACGACGTTTTGCTTGTTGTCGTACACGAGACCGTGTTGAATGATCATGGCTGAACTCCTTTCGCGCCTCGATATAGGCTGCGTCAACTGCCACGATAATGAGCATCGTAGCTTATCCCTACCCAGCGGTAATAAAAGCTGATTAACATTCAGCTTCTCCCGCTTTTATCACCCTTACGGGCTGGCGGAACATCATAGGGGTGGTTGACAGCACCCCGCCCAAGTCAGACTTTGTCCGACTGGGATTCAACGAGTCTCTGATACCCGAGCCGTTGAATATTCATCGTGGCCACACGATCATCATTAGACCTGTAGCCACAGTTCGAGCATTGGTATTCGTGCAACTGCTTATCCCTGTTCGCTTTGCGTACTGTGCCGCATTTAGGACAGGTCTGAAGGGGGAAGCGATTTCTCTTCACCCACAAGGGGTGGGGTATCCTCGCCAAAAAATCGTGAGAAACTTTTGTTTCTTCACTCTAAACCCCGGTTCGTACTGTGTACGGACCGAGAGGTGAGCCGGTTAGGGTACTTGCTCTACCGGCGCACCTCCCATTGTTCTACTTTTCAGAATAGAACACCCTGTGTCTGTCTATATCACTGTCATCCAGACGCATCAACAGTACCCACAGTACGGAAATGATGAGAGTTGTTGCTAGTACTTCTACTACGCGCAATGTGCTGAGGGTTGGAGTATGCGTGATAAACGTGAAGGTGTTGAATAGCATGTGGATTCCAATGCATTGCGTCAGGCTGTGTGTTTGCTCGTACATGTAACCGCATGCGATCCCAAGAGGTAGCGTTAGGATGATCTGCACGATGTTGCCGTGCAGAAGCGCGAATAGACACGCTGAAAGTGTAATCGTTACTGGTGCTGAGAATCGCTGTCGCATGACGGGATAGACAAACCCACGCATCAGTGCTTCTTCACCGATTGGTACGACGAGGGTACTCAGCAGTGCAATTGCTGCAAGGGGTACCTCGTCTGTGACACTTTGGATTGGTGAGGGCACATTCAGAGCGTTCTTTACCAATAGAGCAATAGTCGATGCACCCAGATAGATCGCTATGGTCTCTAGTATCGCGGCTAAGATATCTAACGATAATCTCCACCATGATTTACGGATCTTCGCGATGAGTGGTGAGTTGGTGTGACGCTTTCGCCAGATGACAACGTATGTGGCAGCTGTAGCGTTGGTGAACGCAAGTGTGAAAATCACTTTGTGCGTGAGGGCGTAGAGTACTGTCATGGTCACGACGTATGCCGCAATAGCTCCGCCAGCCGTGAGTAGGATACGCATTGTGTTTGGCTGTGTGTGCGATTGTGGGTTGTTGCTCATGAGGTTCCTTTCTGTGGGTCTACGCAAGGGGGGTGGCATTTCACCACCCCCTTGCTCATGTGGTGTGGGGCCGTTACTCCACGTCTTCGACCTCGTGGTCGATGATCCCTTGTAGCGTGGTACGCCCAGCAAAGGTATTGAGACCTAATGTCACCCTGAAGCGACATGTGGTGTCTTTGATATCCTTGCTGTTTTTCCGCTCCATGAGACCTGGTGCAGCGTCCGCCCTGTTCCACCACAAGAGAGCGACGCCTTCTGGCGTTGTGATCTTGAGGTGCTGGTTGTCGTTACCGAGGGTATTGATCGAACACATCGCAAGGTTGATCACCATGTCGACTGGCGGGGCTGGGAAGCCATGACCGAACGGCGCGAGTTTCTTGACATGATCCATGTACTGCGTAATTGCTTGGATCTCATCAAGGGGTGCATCCGCGTCTGCACTCAACCCGAGGGTGAGGGCCGCTGGATCATCTTGGATAAGAATACCTTGCTGAGCGATCACTGCATCGCGTTGCTTGGGCACAAGGTAGGTCAGAGCATCGCATAGATCAGATGGTGAGGGCGCGTGGACGCCACAGGCGAACTCGTGGCCCTGAGCACCCATCTTGGGATTACCCACAGACGCGAGCTGCTCAATGATCGGGAACCATGTGGGGGATCGCATGGAACCTGAGCATGATCCGTCGTCATGGATATGGACTACTGCCACAGGATGTCCATGCATGAGCATGAGGTTTTGCGCAATGAGACCGAGCATTCCTGGTAGAGCGTCTGTGACAAACACGTACGGTGCCCAGGGTTGGTTACTGTCCATGATGTCGCTTAGAATCTCACGCACCTGCTGTTTACGCGTTTCGTTGTATTCAACGAGTCGCTCAGCAGCCTCTTTCTGTTCTTCGAGGGTGTCAGCCGTGAAAACTGCGAACCCTGTCGTGTAATCTCCGTCCACGCGACGAGTTGCATTGAACGCTGGAGCTACCGAGAACCCATAGAGTTGCTCATCCACTCTGTCATGCGTTGCTCCAATTGCTTGGAGCAAGAGGTTCATCCCCTCGAAGGCTCGCATGTACACCGGGTGGTGGTTTTGAGAGCGGAGCATGGAGAGCAGCGTAGGCGTTCGATCAATGTCGAGGCTCAGCCCATCGAACTCATCTGGTTCTTCGTAGCGAGACTTTTGTCTCGGCGTGTAGCTTGGTTCAGGTGTTGCAATGAGTAAACGCGTGAACATCAGAGCTTCGCGCACGAGATCTCGGTTTTCATAAACCAGACCCATGACGTCGGCTACCGTTCCGATTCCTGCGAAGGTTTTCAGCCACGTGATCGATGAGAGAGCATCTGGGTGGTAGAGCGAGGCGTATCGCTCAACGAGCTGGTAGGCCACGTGTGCTCCGCAAATCTCTTTGTTCGGGTATGTCTCATCGCCACGGTTGGGGTTGATGAGAATATGTGCGAGAGATTTGCCTTCTTCCACATGGTGGTCGGTCACGAAGGTGAGTAGACCAATGTGGTTGGCGTAGGTGAGTGCATCACGACTGTTGGTTCCAGCATCGCACGTGATGATGGCTGCGGTGCGCGGGAACTGCCCCATAACAGTTTCAATGACTGAGGGTTGAATCTCGTGACCCAAGTGGTAGTCCGGGACGTGGAGATTGGTCTTCACACCCATTTCACTCAGGCCTGCGTACAGGATGGTTCCTGCGCAAATACCGTCTGTGTCAAAGTCTGGAACGATCGTGATCTCTTGGTCCTGCGCTCGCATCATCTCTAGGGCCATGACCATTCGGTCAATGTCTTTGAGCAGGGGATGGTGAGGGTCGTTGATCTCTTTGAGGTACTGATCAGTCCAGCCCATCCGTTCGCGCACACGGTTGAACAAGTCTTCGCCGTTCACGCCGAACATGGATTCGTCGATGTCAAGCGGGGGTGCGCCTTGTTGTGAAGTCATGCGGTGGTGTCTCCTTTCGTTGATATTGATGTCGTGATACCAAAACCCCGTAGCGCGGTGATGAACCGAGCTACGGGGCTTTAGTGTATGTGGATCAGGAGCACATGTAGCGACCGTTGCCTACATTGAAGCAATGCATTCCAGGCTTGATTTGATCTTTGCTGATGCTGTGTTCTTCGGTCCACTTATTGAAGTCGAAGTTGTTCTGTGTCTGACCGCCGCCAGAGTGAGAACCACCACCGTTAGAGTGGGATGATCCACCAGTGGAGCCGGAGCTAGAACCACCGCCAGAGTAGGACGATCCGCCGCCGTTAGAGTACGAGCGTGCTTGCGATCCGCCGGTTGAACCGTAGGAGCGAGCCGAGCTACCGTTAGAGGATGCATTCTGCTGAGCGGAGCGAGAAGCAGCAGCGGCCTCAGCAGCCTTGGCTTCCTGGTAGGTGTTCACAGCGTTCTTCAACGAGTCCAGATCCTTCTTGATGTCATTGGCCTTCTGGTCAACGTCCTTTGCTTTCGCGATGGAGGCAACAGCCTCATCGTAGGAAGAGATGGTCACAGTGGTCGAGAGGGAGTGCGATTCGTTGTTGATGTTCTTCAAAGCGTCGTATGCACCCTTGACGTTTCCATCGGAAGCCATCTGCGAGTCGTCGTCAACGGCCTTGATCTGCTCATCTGCGTTCTTCTGGGCCTCGGCAAGGTTTGCCTTTGCAGCGTCCATGGTGGAGTTTGCTTCATCGGTTGCCTTGGTCAGGCGGTATGCGTCGCGAGCATTAACGAACGACTGAGTCTTGTCGTCAACAGCCTTGACAGCTGCTTCGGCATCGGTGACATCCTGCTGGCTCAGGCACTTGCCTTCTTCTGCGTGTGCCTTTGCAGCTTCAGAAGTCTTGGCTCCATCAGCCTTGGCGATTGCGTCGTTCAGTTCAGCGGTTGCGCTCTGTCCTTCGGGAGCAAGAGTGAAGCCCTGGGTATGTGCGAGGCGTGCGCCTTCGCCTTCCTTAACGGACTCATCGACGGTAGCAAGTGCGTCGTGAGCCTTGGCCGTGGATTGATCCAGCTGGGTCAGCTTGTCAGCGAAAGCTACTGAGCGAGCCTGGCATTCCTTCTGGTGCTGGATGCGCGAGGTGATAACAGCGCCTGCGATACTAGCCAGAACCAGAACTGCTGCAACGATGGCTGCAATGATCTTGTTCTTCTTGGACCACAGCTTGGGATTGGTGAAATGAATGTTCTTAATCATGAGCGTTCTCCTTGATGATGATGTCTGTGTTGGGGTGAGGCTGTCAGATCACCCTCATCAAGGGTGTTCTTTGAGATCTTTTGTGGGCCTCAGTTGGAAAGTTTAGCGGTTGCGATGACCCTGATATAGGTGTCTGGATCATTGTTTGCTCGGACCATTCGGTATTCGGGTGGGAGCATGAGTGTGATCATCACGTCTGGATGGACGGCTTGACCGTCGTCATCTCGGCGCGTGAGTTCATCTTGGATAGCGACGAGAATGTTTTCGTCGCCAGGAACGAGAGCGATTCCTTCGTCTGGTTTGATTGCCAGAGTTTCAATGGCTGGAACCATTACGACGACCGGAATGCTCTCATGCGCGATGTGCGTGAGCATCTCCTCGTCATTGACGAGCGTGGCATTGTAGCCATGCTTGTTTGCCCAGCCGTTGAGGTACAGGCTGTTTGTCACGATAGTGACGTCTTGTTCTTTCTCTGGCGAAGAGATTGCCTTCTTCGTTTCTTCGATAGTATCGGCAATCGTTTCTCCAAGCTGGAACGTTTGAGTGCCTACTTCCGTGACGACCATGATGGTCATCTGTTGCTTTTCGGCATCGTGGTCCTGAGTCATGCGGGACTCCTGTCTTTTCATCGGGTGTTTTCGTGGTTTTTATCTGGTCATTTATAAACCACGATATGTCTCTATGAGCGTGCTCGGCTCGCCCCTGGCGAGCTGCTTTAACCTGATGAAATCATTACAGTAATCATTTTTGATTCAGAACAGAACCCCGGTGTCTCCGGTAGGGACACCCGACTCCTTCCTCTGTGTGGCATTTTTGATGCGATGAAGAAAGGTTTTGTTCCATTGGTTTTCATCCAATGGCGCTTTTCTTTTGAGCGATCTATGAGCCTCATGGTGAGATGTGTACGTATGTTATGTCGGCGCGATCAGCGCAGTATGCACACAGTCTTGATCCATGTTTTATGCCAACATTGTTTGGCGGGGCATATGAATTTATATGGGTGATGCACCCTCTGTATTTTCAGAGGATGCACCACCAGTGGCCCCACCACTTTTCTTATGAGCATCACTTTTGTGATACCTGTGGTGACATTCGGTGCAACCTCTGGTTGTGCCATTGTCTGATCCGACTGTTTGCTATTTTCGTGAGCCTGTGTTTTTGAGCTGACCTCAAAAACATGGGTTCTTTTTACGTCAACAGGCGGTGCTATCAGGGTCGAAGCAATGAGAGCGTGACTTGTCTGATACCAAAGAGGGCGTTTCGCTTTTTATGACCCTCTTGGGTATCTGTACCCACGGTGATTGGGGTGTTGCTTTGTGGGTGTTCCCCGCAAAGCAACGACATGTGGTCCATCGCCGTGGTACGAGGGTCTCATTGTCGAGACCCGGTGACACAGACGGGAGTCTGGGTCGTGTTTCAAGCGTCTGGAACAGACGCGCAGAAGGGCACCCGGAGCAGCCCCGGTGGGGGTGCGTAGGGCAAGCCTGTGGAGCAACGCGGAACAGGCGCAGTAAGAGCCTCTCGAAGCGATAGCGTAGAGAGGTGAGGGAGGGGTCGAAGCGGAGCGAGACCACGACCGAAGGGCTGTCGGCTATGCCGACCGAAGGAGTACGCTTTGCGTACGACTGAGCCAGCCCCTCTTATGCCCTTTTATTCCCACTCCACCGCCAGCGACCTCTAGGGAGCGTAAGGTGGGCAAAGTGGCGTAACAAAAGGGAAAACAGGCGGGACCACCCCCGGTTGTCCCACGGGTCGTTGAGGCGGGACAGCCTCCGACACGCGGGACAACGCCTGCCTGTTTGCCCTGATCAGACGGGACTTAGGCAGGACACGGTGACGAGCTTGCTTGGCACCGGTGTCCCGCCATGCCGCAACAGCGGCTGTAACAGGGTGACGAACCGAGCGAGCGCAGGTTTGGCACACTGTTCTGACACCCGTCTTGTGGGGCCTGGTACAGGCCCGTGTACGCCGTAAAGGAGCAGGGCTTGCTCTGCTCCGTTGACACAATTCAAGGCTCTGAGACGGCCTTCTAGGGGCCGTTTCAGAGACGTTTATTCGACTGTGTACCGACCCTTTATACACAGACTTATCCACAGTGTGGATGAGGCTGTGGATAGTACCCGGTGGGGATCCATCGGGTCTGAACATCCCCGGGTGCATGTCCTCATGCACACAGACGAACATGTCGGCGAAGCCCCCATTAGCAGTCCACCAGATGAGGCATCAGCATGGCGCGACGTATGTGCAGTGCACATGCGGCGTGACATGTTTTCAGAGCTTGCTCTGGTCTCATCTGGTGGGGTTGTACTGCCACATGGACCACAGGCTTGCATAAGCCCTGTCACGAGCTGTAAGCACGTGACTGTAACAGGGGTGTATGCACCCCTGTGTGCCAACATTTGGGGCCTCACATGAGGCACCGGTATGTGCTTGGCCTGATGCAGTTTCCTGCATCAGCCTGGGTCACCTCGCGATGCATCGCGAGGTGCATATGTATCATTCCGCATGAATAAAAAATAGGCACATGTGCCTGTACCACGAGTTGCTGCGTGCCAGAAAACAGCTGGCAACTCGCGGGGTGCATGTGGGCGAGCGATGGGTGCTTCAGCGCCCGCAATTCATGCTTGTTAAGCGCCGCTGTGATGGGGCAGTAATAACCGCCTGCGCATAGCTTCGCGATGGTGGTGTTCCATCACCGTCAGCGCCGCCCATTGATGGTCATAAACAGCGCGCGATAGTGCATCTCGTGGCGCAATGGTGGCCTAAAAATGGTCACCATTGACCGTTATCTGGTCACGATTAGACCAGATAAACGCCACGGTACGTGTGTGGTTCTTATCTGGTCATTATTAGACCAATAAATGGTTCTTTAATGGGCTTTCTATGACCACTAGTACTGCGTGGTTCTTATCGGGTTCTTTAATGGCCTAATGATGGTCTAATGATGGGTTTTCTATGACCATGTATTATGGTGGCGCAATGGTGACCAAAGAGTGGTTCTTATCTGGTCTAATAATGGGTCTATATTGGCGCGTTATTGACCAGGCGCAAACCTGTCGAAATGGTGAGTCAAAGATGGTGTCATCATGGGTCAATAATGACCATGTAATGGCGCTTTGATGACCACGAATAATCAAGGTAGAGCGTCCGCTCTTTGGCCGCTTCTTGTTCTTCGGCTGGGCTGCGCAGTACGTTATAATTCAACGAGCCTGTATGTACTGTACGTAGAGGCCATTGATCATGATCAATGACATAACCGAAAGATCAGAAAGAGAGGTGTGGTCTTGATGAAGACCTCTCGTCAATCCACTCGACCGGGTTTGAGCAAGCTGCCGCTCATGGCAGTGATGACTGTCGCGATGGGCGCATCTGTTGCAGTGTTGCCCATGTCTGCTGCGTCGGCAGCGCCTGCCAGCACAGATAGCATCGCGTCGCTGCCCACTGCTGTCGCACGTGACTATAAGATGACGTTCCATGATGAGTTCGACGGTACTAAGCTCGATACGACCAAGTGGGGCTATCAGTACGGCTGCTTCGATCCGGCTCAACGGTCGCAAGCTCAGTACACTGACAGCCCAGATAACGTCTCCGTGCGAGATGGGTATCTGAACCTGACTGCCAGGTACTCTCCCACGAAGACCAAGTGGGACGGCACTCAGATTCCGCGTACGTGTAAGCACGGTAATACGACCTACGACGCGCCGTTTACATCGGGCATGATCACGACGAAGACAAAGGACGGCAAGGTGTTGTATGCCGCGCCGGGCACAGGCTTTTATGCTGAGGCGCGTATCAAGCTGCCGAGTGCACGTCCATCGTGGTCTGCTTTTTGGGGCACCGGCACCAAGGGTGCATACCCTGCTAACGGCGAGATCGACGTGTTCGAGTCCAAGGGTTATGATCCGACCCACTTGATGAGTAACGTGCATACTCCTCGGATCGGTGACCCGAAGAAGACTACTCAACATCAGGGCATGATGAAGGGTGACACGGCCTCGTCGCAAAGCGAGTTCCATACATACGGTGTGCGCAAGACGAGCGACGCGATCGAGTTCTATTTCGACGGCACACTGACGCACACCGTGAAGATGAGCGATATTAAGGGTGATAACCCGTTCCTTGACAAGGACAATAACCTGGTGTTGATGCTCAACCAGATGGTGGGCGGCAGCTACTTGGCGAAGCAGAGTAACTGGTCTGATAAGACCTATGTTGATGCGACCAAGTACGCTGATGACTACAAGAGCGCTGACGGTAAGGGTGCGACCATGTATGTTGACTACGTGCGTGTGTATGAGCCGAAGACTGAGGCTGACAAGCCTGTTCAGTCTGAGACTCCTGCGCCTACCTCGTCTCCGACTACATCTCCCTCTCCTGTGCAGCCAGAGCAACCGAAGCCTGAGCCGTCTGTATCTACCCAGCCCGCTCAGCCTGTCGCTCCGGTGACGCCCACGCCAGCTCCTGTTAAGCCGGTTCCTACCCCTGCTCAGCCTCAGCCATCAAAGCCGAGCGCCCAGCCTTCTCAGCCTGTCAAGCCTGAGCCGAAGAAGCCTAGCGCCGAGCGGAAAGTGACCACGATTGTCTACTCGCGGTATCACTGGGTTACTACCATTTGGCAGGGTTTGCGTAAGTGGGTTATCACCGTGTGGCTGTGGTGATCGCCTGATTGCTTAACCACGAGCCAGGCGAGTGGTTGATTAAAAAAAGAAGCCCCTACGGGATGAGCACTGCACTGAGCAGTACCGACCCGTAGGGGCTTTTGTGTGGGATCAGAAAAGGTGCGTGACAGCGTAGTGGATAGGGGCAACTACAGCTGTAATGGGGATGAGGAGAACGAAACTGACGGCGTATAGCCTGAGCATTGAGGTAGCGAGTGAGTCAGTGTCAATCCATTCAGCGAGCTTGTCGAAGTAACGAGTCAGAGTACGCATGGTTTTTCTCCGTTTGGTATGAGAAGAAGGTATTGATCAATTCATAGTTCGGAGCGTCGATAGACGCTCTATTACTGAGAGAAAAAGATCATTGTTGTAGGAAAAGAAAACCCCGCCCATGCAGTACGCATGAGCGGGGCTGTTTGTGAACTGTGTCTACCATATTCAGTTATTGTCTGCCAGCAACAGGAGATAGTACAGCCAAGGCAGTGAGGCTGTACCAGTACTGTAACCGGGGCGCTCTAGCGCCCTCACCAAGCGTATTCGTACTCGTAGTACTCTCGCGCACTGCGGTAGTACCCCTGGAGCGAGCGACGGAACTCCTGGCGCTTGCGGCGCTTGTTCATGCGGCGAGCCACGACACGGTCTTTGCCGGGCGCGTCACCGCAACACGGGCAGTCGCGGCCTCCGGGACCGCACGGGCAGGCATCACCGATCATGATGTCCATGGTCGCCAGAGCGAAAGAGTCGTCGAGGTTATGCATCTGTGAACGCTTGTTGCGACGAGGCATGATGGTCTCTTTTCTGTGAGTATGGGAGAGTGTGTGGGGGGGTTGGGTTCAGATGAATGTGACAGGGACGCTCGTGACCGACCACAATGAGTCAGAGCACCACTTGCGTGCATCGTCCCAATCGGGCCTCAGATCAAACGGCGCAAGCAGAGCCGTGATGAAACGGTTCAGGTGCTTGCTCGTCGTGCGCGAGTGGTCGAACGCGTCTTTGCATACTCGGATCGTGGGGATACGCACCGAGTAGGGGTGGAACGTCACGAACGCGACGATGGTTCGGTACGAGTACACGCGGTACTCACAGATGAGTTCGTCACCCACGGTGGCGTCGTGACGGACGATGGTGAAGCGTCCTCCGGCAGTGGGGATGATACCCTCGGGTCGATCATTGATGATCTCCCAGGCTGCTTCGTCGATCTCTTCGAGAATGGGCGTGTGCTTTTCTTGGAAATCAGCAGATGAGTATTCCATGATGGTTCCTTCTAATAAAGAGGGGATAGAGATAGAGAATTGTTCTATCAATTCCGTTATCGGGACGTCGAAAGACGGCCTGAGAAAATACACCCCTTTGCTAAGCGAGTGCTCAGTAAAGGGGTGCGTGGGGTTGGTGGCATATCACCAGGATGCCTGGTAGATGAAGGGTCCGGGGTACAGCTCCGGGTGGGTGACGATAGGCTTGAGAGCCTTGACGGTTTTCTTGAGATCCTCAATGTACCATTCGTCGTAATCGGTGCTACCGAAGAAGAATCCTGAGTGTGTCGGCAGAAGATCGTGGGCGATGTTCTTATCGATGCTCGTTCCATCGGCATTAGGCCCGCTGATGAGAATCGTCTCGCAACGCCAGACGAGATCTGTTAGAGCATCGATCGAGACCTGGATCGGTTGGCATTCATCAATACCATCTGCACATGTATCGACAAAGAACTTGTGGATCGCGTTGGCCTTGCGCCAGTACATGTGTTCATTCAGCGTGGGCTTTCCGGGGATACTATCTGCGATGCGCCGGTAGTCGAGGAACATATCAAGTCCCATGATCGGGTCTTCCTTTCGTTGTGAGTTAGATGCTGTAGCGGTCAAACCGGACAGGTTTGTATGAATAGAAACGGAGAGGGTAATCCTTGTTTAGGTCCCATTGTTGCAATACTGCGTTCATTGCCCAAATGGTTCGATGAATCTCTTTATCCGTTTCCCAGTCGATCTTTTCGAAAGGGCCGTCGAGCATTCCAATACATTGGTAACGAAGTTGCATGATCTGTTCTTTGGTGGGTTTCTTACTGAGAATCTCACGTGTGAGTTCATCGAGGTGGTCCCACATCATAATCGGCACGACGCATGGTATGTTGTCATATTGATCATGGATCGCCATGAGGCGGACCCGAGGTTCAATGCGTGCGATGATGGCATTGGGATGAGTCGGTGTGTCTCGTTCATAGTTAAGGTCGAGGCTTTCTAATGCGCTGCGTGCATCATCAAGTGCAAGAGCCATTTCTTGAGCTTGGGGTAGGATGAACCCTTCTGTGATGCGTTCCATGCGACGCATTCGTTCTTCCCATGCATCCATGTGGTTGACATCTGGGTAAAGCCTGACAAGGTATGTGTTCCAATGCATAGCCATGATGGTGATTCTTTCTTAGTCGAGTCGTGTGTATAGTAGAACAACACCCGTGAACCGGGTGTCACGGGGGTTGCATATGTGGTGAGTCTGGCGAGGCTTTAGCCCATGATGCTCAGGCGGTCGATAACCTCGATGAGGCCGTCCTTATCGAGCGGGTAGGCCATCTCGCGCTTCGAGATATCACGGTAGGTGAAGTCGGAAGGCAATACGTAGAGCACAGGGCCACTTTCTCCAGTGAGATCAATGAGGGGAACAGAGGGCTGTTCATGTGAGTAGATCTGGCTGTGGATCTCCAGCTTCGCATCAAGCAATGGCTTGCCGTGCTCCATAAGGAAGGAGAAGGGTGTCAGCCCTGATCCAAGTTCCCCGTCGTCTCCGCGCGTGAAGGCACGAGCGAGGATACGAGTGAAGTAGGCGGGGTCATCCACGCGGTTCAAACCCACGTCGCGACAGGTGGTCAGAGCGTCGAGGATTGCGACCGTGCCTCCCCAGTGGGAGTACATGGACAATCCGGTGACGAGATCGAAGCCAGGGCACTCAGGCAGTTCCTGGCGGTCTGTGATGATGAGGAATGAGGAGCGGTCTCCCATGATGGTTCTTCTTTCTGAGTAAGAGATGGATAGAGGGTGTTCTATCGATTTGGTAATCGGGGCGTCGAAAGACGCTCTGTAACAACACCCCTTCACCCAGGCATGAGCGCTGGGCAAAGGGGTGAGCGATGGGGCTAGTTGCTGGGCTGAGTGTCCTTGACTAGCTTCATAAGATGGTCGATGCCGTAGCGCAAGAATTCCTTCTCGGCGTGTTCTGGCATACCGTCGATGCGGTAATTGTCCATGACGTCGGTATTGATGAGTGAGTTGCTCTCGATAGCGAGCTGGACACCGAGCTGGATCGCGAGGCAGCGGAGTACTGCAATGGCAGCGCCACCTGTGAGGTGGTACTCACGTTGATCACATGCATACTTGCCATCGATCGTTTTGATGACATCGAGGTTCCATTCCAACGGAATGTATCGAGTGTGGTACTCGGTGTGGTAATGACCCAGGAGTACAGATGCCGACAGTAGTGTTGATCTGCTCGGCGTGTCCAGGTCCCCTTTGATATCGTTCTTGACGAGGATAGTCAGGAGCGTACGATCGAGGCCACGTAGCCTATGTCTTGGAACGAACTCTGTATGTACTTCGTGTGTGGCGTCATCCCAATCCATATCGGTGATACGTTTGACGTCGAAGTAAAGTTCGTTGCTATTATCGATCATCGGAATTTCTAACAGGAGTATGTCGGTCGTGTTTCGCGTCAGGTCTTGCATCTGAGTCTTGAGATCGACAGGACGATCGCTCATGTGCGAAAGTTGCATGATTAGTCCTTTGGTTGATACGTAGATAAACCAACCCCTCCAACGCACAGGGTTTCTATGCGCTGGAGAGGTTGGTGCGGGTTTACTTGGTCTGAGCAGACTTATTCTGAGCCTGAGCCTCGGCGAGCCGAGCCTTGAGCTTCTTGATCGTCTTACGGCGCTTCTTGTCGAGCAGGTCTTCGTAGGAGAGCGTGACAGCGATTCCGGTGAAGAAACCGATGCCTCCAGAGACGAAGATCCAGGTCAGGGTGTGTAGGTCGTTTGCAGTAGGCATGTGTTTTCTCCTTAGTGTGTTTCGGGCGTGTAGATGATCACTAGTTGTTCAGCAATTTCAAAGCCAATCCATGCGCTGCCAACAGCCGCACGACCATCGAGAGGATCTTCATTTTCTTTGTACAGCCGAATCCACGGTAGACCAGTAGCAGAGACTTCTTTGCGGAAGTACAGTGCGTTCTTGTCGAAGAGTTCGCGGTTGACGCGAAGAACGGTGCCTTCAGGTAATCCATCGAGATCAATATCAACGTGTTCAAAGAGCGGCTTGTCGCCGTTCCAGAATGGAATAAGAATAGAAATCTCAGGGATGAATCCGTTTTCGGACATCTTGCGTCCGGCTTTGCTCTGAATCTTAATAGCGCGCATGATCAGTTGTCCTCCATTTCAGATGCACATTCGTCGCACAACACGGCCTCGTAGAGGTGTACATAAGTGTTCATCCTTTCGTTTGGGGTGAGATGTTGGTTACTTGCGTCGCTTTTGAGCAAAGAGTACTAAAGCCGTGATAGCCCCAATAGCACCACTTGTGAATGAGCGAGAAGTTTGACATGTGGTATCGCTCGGCATAGTAACCTCGATTTTTGTCGGGTTGTTTTCTAGCTCGGCGATACGGGTTTGCAATGCTGTGATGTAAAGTTGGTTGTGTTCTTTTTCGGCCTTGATCTTTTGCTCGGCATAGTCAGCAAATACAAATGAGGCTAGACCAATACCAAATAAAAAGAACAGAAAAGCGGTGACACACAAGAGAGGTGCGCCGCGCATAAGGAGATCAAACGAGTTAATTGTTTGATGCGACATCAGTCCTCCGCGCACTCGTCACAGTACACGGCCGAGGTTAAGTCCATGTAGGCGAGGGTCTTATCAGAGACGTGAGCGAAAACGTGCTTACCGCACTCGGTGCAATCGACGAACATGACGAACTTCTTTCTCTATATATAAGGAGTAGGTTACCCCTGAGATGAGCGAGGGCTTAGACAATGGAACAATGTCAATGTATATTTCGACGCTGCGTGCAGCGTCAGAAACGAAAACTAGTTGTAACATGTGGCTTGTCTCATATAGACAGGCACACATGAATAGATCTTTTGGTAATTGAACATATTCGTCGCATACATGAATGTATGTGTGCTACTATTGTTCTTAGTGGTCTTCTCCCTCTCAGAGGACGCAACTACCATCGCCTGGATCGGTAGTCAACCGTTGAATCGTAAGGACTCATCGCGAGAGGAAGTGGGCATAGCCCGCTGATGAGTATGGCTTTTATTAACAGAAAGTGAGACGAGATGATGACAGCAAAGTCACGGACACGCAATCGAATTGCCGCAACTGCGGCATTGCTTGCGTTTACCGGATCGCTCGGTGCCAGCGCTGCTTTTGCAGAAGGCGGTACAGGTGGTGTCGGCGGTGGCGGCTTCAGCTCCAGCCCCGTCAATGGTTTGAGCGCGACGTTCCAGTTCTTCGATGCTCCCAAGGTTGGTCCTAATGGTCCTGAGTCCCCTCAGGGTTGGGGTCAGGATTCAATCAATTGGTTCTTGGGTCAGAGGCACCTTGAGAACACCAAGATGGGTGCAAAGGTTCAGGCCGCATGTGACCAGGCATTGAATGACGCAAATGATCGTGCGCGCGCAAAGGGCGATAATAATCCTAAGTCGCGTGTTGTTGGTATTATGTATGCACTCTACAAGGAGAATCCGAACGTTGAGGCTGCTCGTGGACAGCAGCACTTCTTCGATCTCATGAACTATTGGCGTAATAACATTGACTACGGTGGTTTCTTCGAACTGTCTAGGACTACGCCTAACTTCAAGGAATGGGCCTCATATTTGGGTGACGAGGGTATCAAGAAGGCTTCTCGTAACGGCCAAGATAGTGTTTCTGCCGTGTGTGTTGCGGTGAACAATCACGAGCCTCGTACTCTTGATATTCCGCCCACCTACAAGCTGAACATCACGACGAACCATGACTCGCATGTCACCGAGGCCGGTAGCACCGATCCCGTTTACGACACCATTCACGCCTCCCGCGTTGATAACAAGGGCGTGGATGAGAATCTGAACGCCGATATCATTTTGAACTACGAAGGCCCCGAGGGAAACAAGTCGGTGACCAAGCAGGCTCAGATTGCCAACCACGGTGATACCAAGTCGCCTGAGTTCACTCCCGCTGACTTCGGATGGTCCTCGTGGCCCGCAACGGGCGAGGGCAAGAAGTTCTGGTTCGATATCCACGTTGCCAAGCAGGGCAACTTGGAAGAGGCCATTGACACTGCCGACCGTGAAGAGGCTGAGTCGTGGGCTGTGACCCCCAAGAACCCCGTCAAGTACTTGATGAATGGCGAGAACGGTAGCCAGCTGACCGAAAAGGACGTTCTGGCTGCGAATATGTTCTACAACGCGAACATCACTGCGCACTCCAATGGCTACTCGTCTGAGATGACCATCACCGATACCGTGAACACCTCTGATGTCACGATCGGTGATAAGGAAGCCGATAACGCTGATCGCGTCCAGGTCTTTGGTCCTGATGGTCAGCGCGTCAAGGCTGAGATCACTATCGACCGCTCTACCGAGGGCAAGGTCATCATCTCTGGTACTGTGAAGGACATGGAGAAGCAGGGGACTTACACCCTGTCTGTTCCGACCTACACGAAGGCCACTGGCGCTGACTACCGCATCCCGGACGATTCCAAGGCGTGCTACACCTCCTCGCACGATCACTGCTTGAAGGGTAACTCCGCTGAGACCGGCAAGGTCACCCCGGATCCTGACAAGGTGTGGACTGCTGATGAGGCTGAGGCTCGGCAGACTGCTGACCACGAACGCACCAACCAGAAGGGTGTGGATCAGAAGACGTTCCTGCCTGGAGATAAGGTGTCTGCTGTGGTCAACGACCACATCGCGCCGTTCTTGCAGTACAACCTGGAAGAGTACTCCATCGTTGATGACTGGTCTGATGGTCTGACCTACGTCACGATGAATCAGACTCCGAAGGTCTTCTTCCAGGGTAAGGACGTGACCAAGGAATTCGATATCACTAATGATCTTGAAAAGGGTGTCACCACTGCGAAGGCTAAGCCTGAGTTCCTCGCCAAGACTGGCCGCCTGGCTGAGCCGGGTGAAGTCAAGCTCGTCATCTCCGGTGAGTTCCGTCGTGATTACGAGACCGAGGGTGAGACCAAGCAGCTCATCAACAAGGGTCATGTGACCTGGAACAATGAGATGAAGGCCACCAATGAGCCTCCGATCTTCACCCTGACCCCCAAGGTTGCCATCGACGTTGAGAAGTACACTCTCGACGAGGGCCTTGAAAAGGGCGATCGTGACAGCGCTGATGACGCTCTGACTTTGAAGTCTGCGAAGGACGTCACCAAGATTGGCTTCCTTGTGAAGAACACTGGTGACGCGGATCTCGTCGATGTGACGCTTACCGATAAGACCCACGAGGGCACCACTGGTAACGTCACTGACATCACCTGTGAGATTCCGACCGAGCAGGCTAAGGCAGATCAGTCGAACAAGGCTGACAAGGCTGACAAGGCTGACAAGGCTGACAAGGCTGACAAGGCTGACAAGGCCGAGTCTAAGGACAAGACAGCGGATCAGTCAAAGGCTGCTCTGGCGAACGGCACGACCTCTAAGACCATTACGGTTGCAGGCGACAAGATCGGCACTCTGAAGGTTGGTCAGTCTGTGACGTGCACCGGCTTCCTGAGTGGCGTTGAGGAAGGCACTTTGCACTCCGATACTGCTACCGCTGAGGGCAAGTCGATCTACAACGGCAAGAAGGTCTCGGACTCCGATGACTGGCACGCAAAGGTGAACAAGCCCGCACCTCGTGGCGCTGTCACTGGTGAGGCTGCTGGTGCGAACACCGCTGGTCTGGCCGCTGTTGGTACCCTGATGGTTCTGGCTGGTGCAACCGTTCTTGCTCGTCGCAAGGAGAAGGTTGCCTGAGTGAGCAGTGAGCATGGTTTCGGCCATGTGAACTGACTTAAGTCACCCCCGTGGTTCATACTGCGGGGGTGACTTTTTATACCTAGCGTTGCACTGGTTCTGGTACCTGTAATGGTATAGAATGGTTGATGTACCAATGGAATCAACTACATGAGTTGAAAGGTTTGTTATGGTTTTATCTGGCGGTATTACCGTTTTTGATCGCGATCCCGGTCTTAACCCAGATGTACCTGTTCTCGGTATCGTCGGTCTGAAACGTTCAGGTAAAGATACTGCTGCTCAGGCACTTGTTGATCAGGGCTGGACGCGCATGGCGTTCGCTGATCCACTCAAAGAAATGGCTATGAAGCTGCGTGGTGTATGGGTTGAGGTGCCCGAAGGTGTTCACCTAGACGCTGCTGTGCCTGTGATGCGTGATTCATCGGGTCACGGTGGGAGTTTTGCACAGTATCATTACGTCGTTGATGCTCTGGGTATGGAAGCGGCGAAGGATCTCGTGCCTGACGTGCGACGTCTGCTCCAAACTCTTGGAACGGACTGCGTGCGTGGGACGTTTGGGTCTACGGCATGGGCTGATTTGATGGAGCGTAAGATCCGCCAAGCACTCAGTAATGGTGAGTCCGTTGTGATCCCAGATGTGCGCTTCCACGAGGAATTTGATCTTATCGCGCGTCTTGGTGGCGATGTAATTGGGGTCTGGCGAGGTGACGACACCTCTCTTGCTGATTTGGTGTTTTATAATATTGCACCCAAAGGTGGCGATGAGCATGAGTCAGAGCGAAACGCGTATGAGTTACTTTTACGTACTGGGTTCGTAATCCATAACAATGGTTCTATTGGTGATCTATATGGAGAGATGTGTAATCTTTTCTGACATATGCTCGCTCTTATCTGGCGCTTATCTGGTTTTTATGTGACCGGATAAGCGCCATTTCTCTTGATACACGAGCCGAATGGTGTTATGATGGTTTATAGATGACCAGATAAGAACCATCTGGTCCGTGTAGTCCACACAGAAGAAAGGGGTGTCTATGCCCAAGCGTTTTATGGGGTCTGTTCCACGGCCTACGCCGAAGCGGTTCCGTGTCTCTGTTCCAGAAACCGATGAGTCTGTCCTGGCATGGATCGGTGCTCAAAGTGATCTGAGCAATTCAGTGCGAGCGCTCATTAGAGAGTCGATTGAGCGTAACGGATACCGTGATGCGACGTGTTATCCCGTCGTGCAACAGCCTCGTCGTGGCCGTCCGCCTAAGAACATAGAAGATGATGCAGATGTTACGACAGTGCCTGAACCTGTAGCTCAGCCAGATGAGATGGTCGCTGAACCTGTTATTGCCCCTGCTGCTGTCCCCATGCCTGTGCATGAGGAACCTGCATATGAAGCCCTGGCTCAGACGAGCGTTGAAGACGTACTCGGTACGTTGCGCTAGTAAAAAGACTGAAACGAAAGGATTGTCCCTATGACTGCTCAAACCCAAAATCTTGTGGGTGGTATTGACGTTGGTAACGGCTATGTGAAGGGCCTGATTCGCTCCGATCGCACCGATAAGGCCGGTAAGCCGATCGTTGACACTGTTGACCTGCCTAGTGGCGTCACTTTGATGACGCGCCCGAATTCGCTGCCTGATCCTGACACGGAAGCGAAGGAGAAGTGCGCTGAGGATCTTTACAATAACCTCGATGTGTCGTTCTCTTCGGCGATGGTCTCGAACTCGTACCGACACTTGTTTGGTACGCGCGCTCTGAGTGCTAATGGTGCATTCGATGAGTTTAACGTTGTTGGCCGACGCTCGAAGGCTGAGCAAGAACTGTCCAAGGTCTTGATCCTGGGCTGCTTCGCGGCGAAGGCTCTGCGTGATTACGTGGCTGAAAACAAGGCTCTGCCAACAAGTGAACTGGGCGTACATGCGCGCGTTGCTGTGGCTCTTCCCATTGATGAGTACATGCGCCACCGCACCAGCTACAGCGCTCAGTTCATGAGCGGTGTTCACCTGGTGACTGTCCATAACTTTGAGACGCCTGTGACTATTCGCATCACTTTTGATGACGTGGTTGTGATGGCCGAAGGTGCCTCTGCTCAGTGGGCGATCACTGAGAAGGGTGTCCCGCTCATGCAGGCCATGCTTGCTGACGTGCGCTCTCGCGGTCTGGCTCTCGACGGCGTTACTGCCGAAGATGTTCTCGCGGCTCGTAACACCATTGGTATCGACATTGGCGAAGGCACGGTGAACTTCCCGGTGTTCACTAACGGTAAGTTCAACGCTGATGCCTCTGTGACCTTTGGCGAAGGTTATGGCACTGTGCTCACTCGTGCGCTCGAATCTATGGATGCCGAAGGTTTTAACACCGGCTTTACCAGCCGGAAGCAACTGGCTGATTTCCTCCAGCACGCACCCTCTGCTTTGAAGCGTAATTTCTACCAGAAGGTGCGCACCTACGTTGCTCGTGAGATTGAGTTTTTCGCTCGCGCTGTCTCCGATCAGTTTGGCCGCGTGCTCTCTGTCGTTGGCGCAACCACCGAAGTTGTGTTCGTCTTTGGTGGCGGATCAGGGCCTGTCAAGGACGCGCTCTACCCCTTGCTCTTGGCGAAGGTCGCCGAGATGAACTCAGCGGATGCAATGCCGGTGCTCTACCTCGATGCCTCGTACTCGCGCTCGCTCAACCGTGAGGGTCTGTACTCGATTGCTCAGGCTTCTGCTGTGACGGGCCGTAAGACGAAGGCATCGGCATGAGTAGCCCCTGGGATAACGTTTCTCGTCAGTATGGATTAAATACTGACGATGAGACTGAGGTCGCGTCTGAGGGAGTATCTGAGCAAACAGCTGATACTCCCTCAGATGAGGGTAGCGGTGCGCCTCGCGCTGGTCTGCCACTCTTTGATGAGATCATGCACAGCAGTGGAACGGAAGTGGCTGAAGCTCAGGCACGCAAGAAGCGAAGCACTCTTGTGACTGGCGTTGTCAGCGTGCTCATTGCAGCTTTGCTGGGCGGTGGTGGGTACCTGGTGTACCGCGCCTACACTGACTCGCAGATCGAAGACACTCTGTCTTTGCCAAGTGACACGTACCAAGATGCTCAGGTGGATCACGGGCCTGTTGATGCAACAACCGAGATGTTGAATCACGAGTGGCCGGTTGTGAACGCGGATTCGGATCAGGGGTCGAACACCTGGGATATCAACACCGAGGATCACCGGATTCAAACGATGTCTATTGCGCGCATGGCTCCGGGATCGGTGTTTATCCCCGAATCCGGGATTTACATGGAAGTGCAAGGCAGCGACAAGTTTGAGCCATCGAAGTATGGGGACCTCCAGACTATTCACGTACCAACGAACGTGCATCGTGGCGTCTGGTACTCCGATGGTGCGCCTTTGACTCAGTCGGATACAGGCGTGCTGACGAACGTGACCGTTCACTCCGACCCTGTACCAACCTCTGCTCCTACCCCCGCCCCCGCCCCCTCCTCCTCTTCTACTCTTTCCGAGAACCAAGGAACGAAGGATCAGAACACCCCAAATTTTGGACAAGGAACAACGTTCATTGCTTCCCATGTTGCCTGGACGAAGAAACATCGCGGTGCTCTCTACACGATGGCAACCGATGTTAAGAAAGGTGAACTGATCTGGGCGAAAGGTTTCGATGGCTCCTTGTCCACATGGCGAGTGAACGGTATGTGGACTGCTGAGCATGAGGCGTTCCCCGCTGATTATTTCAGCGCGAAGGGAGAGCGTCGTCTAGTATTGACCACATGTGGCGGACGAGTGAATTCTCAGGGCTACTACCAACAGAACGTGTTTCTTGTGGCGGCTCCTGTGCCGCTTAAACAAGAACTACCGCACTGATTTTGAGGGTTTTCAGGGTGGTATAACAAGGCCCCGTAGCGATGGTATTTCACCAGGCTACGGGGTCTTGCTTTATATGCGAGGTGTGTTCTATGCGCGCTTGCGCGTGATGAGAGCTACAGCTCCCGCAAGAAGGGATGCGAGAGTTCCACCGAGCAGCGGAATAGTCGCTGATCCGGTGTGAGCCAGAGTCGCTTCCTGATGGGTCTCAGAGGTGGAACCGTTAGCAGACTTGGAGCCGTTCTGAGGTGCAGACGGGGTGTTACCGTTCGCGTTCACTAGGACGTCACCACCTTTGTCACCGGACTTGTTATTGTCGGTAGCAGCGTTTCCGTTATCGTTTTGGTCTCCAACCTTGTCTCCAGTCTGATCTCCCGGCTTGTTTCCATCCTGAGAGCCGGGAACCGGGGTCTCAGTGCTCCCATCAGTGGAAGGAGCCGGAGCGGGATCCGTGGTCTCGTTACCGGGAGTAGGCGCTGGAGCAGGAGTTACTTCACCAGGAGTGGGAGTGGCCGGATTAGTTGTCGTGTCACCCGTGCCAGGGGTCTCGGTGGTTCCACCAGGCGTTGGGGTCGGATCAGGGAGCGGCCCCTCTGGGGTTGGGATGTTCGGAGTCTCAGTGTTGTTGCCCGCGTTGTCGCTGGGGTTAGGAGCCGGTTTTGGATCCTCAGTGGCCCCACCGGGTGTACCAGGCGTCGTTTCGTTCGTATCCGGCGTGGGTGCTACCGGGGAATCGCTCTCGTTGGAAGGTTTGGGGTTTTCGCTCCCAGGCGTCTCGGTAGATGGAGCAGCAGGTGTCGTCTCGCTTGGAGCAGGCGTCACAGGCGCTGTCTCATCTGTCGTCGGAGTAGGCGTTACAGGAGCTGGATCTGCGGGCGGATCTGCTGGTGCTGGTGTGCCAGGATCTGTGGTGGGAGCCGGATCCGTTGTCGGTGTTGCTGGAGCAGGAGCTGTTTCAGTCTCAGTGGTCGCGGGAGTCGGAGCTGCTGGAGCTGTATCTGCGGCACTTGTGGTTGCAGCCGTGTTTACTGTGCCATCACAGATCAGACCGTTCTCGTATGCAACGCCTGCGTTCGTGCCAGGCGTGTAGAGCCGCGCATCGTCTGCTGCGGTTGGAACTCGGCAGTCCGTATTGCCGAGGTGATCTTCTGCTGCCATCGCTCCACCTGCGAGAAGCATAGTGAAGGCTGCTGTTGCGCCGATGGTTGCACCCAGCTTCTTAGCTGGTGTCATTCCATTCATGAGATGTTCTCTTTCTCGATCGAGTATTGCGACGGGGTGACGCAATAAAACAAAAGACCCCGTAGCGTCAGTATACCTGAGCTACGAGGTCTTTTGCGGCGATCAGCGGGCAATTAACACTTATGCATCAATTGCGTGGCGCTTGGTGAGAGCAAGACCCGCTCCTGCGACGAGCAGGAGAGTAGCTCCGCTGAGCAGCGGCAGAGTCACAGATCCTGTGTGAGCCAGAGCCGCTTCCTGATGAGTCACAGAGGTAGAACCAGCAGGAGCCTTGGTTCCAGCTTGGTTGTTACCGTTCTCGGTACCGTTGGTGGAACCATTTGTGGCACCACCCTTATCATCCTTGTTTCCGTCCCGAGAGCCAGGAACCGGAGCCTCAGTGGTTCCGTTAGGCGCAGGAGTAGGATCCGTGGTTGCTTCACCCGGAGTGGAAGGAGCCGGTGCGGGAGTCGTCTCACCAGGGGTGGGGACAACCGGAGTAGGCGTGGTTTCACTTGGGTTGGGCGTAGGAGTGGTTGTACTCGGATCAGGCACCGGAGATGGAGCCGGAGTCGTTTCTTCTGGAGTTGAAACAACTGGAGCCGGAGTAGTTTCACTTGGCTTCGGTGTAGGCGTTACTTCACCAGTGGTCGGAGCAGGAGCCGGAGTCGGTGCAGGTGTCGTTTCGCTTGGAGCAGGGGTCGGCACCGGAGTCGGCGGTGGCGTTACCCCATCGTGATCAGGCAGAGATGGAGTCGGCTTCGGAGTAGGTGTGGTCTCACTCGGCGTTGGCGTCGGAGCAGGTTCTTCCTGCTTGGGGAGCGTGACAACCTCGTTCTCAGCGCCCCAGCCATCGATGAAGTTTGCGTCCATGTACTTACCCCATGTGCCGGGCTGCTTTTGGCGATCCACGCTCCAGACCCACACGATGTAGCCGTTATTCAAAGAGGTGGCAGGCTTGGCGATCGAGGCTGTCTTGGTGCCCGGCTCGTTAAAGTCGAGATCGGTTTCACCAATGAGCTGTGCACCAGATGGAAGCGTGTATGTAAGCTCAGGCTTGTTCTTCATGTAGTACACCTGGCCGTGGACTGTGGCCGGGGCCATTTCATGGTTGATGACGAGCCAGGGGTCTTTGCCATAGGTCGGGTCCGAGGCGACGGTCACATCGTCCTTGAGTTCATCACCATCAATGCCGTACTTGACAGCATTCGTCTTAACGGTGAGTGCCCAGCGGCAGTTATACGCTGCAATGCCATCGTCAGCGGGAACGGCGTTGAACGTTCCCGAGGTACCGATGAGACCAAACGATGAGCCACTGACATGAGCAGACTCATCTGGCTCAGGAGTATACGACAGCTCGTCGAAGGCTCCGGTGTGAATCTTGCAGTGGTCGGAGTTGTCAGCAGCTGCGGCCTTCGCTTGAGCGATCCTGTTTTGGAAGTCGTTGAAGCCTGCCACGGTGTCAGCACTAGCGGCGTCTTCGTTGTACTGATGCACGGCGGTGATCCCGCCTGTGAGCAGCGCGGTGAAAGCAGCCGTTGCACCGATCGATGCGACGAGTTTCTTGGTTTGTGTTGTTTCCATGGTTATCCTTTTCTCTCGATGTGGACATATGTTGGGACACGATACGAAAAACCCCTGTAGCACCAGTTTAGCTGGTACCACAGGGGTTTCATACCTAAGAGATTCGATATTCAGTTATAGGTGTCGATCAGAACGGGGGATTGTCCTGATCAGCGATCCCGACGAACGGCGACTGCATGTCGTCGTAGACGGGAGCCTGAGGTGCAACCGGAGCCGGAGCAGGAGCAGCGGGAGCTGCGAGTTGTGCGGCGCGGTTGGCAGCGTTTTGCTCAGCAACGCGCTTAGCGAGGCGCTTCGAGGTGACGGCCTGAGACTCTTCGAAATTAACGTCGTCAACGATGTTCTTCGGAACGTAGTGGGTAACACCGCTTTCGTCGGTGTACACATCAGTCGTCGCGTGATGCGTCACGGTGACCTTATCGCCCTGGTGGATCATGTCGAAGACACCATTGCCACGGTCGGCAGGGATAAAGCGTTCAACGGAGACTGCATCCGAGCCTCGGCTACCGTCGCGGCGGGTGTAGTTCTGCGGTGCCATAACGGTGAAGCGAACGGTGCGAGAACCATCGGAATTCTCGAAGAAACGAGGGTCAGAGGCCAGGCGACCACGAGTGACAGAGAAGTTGTTGACGTTGATGTTAGCCATGAGTGTTCTCCTTTTTTATCGGCTAGTATTTAGATCATAATGATCTTGATCAGTATCTATTCCAGCATATCTGTGATATGCAAAAACTTTCAGAACTATGTTCTGTTTTGGGTATTCAGCTAAGCTCTTTAAGCTTTGCCTGCGCAATTTGTGCAAAGTGTAGTTCTTGATGAACGTCATCGTATTTTGACCTGGCTATAAAGACACGGGTTTCGATGTCCTCAATGTTATTCGAACCGTCAATAATCTGTGCGACGCTGGACATCAGTGGCTCTTTGATGTCGCTAAAGTTTTCGCCTGGGCACGGGCAACCATATATCTGGTCGATAGTCTTGTCAATTACGTTCCATGTGTAAGCGATTGCTTGGAGTTGTTCGGAACTGAGTTCATCGGCATGTGCGCCGTAGTATGCACGAACGTCTTGTCCGGTGTACATTCGTTTGGTTCCCATCGTGATATCCTCTCCTGTGATATGAGTATGAGACGAAGTTATTCGGCCTCATTGTCTTCATAATCGAAGATATCATCGTTATCTTCATAAAGGTAGATCTCAGGTTCCGTGTCAATGAGGTAAGCGCGGAAGCTCTCGATGATGTCTTGCCAGGCGTGACGCGATCCAAACAGGCGATCCAGAGCGGGCCACATCTGGGTGTTTTCAGAGTCACCGACGATGCGAGAGGTTCGGTGCCAGATGCTGTCACCGATGTTTTCGACCTCAGTGACGAGCAAGGAGATATGAGGGTAGTCCTCGTGGTTGTAGTCTTCCCACAGCGACACGTGGTAGTTGTGGTTGTAGTCGTCGCAGTAGGTCTCGTACCAGAGGCGGGTTTCTTCGAACAAACCGTAGTCGGCTGCGACTTGATCCCACTGTTCCCAGTCGAGGTTCAAGGGTTGATGAGGCATGAGGTGATCTCCTTTTGTGTTGTGGTGATGTTTTGAGAGAGGCTCCCAGACTAGGGGTCGAACCTAGATTCTCGGGATCAAAACCCGATGTGCTGCCTTTACACTATCTGGGATGAAGCCAAGTGTTGTACTTGGCCGGGTGAGTAATCAATGGACGTATACGTGAATTGGAGCGATGGTTGACTTCAAGATTTTTGCCATCTCTTCATCGGAGTGCGTATTACCCGTGTAAGAAATCCATCCGCCAAGGTTACTCACTTTGAAGAAAGAATGTTGCGCCATGCGTACGACAGTACCATCTTCGAGGTCAGTGGTGTCGTACTCCGTATACTCGGTTGCTCGGCAATCACGCAGGTTCAGGCCGTACGATTGGAATTTAGTGTCTGTCATTGGTCTCTCCTAAACAAGAGTTTTTACTGTTTCAGCGATGAAACCGATGCAATTTATTGCATAGTATTGTGGGCCAGGCGGGAGTCGAACCTGCAACGTTTCTGATGTGCTCGGTTTACAGCCGAGTGCCTTCAAATTCGGCACACTGACCCTTAGTCGGAACGGCGAGACTCGAACTCGCGGCCTCCTGACCCCAAATCAGGCGCGCTACCACCTGCGCTACGTTCCGTGTGGCGGGTGTGCCCCTTGGTCTCAGATCACCTCTGTTAATAGAACAAAGAGCACACCGGATGCGGCCAACGATCAGAAAGGTGATTTCCAATTGTTCCGCTACCTCTGGGAGAGGTGGTATGTGGGGGGATGCTGTTTGGCGAGCGGACAAAGCACAACGCGATATTCAGTTATATGCTCGTCTGGGGTGCGACCCCATACGCGATCCCCCGATCACGGCGGTTGGTCTAGCCATTGAACTCAAAGTACGCGAAAGTTCAATAGCAGGATAGGGTAGCTACCCCTTTCCTAATCATCCAGCATTATCCAACCGCTGGGTGGTTCCCTCGGTAGGAGTTGAACCTACACGTCCTTGTGGACACTTGATTTTGAATCAAGCGCGTCTGCCTGTTTCGCCACGAGGGAGTGACTAGCAGTGAAGTACCGCTATTACTTGTATTTTAGCACAGATTGTGTTGGTGTACCAGCGTGTTCATAGAAACAACCGATGCAACAATGTTGCATGGTGCGTTAGTACAACCGGGGGTTGGTTTATGACATGAAACTTATTGTAGCCATCACCGCTGAAAGGATGGCGAAACTAATGTCGATAGCAACTAAGCCGTACTTTTCTTTTACTATGTTGCTAGGAATTGATACCAACCAGAGTAGGCACGTGATGATCATGATGATGCCCCATGTGGGGTCGCTGAGTCCTAAGCTAAAGTCCATGAAATGTTTCTTTTCTTTCGAGCCTGGAATCAGTGGCTGATCTCAGCGGTGTTGTAGTCGATGGTCCAACCGTTTGCTGTGTTGGGTACAGTGATGCGCTCGGAGATCGACTTGTCACATGATTCGATGTCCACAGTTACGGTGCGAGGGATGAGTTCATTACCGTTGTAATTGGGCGTGACCGCGTAGTACAGCGGGCAGGAAGCATGAGCCTGGTTATCCAGGTACGAGCGTGCCTTGGTCTCGGAGTAGGCCATGCCGCCGTTATGAGCGTTGCTCAGACCGACGTTTTGTGTGCGAGTACCAGTGACAAGGTTTTCCTTCACCGGGTCGCCACCGAGAGAATCAGCAATCATGTGCGAGCGGTTCCAGAACCACCCTGTGTATGACTGCGAGCCATCGGTGATCGTAACCTTCTGGTTATGAGCGGGCCAGCCGGTGGGGTTGACTTCGATCTTTTGACGACCACGGGCTTTAGCCTTTTGGCGCATATCAGTGGTGAGCAAGCTGTAGGCGCACGTGGGCCTGCCCAGAGAGTCGAGATCACAGTAGGTGATCTGACCCTCTTTTGCGTCTTTGTATGAGCGCTGGGCCTGCCCGTCAACCTGATAGTAATCAGCGTTGTACGTGATGCGCGGCGTGGGTTGAGTCTGCTGCGTCTGTCGCGGCTGGATATTAGTGTTGTGCAGCTTATATGCAAAGGTGATGTATCCGGCAATCATGGCTACACAGATGACAAGTGCGAGGGTGATGATTCCAATCAACCCGAGGTGTTTCTTTGACATGAGTATTGTCCTTAATCAGTGGCGGTATTTGCGCGAAATGGGCGGGCACCAGCCATGGCCGGTGAGCAACCATTCGACATCAACGATGAGAATCGAAGCAAGAATATCAAGGTCTGCGATCGTGTAATCGAAGAGGTATCCGATGTAGGGTTCCATGCGCTCTGGCTCGATCGTCGGGTTGATCTGACAGAAGCGGCCAATGACGCGGTTCAAGAATGCTTCGTGAGCGTTTTCGTTGGTCACATAGTGGATGTCGATAGCCATGGTGGTGGGGCCTTTCTGAGTTAGTGCTTCCAGATTTCTCCGGTGCGATAGTTGATCGCTTCCTGGGTCGAGTAGAACACCGTGACGTTGTAGAGGGTGTGACGCTCGGAGAGCACATGATCACATGATTCGATGTCTACAGTCATGGTGCGAGGGATGAGTTCATCATCTACATACGATGGCGTGATGGCGTAGTACAGCGGGCACTGCGCGTTACCGGGGTTACTGACATAATCTTTGACCTTTTGTTCAATCCCATCAAGGTCTTTGCGGTAAACGCGCGTGGCCGGGATGAGATTGTTCTTTTGAATGTCACCGCCAAGAGCAGGGCTGATTAACGGGGTTTTGAGCCATTCTGGAGTTTGAGTAGGCCAGCCCGTGGGGTCAATGGTGATCTCAGTGCGCTGGTAGTTGGCACCTGCTTGGACGTTCGCCTGGGTCAGTAGACCGTACGCACAGGTGGGACGACCGTATGCATCAGGTTCACAGTATGTGATCTGACCTGCGTCCCTGGGTTGGTACATATGTTTGGCGCGATCAGGGTTTGGGTCGTCTTTGGTGTCACGTTCATGGGATAGGATGACACCTTGTCCTGATGTGAAACCCTTGGGTGGATAGCTGACATGATATGCGTATCCACACATTGCTATTAAAACTAATACAAAGCAGATGAATGCACACAGTGTGGTCACTACTATTACGTCGAATGGGTCTTCTTCATTTTGTGAGTCATTTGGTTGCGATGTCATGATGAGTCCTTTTGTTGTTGACGGAAGAAAAGAGACCCTCTCCGTAACGAAAGGTGGGAGAGGGTCAGGGGAGAGAGTCGTTATAGTTTTCGGCGCACATTAGTGCGCCACACTCACCCCTACTTCGTTTCAGCGAAGGATACGGTGCTCAAAGTAGTAAACACCCATTGCGATCTTGGGGATCAGAGTATCGCCAGGATCATGGGCCTTTTTGTTGCCTCGTGCGTCCAGCCACGGGTCTTCTGAGAGCACGCGTTCACTAAGTTCAGTGCCGATCCCGGTTGTTTCACCCAAAGCCGTGCAGATGCGAATGATGAGGTTCTTTTCCTCGTCGCTGAGTCGATCGGGGTCGCCTTGTGGAAGCTCACCGGGACGGATGATGAACTTGTTTCGGTGCAAAATGAACAGAAGTGGGCACACAGGACCAGATCGCCAGGCGTAGAAGTCTTCTGGGAACAGTGGTGCGCCCTGGTGCTTAACGAGGTGCTCTGCTTGCGCATAGAATGCGAGCTTGTGTAGTTGCATCGTTGCGATGGTGCCTGTGCGGGTGAGGATAAACGCTGCAACGTCGGTGATGGATTGGGCCATGGATGAGTCCTTTCTATGAGCTGTTTTACAGGGTGTAGGTAGTCCCATGATCGGGATGCGATGGGTTGTAGACCCACATGCGACGGTTCCATACCACAAGCACGGGGATACCGGATTGGTACGCCAGTTCAATGCATTTCCATGTGCCGCGTGAACCTTGCCCCTTGGGGTGGTCAGGGAAGGCCAGGCAGAGGTTGGCTCCAAGATTCACCATCTCTTTGTTACGGATGGGACCAGCAGCTTTGCCGTACTTTGTCCAATCGGCTCGATGAACCTCAGTAGGTAGGTTTAAGAGTTGTTGTCCTGCGCGAGCAGCTTCGGTGTCTGCTCCTGTTGCGCCGCCATGGACGAGAACAGGGAGTTCATGGGTCTTTTCAAGGATTTCTCGCACGGCGATGAGCAGAGCGTGGGAATCGTATGGAGTCCATTGGTGAGCGCGAGAACCTGTGATGAGCAAGCGTGACATAGGGGTGCTCCAAAGAAAAAGAAGGAAATAAGAATCTGTATAATTATCGGCACACACCAGTGTGCCACAGAACTATGTTATACTTAAGTATCAATGTAAACGTAGAGCCACAAGGTTTTGAAAGGGGAACTTAACGGTGAGTGAGCACGAGGCCGGAGAGCCGATGATGCGGCTTAATGTCCGTATGCCTCAGAGCATACGTGACAAGGTTGCATATTGGGCTGAGAAAGAGAATTTAAGTGCCAACGATTTCATCATTGAGTGCATCGAGGGGCATATCGCGCGTGCCAATGGCGATTACGATCTGCCGACTTTGGAGCAGGCACGCCTGGCTCAACTTGTTGATGCACAGGTTGTTCTTGCCAGTAACGTTGCCAACCTTCACAAGATGGTCGAGTCAATGGCAGGTACCATCATTGGTCTGACCCGAGGCGATAGCTACCTGCTCGATGACGAGGACGGAGAAGAATGATGCCTGAGTACGATTACGACACTAGAGCGCCTGAGATTTTTGATCCTCGCGCTGCCATTAAGAAGCAGTTGCGCGAGCGAGGTCATAGCGATCAGCCTGTTGTGGTCTCGGCGCGTGGACAGCACGGCGGAAGCGGTGGTCACAGTAGCGCTGCTCCTGGAGCTACGTCCGGCATCGGTGCAACCCCGCCACAGCCTCAGCGCGATGAGCCAGGGGATGCGATCACGGAAGCAGACGGTGTTAACTCGTCTGCTCGTGAGAGTGAGACCCCCAGTGAGCCTCAGAAGGGGATTGATGAGCCAAGTCATGAGACGGTGCCGATGACTTTGCGTCATCGCGATGGCAGCGAGATCCCTGTGACGATCGAGGGCGATGTTCGTTTTACATTCGACGGTGACTCGGTGCGGCCACAGGGTATGCCTTTTGTCATCGGGCAAGCCGTTCGTGATGAACTCACGAGACTCGGTGCTCCTGAGCTTGGAGCAGAACCCACGCCGAAGACTCAAAGCAAAACGTTGTCGTATGGCGCACTCATCACGGCGCTCGCAATGAGTTCTCTGGATATCGAGATTCCAGGTGTGGACGAGAACACTCGTCGCGCCGCTGAAGTCTTGCGCACGGGCCAAGGCCGCGTTGCAGCCATTGAGATGAAAGTGGAGCAAGTGTTGGATAACCAACAGCGCGCTCAAAAGGATCTCGATGCGATGACGAAGCGGGCGCTCAGTGCTGAGAAACAGCTCTATGAGCTGGAACTTATGCTCACGTGGCTGCTCGTCGATAAGACTGAACCGATGCTGTTCAACAGCTCGTCGAGTGCATCGATCGATCTGACGAACAAGACTGTGCTTGATGCACGGGCGCGTCTTCGAGAGAAGGCTCGCGAGTTGGACCGAGCCGAGTCGGTGCAGCGGGGGAACCTGCGGATCGTCGAGTGAGTGTTGCTATACCCTTGAATCAATGATAGAATTGATTCATGAACCAATTGAAACTGTTTGATGAGAATAGCGTGCTCGACCTGGTGTGCCGGGGTTGGTCGCGTGAGCGTGTCCTCGCGACCACCGGCATTGACCCCGGCTACCACAACGCCTCAGTGAAGACTGAGCTGAAAGGTGTGGATCGACACGCCTATAAGATCGAGCACGTGAAACAGCGTGTGGGGATTGGCGTTGCACGAGACTTGGTGGAACGATTTGCAACATGTGAGCTGGACAAGGCTGGTGTCTTGGAGCAGCTTGGATTGCACGATGCTGTGAACTTGATTAAGCTCGCTGATTTGTTCACGGGGTTGGGTTTGGGTGAAGAGTTCCGTGATGCCGATCGTCGCTCGCGCCGTAGTACGATGCGTGCCGGTATGGTTGCTCAGTACGGCACGGATAACCCGTTTAAGTTGGAAGATTTTCAAGAGAAGGCCGCTCAGACACGTGAAGAGCGTTACGGCGCTCGGTATACGTTGGCTGAGGGTTCGGTGTTCGCTGACGAGGCTCGGAAGAAGGGTCAAGAGTCGTTAGAGCCTATACGTCGAGCTAAGCGTGAGCGAACTCTAGCTCGTAAAAAGCGCGAACGCGAGGAACGTCAACGTGAGCGCGCCCTGCATGGTTACCATCGTCGCACTTTGACCGATGAGGAAAAGATTGTGGCAAACGAGCGTCGTATTGCGACTTCGCAATCTCGTTACGGCGTTGATCATCCGTCTCAACGTGCTTCGTTTAGACAACTCGCGTCACAGTACATGCGCGATCCTGAGAACCAACGACGCATACGAGCAAGAACCGTTGCCACTAATCAGGAGCGGTACGGTGTTGCTTATTTCACCCAGCTACCCGAGCATCGCCTGGAGCAGTCGCATCGAATGAGCGATCCGGCGCATCAGCGTCGTATTTTATCGACGAAGCGTGAAAACGGTACATTGTCTACGTCTTCTTCGGAAGATGCGCTTTATGAGTTGCTCGTTGAGTACGCGGGCCAGCATGGTATGACTGTAGTGCGACAGTATCGCGATGAGAAGCGCTATCCTTTTGCCGTCGATTTTTATATCCCCGAGCGTGATCTTTTCATCGAACTCAATGGCTCGTGGTCGCATGGCGGACACTGGTATGAGACCGATCGCGAGATGGATCAAAAGACTGTCCAGACGTGGCTTAAGAAGGGTAAAAAGTCCAAGTACTATCGTGTTGCCTTGGAGACATGGACCACACGAGATGTGCGCAAGCGTGAAGCAGCTCGCAAAGCACAGCTGAACTATGTCACGCTGTGGGATGGTCTTGAGTCCTTGTTTGATGCTCATCTCTGGTTTGCTCTAGGCGCACCAGATGGTCGGGATTGGGAACGTGAGTACTCCTGGCTTGATCTACCTGAATCTTTGATTGATCTCAGGAGTGGATTAGAGGGGCAGGCCGAGCAGTGGGCTGATATTGATGTGACGAACGCTGGTTCGAGGCAGATCTCCTGGCTGGCTCGAAGTGCGGTGTGGGAGACGTTCTATGCTCGCGAGTTGCAGATGTGGGAAGCTGACGAGGTTCATCATCGTAAATGGGGCCGTTTGCGAGCGCGTTTGCTTGCCAACCGATTGCACTATCTGGGCAGGCTCCCTGAGTCTGCTCTGGAGATTGTGCGAGGCTTGGCAATCAGCGGTGAAATCCGGTCGTACTCGACCTTTGTTAACACGGCGATGACGGCTGTTCTCGATCAGTACAAGCCGACGAGTTTGTATGACCCGTGCAGCGGGTGGGGTGAGCGTATGCTCACGTGCGCGCAACGCGGTGTGACGTACACAGGTACGGATATTTCTGAGGCAGTGGTTCAAGCTCACAAGAGCCTGATTGATCGTCTTGGTCTGACTCATGTTGACGTGACGCTCGGGGACAGCGCTACCTGTGATATGCGTGGTGGAACGCATGAGATGGTTCTAACCTGTCCGCCGTATGGTAACACCGAGGTTTATACCGAGAATGGAGCCGAGAACCTGGATGATGAGGCGTTTCTGGACTGGTGGAAGCAGGTTGTCACCATGAGCGTTGCTCCGTCTACTCATGTCTTTGCCTTCCAGATCAGCGAGTTGTGGCGCGAGCGTATGAGCACGGTAGTGCACAGCGTTCTCGGTGATGGGTGGCACTGTGTAGATGAGATTGATGCATCTGCGTCGCGTAACCATTTCCAACGTTCTCGCTCGCGTAAGACACATCGGGGTGAAACGATGGTAGTTTTTGAGCGACTCTGATATACTTGTTATATTCGTATACGAACGTTTTCGACGATTAGGAGGATTTATGACAGTCGGTATTTTGACTGAGAAACCGAGTGCTGCGCGTAACTTTGCCAAAGCGCTTGGTGGTCAAAGTGGTACCTGTAACGGTGAAAGTTATGTCATCGCTTTCGCACGTGGCCATCTGTTTGAGCTGAAACAACCTGTGGATCAGGTGGATCCGTCGAAGCGTGCAAAGTACGCTTCGTGGTCACTGAGTGAGCTTCCGTGGGATGTGAACGACTTCGCATTTGAGCGTGAAAAGAAGAAGGATACCTCGAAATTACTCGCTGATATCAAGAAAACGCTTGGTTCTTGCGATGAACTGGCGATTGCCACAGACTCAGATGTTTCAGGTGAGGGTGGCCTGCTTGCTTGGGAGATTATTTCTGAATTAGGGCTTGATCATAAGCCGATTTCACGTATGTACTTTACTGATGAGTCTCCTGCGTCGATCAAAAAGGCGTTCGTCTCTCGCAAACGTTTGACCTCGATGGAAGATCACGACGAGTATCGCATGGCGTGGCTTCGTTCTCGGTGGGATTTCCTCTCCATGCAATGGACGCGCATTGCTTCTGAGCTTGTGGATAAGCGTGCGATCGTTCGTCAGGGGCGACTTAAGTCGGCCATGATTGTGCTCGTGGGGGATCAGCTTAAGGCTCATAACGAATGGAAGAAGGTTCCGTTCTACGAGCCTCGCTTCCGCGATGAGAACGGCGTCATGTACGTTGACCCAGATGCCACGCGATGCGCTCGTGAGAGCGACGTGGATCTCAGCGGTTTGCACGCGTCGAGCGTGACGGTGGATTCTAAGACCATGAAACGTTCTGGCCCGCCCCGGATGCTGGATCTTGCAGGTCTGTCAGCACTGCTGAGCGCGAAGGGCGTGAAAGCGGCTGAGGTGCTGGGAATCTATCAAAAAATGTACGAATCTCAGGTAGTGTCATACCCTCGCACAGACGACAAGCATGTCACCAAGGAGCAATTCGCTGAGCTTGTGCGCAATGCTCCAGCTATTGCACGTGCGGTTGGTATTGACCCCTCGTTACTTACGCACACCGCCGCTCGTTCCACTCATGTGAAGGACTCAGGCGCACACGGTGCAAACCGTCCTGGTCCGAACATCCCGTCTTCTCTTGATGAGGTAGCGAAGACCTACGGTAAGGTCGGTGCCATGATCTATGAGTTGCTTGCACGCTCTGCTCTGGCTGTTTTGGCCGAGGACTATGAGTACGAAGCTCAGAAGGGTCACGTGACAGACTTTCCGGCATATGTCGGCTCGTGCTCTGTGCCAAAGAAGCCGGGCTGGAAGGCTGTTCTCGGCGGTGCGTCAATGGCTGATGACGACGATGATGCGAACAATGGTGCAGGTCTGGGTACCACAGCACAGCCGTTTGTCTATGAAGGTATTCCACGTCAGCCCACCGCACCGACTGTCAAGTGGCTCATGAAGCAACTGGAGCGGCGCGATGTAGGTACTGGTGCGACTCGCACGAGTACCTTTGCAGAGGTGTCAAGCTCGAAGGCTCGGTATCCTTTGATGGACGAGACGAAGGGCAGGATTAGCCTGACCGAAACAGGCGAGATCAGCTACCGCCTGCTACCGGGGACGCATATTGGTGACCTGGCGATCACGGAACGCGTGTTCTCGGACATGAAGGCCGTGGCGAAGGGAGAAAAGCAAGCAGATGATGTCCTGGCTGAGGTGGCTAGGCTCGTAACCGATGATATTGCCGTAATGACGGCGAACGCTCAAACGATGAGAAAGGATTTAGGAATGGGCGACTACGTGGAAAAGGAATATTTCGAGGGAACCTGGGAGAAGACTGGCGCGCATGTGCGGTTCAACCGTACGTGGAGCGGGCACCGTTTCACCGATCAGGAGTGTATGGATCTTCTGGCCGGTAAGGATATTGAGATCACTGCAACGTCCAAGAGGACGGGGGATGACTTCACGGTTATCGGTTCGTTCGGAGAATATGAATTTGAGGGCCGTAAGTGCATCGGTTTCATCCCTGATTTCACCAAGCCGACGTCTGCTGCGAAGCGTGGGGTTGCTCCCAAGTCGATGCTTGGCGTGAAGCTCACCGACGAACAGCGAGCAAAGATCGAAGCTGGGGAAAAGGTTAAGGTCAAGGGTATGAAGTCCAAGAAGTCTGGCAAGAATTTTGATGCCTACTTGTTCTTGGAGGATAAGCCGGATGGCACTCGCGGAATCGCGTTCTCGTTTGATGCGTGAGTCGATTTAGGTGTGAGAAAGGAGAGCGCGACGTATGGCGAAAGATCGGTACTCAGTACCCGTGTCGCTCGATCGGTCGATTCTTGACCATGAATTGAGCTTGTCGAACAAGTCGTTCCACATGAAGCCACTGCCTATGAAGGTGATCTTCACCTACGTTGGCTCCATTGTGGTGCTCATGTGGCTGCTCACAGGCACTCCGCTTAAAGGGTCGAGCTTTGGGTTTCTTGCGCTGATCACGATTTGGTGGATTGCTGCAACGGCGTATTTCGCGGCGTATTCCAAGACTAAGGAAATGCGCATGAACCAGATCGGTGCATTGCTTGACTATGTCCCGAAGAAGTCACGCCGGGTGCTCACTCGGTCGGACTCGCGCACGGGACCGTTTCAGTCCATCGTGGGGATCCAAAGCGTTGATGAGAATACAGGTCTCATCACGTATGTAGACGGTATGGTGGGACAAGCCTACTCCGTCGTTGGATCAGCCTCGCGCCTGCTCTTTGATCAAGACAGGGATGCGATCTTGAACCGTAACGATCGGTTCTATCGTAAGCTGGAACCGGGTGTGGAATGGGTGTTTATCACCACGAAGGAACCGCAACGCGTGTATGCTCAGGTGGCTGCGCTGGAAAAGCGTAACCAAGCCCTGCCCCTAGAGGCTCGTGATCCTGAGCTGGTGGCACTGATGGATGAGCAGTATGAGTCACTGCGCTCATACGTTGGATCGAGCTTTTTCAGCATCCATCAGTACCTGATCCTCATCGCTCGAAACGAGGAAGAGCTGCGTAAGGCGCACAACCTGCTTGACTCAGAAGCGGCAGACTCGTCGCTGATGTTTAAACAGGTGTCGATGCTCACCTATGATGAGACGATCGATCTTCTCGCAACCCACTATGGGCCGGTAGCGATGACGAAATAGTCACGTGATTTGTTACCTGGCGCACCCCTGAATAACAGTGTTCAGGGGTGCGTTTCTTTTGGTTTTCGTTTAGAATATATTGAGTAACCACTATAATCGAGTTGTCATATACGAGGGAAAGGAGTGGCATTGGCGAAGGGTAAAGCGCAAGCTGTACAGACTGGGGCGGTTGATACCTCAGTATGGGGTGGGGCTACGCAGCGTGTACGCGAAGTGAGTGAAACTCATGCAGCGTCCGAGGCGCGCGATAGGGCCGAGTCGAGCGAGCGTGTCTTGAAGGGCATGTCGCGTAAGGAGCGTAGGGCGTTCTTTTCACGAGCAAATGATGGACAGGTGAGGGACTATCCTCATCTCTTGGCCGTTAAGCCCAGACAGGGCTATGTGTTCCATTCCGACTATTTCGAGATTGATGGCGAAGTCGGATGCATCCTCAGTTATTTTCATGACGAGAGCGCACGTGATGAGCTGCCACCGTTTTGGGGCGTGAATCTGATTCCGTATCTTCCTCAGAACGTGACGGCCATCTTGCTCGAACAGGTTTCTCGCGTTAGTGAGTCGTGGCTGGCCGATAAGATCAAATCCTCGGAACGCCTCGATCGTCTCGATACTCAGGAACAGAGCGAGAACGGCACCACGTCGTCTCGGCGTAAGGCATCGAAGGTCTCTGCTGACATCGAACAGGTGATCACCGAGATTCAAGACGGAGCTGCATATTTGTCTGTGCATTACCGCATCCTGCTCAAGGCTCCCTCCCTAGAGGTGCTTGATGACGTGATCGATGACTTGCGACGCAAGTACATCGATGCTGTGGGCAATCTGTCGATCGCTGGTCATCACGGCCTTCAGCGCCAGGAGCTTGCAACACTCTTTTCCCCGAACGCCTCGAAGAAGGGTAAAGGCTTCCACTTCACCTCGACTGAATTGGCCGGTGCGTTTAACCTCGTCACCAACGGTTTGAATGATCGTGGTGGCGAGTTCGTCGGTTACATGGTGGGCGACGTCAATAACTCCGGCGTGCTCATGGATGTGGATATGTACAAGCACCACGTCGTGGTTGCTGACGATGACAAGTCTCGCGCCCCGCGTATGAAGAACGCTCAGATCGCCGACATGTGGGGATCGAAGATCTCCCAGGCAGCGCTCATCAACAGCAAGCGCGTGGTTCATATCATCCTTGATGGCGCTGATCTCACTGGCGCTCTTGGACCTCGTATGGAGACGATCACTGCTCGCATTGACATGTCTCAGGGCGATGTCAACCCCTTTGAGGTGTTTGGTGAGCGTAAGGATCAACTTGGGTTGTTCTCCACTCACTTGGAAAAGCTCGTGCTCATGACTGAGCAGGCGTATGAACCAACGGATTCGGATCGATCAATTATCCGAGCCTCGCTCAAAGATACGCTCACTCAGTTCTATGTCGATCAGGACATGTGGGTGCGCAATGCGAAGCACAATGTCGATCGCTTGCGCTTGGTTGGGATCCCTCATGACCAAGTCCCTCAGCTCAAGTTGTTCGTCACGTACTTGGATCAGCGCTACAAGGCGCTGACGGGTAAGGCGAACCGTGACGATGAGCTGTTGCACGCATATTCTGTGCTCTCGGCAGTGTTCAAGGACATGCTCGATGCTAACGGTGACTTGTTCAACGTTGTCACTAAGGATGTGATTGACGGAGCACAAAAGGCTCGCCGCGTGATTTACGATTTCTCGTCCCTTGTCAATCGTGGCAAGGGCGTGGCGATGGCCCAGCTCGTTAACGTACTGGCGTTCGCCGCCTCGGCACTCGGTGAAGGTGACACTCTGATCGTCCACGGAGCAGAACTGATCGATAAGGGTGTCAAGCCCTATGTCACGGATCAGTTCGAGCGACTGTACCGTCGTAATGCTCGTGTGGCCTTGTGCTACAACGGCGTGAAGGCGATGCTCGATGACTCTGAGTTCAACCACTTTGATGAAGCTGATTGGACGGCTCTGGGGGCCATGAGCGATGCTCTGGTTCCGGTCTATGAGAAGAAGCTCGCCAAGCGCATCCCTGTCGATATGACGAAGGTCATCACTCGCCGAGGCGAGGGGCTGACCTTCTTGCGACGCGGGACTGTTAACGTCGTCTTTAAGCGTGACCTTGCTCTCGGAGTCAATGCTCACGTGCGAGACGTTGTTTATGATGGATCAGTTGCACCGGGTCGTCACAGGGGGTCTGTGATGGCAAAAGGTGATGGTGACAAGCAATGATCAAGAAAGGTGACACAAAGTCAATGAAACTGATGAAACGTCGGGGGATCGACGAGACCCCTCGCGCCATGAGACGGAGCGTGCGTCTGCTCACCGGAGCAACGCGCGCGATGTCGCTGGTTATTGCTGTCATGGTCATCGCTTTTGGTGCCATGATGCTGAGTGGGAGTGCTCAGGCTACTCCTCCTGGTTCTTCCGGTAATACGGAAAAGTATGATTTCTACACACTGTCGTCAAACGTGTCAGCATACTTTTCCGAGGCAGCTAAGCCTGGTGCTAAGTCCGGTCTGTCTAAGGACGAAGACTGGAAAAATATTGCCGCTAGTGCGAGCACAGGTGGAGATCTGCTGGGGTATGGCGATGAGAATATCTCCAGCGCCTCTGGCTGGTTAATTTCTAAGACGACCGGCGCATCAAACGTTGTCGGTTACGATTCCTTGCGTGCTAAGGATAGTGAGGGAGCCAGCTATAAAGGCGCTCTCGAATACACACAGTATGGATCTTTGCTGAACGCCTTGGGTTTGGACTCCACGTCAACTGGTTTGAATCTCCACCTGACGAACGTGTTCTTCGGTGGAATCATGATCATGCTGTATCTTCTCGCCGGTGGTATCGACACTATTTTCTCGGCTGTCGTGTGGATTCTCGACACTCTCAACCCGTTTAGGGTGTTTTACACAGGTGTGTCGAAAGCAAGCGCGGCAATGGCCGATGGCATGACGGGTGGGCAAGGCGTTCCTGAATGGATGAAAAGCCTTGATACCTGGTTCTCGGGCTGGTATCAAGCGCTCGTTAACCTGTCGTGGACTGTGCTCACGCCTCTGTTCTTGTTCACGTTCCTTTTGTCAGCTCTGATGTGGAAGAAGGGTCAAGCACTCAGCGGTCTTAAGAAACTGCTTGTGCGCGTTCTCTTCCTTGCGTTCGGTCTACCTCTTATTGGGTCGCTCTATACGGCATCACTGTCTGTTATGAAAGATGCAACAGCTGGTGCTGGCATGGGTTCAACCCGAGTTATTCTTGCTACTTTTGTGGATTTCGAGAATTGGGCAAAGGTCAATCGTCTTGCCGTTCCTAACGGAGCAGAACTGGCGTGGGATCTGAATAGGCAAGCACCTACAGGGGGTTCTGTTAATAATCTTCGTTCAACTAGCGTGGCTATTAACAAGCAATCTCATGCCGGTGCGTTTGATAGTATCGCTGATATCAATGTTTCTCAGCTTGGTTCGATTTCCGTAAATGATGAGTTGAATACGTCTGGGGATGAGACGGGTGCATCTGTCAATGGTGGATTGGGTATTTCAACCTATGGAGCCACGATGGATATGTTGCTTCGTTATATGCGATCGGATACCTACCAAGCCTCTGATTTTGAGACCGCTATCAAGGGACGTCTCAGCCGAGAAGCATCGGGTAATGGAGATAATGTTGCGCGTATCCAAAAATGCGCAACGACATGGTTCAATGTGCAAACTGATGGTTCGACCAAGCCTGATGCCGCTAGTGGTGGATGTTCGGAGCTGAAAGCTTCGCAAAACCCTATTCTGACGGTGAGTGGTGGCGGTCTGAAGGCGCAACAGTACGGTTCTACTCTCACGTTTAAGACTGAGGGTGATTCGCAACCATATAATGCGGTTGTGCCGGGAAATGCCAACCTGTCACCTTTGGCAATGTACAACTACCTGAACACCTCGTTTGATAAGAACTCATTGACCGTATACTCATCGAGCAATGCTGTGTCGAAGGCAACGCGTGAATACCACGGTTCTGTGAACCTTGTGGGATCATCGGGTGTGAACTGGTTGTACTGGCTCAACAGCTCGGTAACTCTCCTGTGCTTCGTCGTGTTGGGCCTTGGCTATGCCTTCGGTATGCTCACGGGTGCGATCAAGAACTCGCTGCATATCATCACAGCTGTGCCTTTTGCGACGATTGGTTCTCTAGCGGGCATTGCTAAGGTGCTCATCTACACCTTCACGATGATTACGGAGATCATCGGTACGATGTTCATTTACCGATTGGTCCAAGAGATCATCGTTTCGGTGCCGAGCATCTTTGAGGGCGGCTTGGAGCACATGTACAACTCGCTGGGTGGATTCGGTGACTTCTTGCGCAACAGTGGGTACGTCACGCTGTTCACAGCGATTGTTTCAACTGTCGTGTTGTTGATCCTGACCGTGAAGATGATGCATTTCCGTGGCGCTTTCGTCAAGGGTCTGAACGAGGCTGTCACTAAGATCGTGGACAAGTTCTTGGACACGAATGTGCTTCCGCCTGCGTCAGGTGGCAAGATGATGCCTCTGCTCAGCGGTGCTGGTGCTGGCGTTGGTTCTGCTGCTGCGAACCGCCTCATGAGTGGTCGCGGTGGCCTGGGATCGGGTAATTCTGCTCGCGATGCCATCTCACGTGGTCTGGGTGTTGTAGGTGGAGCCGCTGCTGGCGGTTCGTCGATCAACGGTACGGATAATCCAGATGAAGCAGGACCAGGTGCATTGAGTTCTGGCCCCAGCAGCCCAGGCGGAAGTGGCGGCGGTGGTCTGCTGCTCAGTGATGGTAGCGGTGGTATTGTCTCTCGTGATGGGGGTTTGTCTGCTGGTGGTACTTCTACAGCACTGACAACCTCCGCATCGGATCGTCAGCTCGCTCGTGAGGTGGATAGCCGTGGTGGACTTTCTGAGCCTCCACGTCTTGAAGCTGGCCCGAAGGCTGACAAGAATAAGGATGCTGCTGCATCGAGCACTGTGGCAAACGGTGAAGGTGATGGCGTGAGCGCGTTCACCGGATCGATCCGTGAAACCATGGACGCTCACCGAAAGGCTGATCAAGCTCGTCGCTCCCAGCTGACCTCGGGTGTGAAGGCTGTGTATCACGGTGGCAAGGCAGCGGTTCGAGCAACTGCTGGTGACGTGGCTGGCGCGGCACAAGACGGCAGTAAGGCTGTTGGTGAGTTGCGCCAGGCTCAGGCCAAGGGTCAGGAAGCCAAGGCTCACCGTCAGGTGGCCGAGGCTCCGCGCCCCGTGCGTCGGGTGCAGCAGCCACAGCAGAGCAGTACTCCTGCTCAAGCTCCTGCTCAAGCTCCTGCTCCAAGGCCCGCACCAGCTCAGGTCGCTGCACCTGCTCGTGGTCGTGCACCACGTCTGGCAGCTCAGCCATCTAGTCCACAGGCACCTGCATCACCTCATCTGCCTCCGACTGCTCCACGAGGTGGGACAGGGATGAAGCCCAGCGGTGGCTTGCCCATCCCTCCCGTGAAGAAGTAACGGGTATGTGAGACGGGTAACGCCCTCGGTTGTATTGGAAAGCCAATATGATCGAGGGCGTTTCTCTTGCTTGATGATCTCAGATTGTGTACAATGGTTGTAGGTCAAAAGTGTTGGTCAATCCTGCTTTGGGCCTGATCAACAATATGTACGTACAACGTTTGATGAAAGGAGATCGATCGAATGTCGAATCTCGCCGCTGCTGTTGATGCATTCAATGGCGCTACTTTTGATGTCATGACTCGCTCCTATGCCACTGCATCCGGATGGGGTCTGGAGAACTTGCTGACGAACGCAACCGCGAAGGTTAAGCTGTGGGTCGGTCTGTTCTTTGGCCTCGTTGGTATCATCGCGATCGCATGGGGTGTCTACAAGTTCTTCACGAAGCTGTTTGGTGGTCCGTCTGGACAGCAAACTTCGTGGCTCACCATTGCGGCACTGATTATCGCCGGTGCTGTGGTTGCTTTTGGTGGAACCTCGCTTGTTTTCGATATCGCTCAGGGTGGTAAGCAGACCATCGAGGATCTCGGAAACGGTATGATTGTGCCGTTCACTATGTGGTCGTAACGCCAATGAATCTTAGTCGGACAAGGTCTGACTTAGGCGGGGTGTTATCAACCATCCCATAATGTTCCGCCAGCCTGTAAGGGCCATAAAGGTGGGAGGGGCCGACGTTAATCGGTTCCCATTACCACTGGGCAGGGACAAGCCGCGACGCTCGTCATCGTGGTAGTTGATTGCGCAGCCGGGGGCCGGTTCATCCGGCTTCCGGTTGTTGCTTTATCTAGCAAATTGCGTCCCTCAAATCTTAGGTATCAAACGAAAGGATCATGATGACAGATCAATCTCAGGACACAAGCGCGATTGCGCCCGAGAGTTCTAAGCTTACGTTCTCTCAGAAATTCAAGGCATTTCAAACGAAGTTTAAGTTCGACTCGCATCATGCGATTGAACGTTTCGGTGTTGCCGTGGCCGTTTTTGGCGTCACAGGCACAGTGTTTCTCACGGGAGCAGGCATTTCAGCCTATGCGAACGGTCAAGAGAAGCTCGGGGCGACGGCGCTGTATACCACGTCGTTTACGACCTCGCGCACCCAGATGGGCGGCAATGTGCTCGGCGTATATACAGATCCGTCGAAGACTCGAACGATGGTGCTTATGCAGACGAAAGAAGAAGCGCGTTTGCCCTCTAGTGCTGATGACTATCAAGTGTTTTTGACAGGCACAGACACTGAGTTGCACCAGCATTCGCTCAAAGGACAGCCGATCACGGCTCGATACGTCACGTTTGGGAATAGCGCGAAGTACATGGGAGTTGTGTTAGATAATCCTAATAAGTTCGACCTACAGATTTTGGACATGACTGTGCGCATTAACCGTGAAGTCTCGTATAAGGAGACGAATGGCTCATCTGGTGAAGCTCAGGTGGGACCGTCTTCGACAAAGACGAGTGATCCGAATGCAGGCGACAAGTCTTTCGAGAAATTTGATCAGATGCGTATCGCGTTCAACCCTGTGGCAACGGGTTCGATTGAAGCAAATCTTGGCGAAGCAGGCTCTGATTTTAACGCCGGTAACGTCTATCACGAGACGGTGACTCAGGCATCTGAGAAGAAGCTCCGTGAGCAGATGGACGGTCAACTTCTGCAAATGCAGGCTGATCTGGCAAAGATCGATCAGTACAACGCTCAGATTGCAACGACTCAGGTCAATGACCGTGGCACTATGCTCAGGCTCAATGACCCATCTGTTCCCGAGGTCATTGCAGGCGACCAGGTGAAGGGACAGGACGCGAAGAGTTCCAAGACTGGTCAATCTACGCTGGCCCTTGTGTCCAAGAGCGTGATCCCCGGTGGCTATGACTTTGACTGGCGTCGTGGAAACGTCAGCGAGGGATACCTTGATCAGATCGTCCCTAAAGGTATGAGCTATGTGGACTTCATGAAGGCTCAGTCTAAGTTGTCTGCTCCTGCTCCTAACTGGGACAAAGTGGAGTTCACGTTGAGCAACGGTACTCCGCTGTCGAGCTATACGAATAGGGACGCGTTTATCAAGCCTTTGCTTGATCTGCGCTCGAACCTGATCACTTCGTGGCAGACCTATTACGATCACAAGAAGGAGTACCAGGTGACGTCGTATTCTGACTTGCTCAACTTGGAAATCGAGTTGCGTAATGTTCGGACGAACACAACTCAGAACACGAATGCGAAGGTTTTGACGCTGTACTGAGGGTTGGTACGCCGGAAGGAGATGAATGATGGAAGAATCCCGTGATATGGCACGCGCTCCAGAGCCGATAGACAAAGAGGTGTCTGGAATCGATCAGGACAAGGGTGTATCTAGTGATGCACCTGCCAGCACTGGTGCCAATGGTACCGATGTGATGGGGCCTGGTGACGGCGCTGCAAGCGGCAACCAGCCTATTACAGGCGTTGGACCGAGCAAGGGCGTTGGTGGTAAGGCTGCGGCTGGAGCCACTGTGGGAACCGCTGCCCCTGTTGCTGCACAAGCTGCTGCTCTGGCGACGTTCATCAACTGGCTCAAAACCGTGATGATGGCGGCGGTTGCTGCTGCTCAGTCGCTGTGGTCAATGGCTGTAAGCGCACTGGTGGGAGCTGGTAAAGCAATCGTCGGGTTCTTCTCGTCTGTTGGTACTGCAATATCAAGCGCTGTTGGTGGGGTTGTCTCTGCGTCAACAGCAGGCGTGGCCTCTTTTGTTGCAATCGCTATTGGTGCGACAGGTATTGTTGGAACCGTCGCGATGCGAGAAGGCAACAACGCTGCTCGCGATGGTCTCTTGCCCTCGTGTACCGTTGCGGTTGATAACGCTGTGAAGGCATCTGAGGGCGCTCAAGGCGATTTCTCTGCTCAAACAGAAGAAAATGCCAAGACGATCTACTCCGTGCTTTCGGCGTGGGGAATGTCGAATGAGAATATCGCTGGTATCCTTGGCAACTGGTCGCATGAGTCAGGTATTGATCCAACGAGCGTTGAAACGATCTTTGACGAGAAGTTTACGATTGGGCCTCGAAAGCAAGACGCTGAACTCAAGAACTTTAAGATGGCTCAGGTTGATCCGGCCTACGCTGCTCGTTTTCCTGCCATTGATCTCATGGGTATTGGCCTTGGGCAGTGGACGAATGGCCGTAACACGCTGCTCACCGAGTATGCAAAGTCGATCAATAAGCCCTGGTACACGCTGGAAACTCAGCTTGGTTTCATGGTGTCGAAAGATGATCCAACCCGCGTGGGTCAGGTGAAGGCTCTCATCAATAACTCTGAGGGTGGCAGCGTGTCTGCTGCAACCTCGTACTTCCTCACGAAGTGGGAAGGTATCAATGATGGAACGCTGGGAACCCGTGAAGCTGCTGCTGGAACGTGGTTTTCCAAGATGGGTGGCTGGTCGAAGAATCAGTCGCTCGCTGACTCGATTCTTGCTCAGTCGGGTAGTGCAGTGACAGGAGCGAACAATACTTCTGTTGCTCAGGCGGCAAGTCAGTGTAAGTCTTTTGCTGGACACGTTGATAACTCGTCGCTCGTCAAGGCCGCGCTATCCTACGCATGGCCGTACAACGATGAGGGCAAGGGCAACGACGGTACCGATCTGTACAAGTACCTTCACAAGGAAGTACTGGGTGAGTCGGATCATTTCTTCGCCTCGTGTGATCGCACGGTGGCAACAGCCGTGCGCTGGTCTGGAACGGATGATAGCTACCCTGCTGGTGGCGTGTCGAACCAGCTTGCCTATCTCCAAGGTGAAGGCTCCTCGAAGTGGAAGCCGGTTGATTACAACGGTGACAAGTCTAAGCTCCAGCCCGGTGATATCCTCTTGCGCACAACTGGGGGCGTTTCGCACACAGTCATGTACGTAGGTGAAGATTCTGTGAAGGAAGTTTGGGGCGAAGGAAACTACGAGTCTCATGGCGAGATCGTTTCCGGTTCGCTCAACGACCGTTCGCCAACAGTTGGTCAGTTCTACACTGGTTCAACTGGTCTCGATACGGATTACTTGGCGTTCCGTAACGTGACGAAGGAGCAGTCCTCGAAGTTCACGTCCGTCACGGTGCCCTCTTCTATGCAGAAGGGGCAGGGGGATAAGGGTACGCGCCTGACCCCTGGACCGTGAGTTGTTGCACTGGTTGATCACAGGCCCCGTGCTAGATATTGCATCTAGTGCGGGGTTTTGTGCTAGAATGGTTGTATTGATACACGAGTGAAATCGCATCAAACGAAAGGAAGTGATAGCCGTGTCGAAACTTGATGACTTGATCGAATGGTCGCGCACCCCGACTGAGAAGCCGAAGCGCACAACTCGCATCGACGTTGCCGAAGAATGGGAGCGTCGTCGTGCTGAAAAGGAGCAGGGTTCCGGTGAGAACACTCGCTCTCGCGTTGGCCTCAAGGTGGGTGCAAGCATGGGTCTCGCAGCTCTTGGTATCGGTATTGCAGCGTTTGGGATGCAAGCCAAGCCTGTGGACCGCACGGCTGAGATTAACGATCTGAACGCTCAGATTTCTAGCGCACAGCACACCGAGCAGGCTGTTCCTGATGCAAACGTGGCGAAGAAGGCCGTGAGCGCTTTGCAGGAAAAGAGTCAGAAGGTTGCCGATCTCCAAAATGAGTACCGAGGGTGGCAACCGAGCACTGCTGCCGCGCAAGCACAGCAGGATGCACAAAAGTCCAAGGCGCTGTACGAGGCACTGGCTCAGTTGGTTCCAGCCAAGGCTGCTGGACGATGGTTCTCGCCTTTGGTTAAAGACGGGTCTGGCGGGGCAAATCCGATGCCCGCCGATCAGTACAAGTGGGAATCGGTTGTCACCTATGATGTGACAGACACGTCAGCGCTACCAATCGCATGGCTGTGCAAGGGGAGCGACGGTACGCTGCTCGCATGGACGACAGCCACGTATGATGCTGGGTCTGGAACGTTCTCCAAGCTGCATACTGGCGTCACCAGCGCTGGAGCACGCTTGCTCATTAGTGATGACACGGCACACGCGAACGGAGTTGGTTGAGATGACACAAGCAAATAAGCCCTCGTGGGTTGTACGCTTTGGCGCGCTTATTGCAGGCGGTGCGATCCTGTGCGGTGGTATTGGCGTTGCAGCTGTTCACGGAAACAGCGTGAGTGCCGAGAACGTACGCACTGATGCTTACATCCAGCAGTTGCGCTCTCAGCTTGGTTCGACTCAGGCATCAACTACCACGGCGCAAGAGAATGTTTCGACTGAGACCACGGGTATGTCCCCGGCTCGTAAGGCCAAGGATGACGAGACTGTTGAAGCCATCATGAAGCAGGCGCTCACGTGGTCAAGCGGGCAACAGTACATTGATGCTCGTAAGGCTTTGATCGACCGTTGGCACTTGGACGAGAACTCTCAGTTCCTCAAGGTGTTTATGCCGGGTGAAGATGCAGGCGCGTGGCGCACAGACTCGTCTGGAAAGACGTACTTTGCCTATGAAGGTGCGAACTCGACTCTCGATTCGTTCACGAGCGCTGTGACAAACATTAACGGCACGAAGTACTCCTACTTTGCTGTGGTCGGTATTAAAACACGAAGCGTTGACGGTAAGGCGACGAGTACCTCGTACTCTACGATGAGCTATACCGTGGATAGCGATGGAAACGTTACTGATCTCATCGGTTGGGCCGGTTCCCCTGGTCACGATCGGACGTACTAAGCATGTGCAGTCCCACATGTCATTGTTTTATTGAAATAATCTGAAAGGAAATCTCGAATGAACCTGACTTCTTTGGTTAAGACCTCCCGCACTCCCATGACTGACGATGAAAAGGGGGCAATCAAGCGAAGCGCCCGTATGGGTCTCTACGTTGTTGCCCGCGTCATCGGCTTTGTTGCCTGGCTGTTCATCAGCCTGTGGATCACGATGTGGGGAGCACTGAAAGTTGTTCCAAACATGGGATCGTTGATCCAAAATGCACTGGGTGTGACGAGTGCAAATGCACACAACAGTGAATCGTTCATCACGTACTGGGTTGCTCCGATGCTGCTCACGACTCTGGTGATCTCCGCTGGTGTGATCGCGCTGTGCGCATGGATGTGGCGCGTCATGAACCGAGGTTTTGATTCGATGAAGCAATGGGTTGATCGCGCAGGAGAGGTGGTAGAAGACGAAGGCCGCGCTACCGAACCAATGGGCTGTGCAAAGCGTGTCGAAACCCCTGAACCAGACCGAAAGAAGAAGAAGAAGTCGCGTCGGCGCTAAGAGCCGATCGTTCTATCCCTACTCAAGAAAGAGAGAATTATGAGTACCGTTACCGGAATGCGTCGCTCGAATCGCTGGGTACAACGTGCCCTGTCGATGCGAGACGTTGAAACGCGTGAGGTGGAAGGCGAAGCCGACATCAAGGTTCTTGTGGACACCTTGTATTTCACCAACCATGGACCAACCTCTAATTACCGGCCCGTTCTCCATGTCCGTGGTCGTCTTGTTGGGCTGGTTCCCTATGACTCACCCGAGATCGCCTACGGCGTGACCGAAGTGACTTTTGATCGGAACATGGATGGCGGTGACTCAACGGTCGATGCATTCTATGAATTCTCCGATGAGCAACTGGTCGCCCTTGTTCAGAAGGGTTTCTTCAACGAAGGTTTCGAACCCCCTGCCGATCTGCTCAACCAAGTGTGGCAGCTCCCGGCTCACTACAAGGGTATTGCGATTGCACCCCGAAACGAAACGGAAGCACCACTGGTGTTCCTTGACGTTGTGGACCGAGACGGACTTGTCATTGACTCCGAGAACTCCGGCCTTGATCTGTCCGACTACTTCCCGGACTACCTCAGTGAGATTCGCTCTCGTGAGAGTGAAAACAGCCTGTCTGCGGATCGGAGCATGGAGCGAACCTCTCAGGTGAACGACATGTTCGCCGGTATGGATCTGTCTGAGTACGACGAGGACGGCTCAGAGGGTCGAGTCAGCGAGGCAGAAGGTGCGTCGATTTCTCAGGCTTTGAGTGGTGCTTCGATCACCACCTTGCCTGTCATGGAATCGCCTCTGTTCGATGCGCTGATGCGCAACGCTCAAAACAAGGCAGCAGCTCAGGTCGATGCCGAGGTTGAAGTAGAAGAGACGCGCGAGGAAGAACCGAGCGTGGAGTCTGCCAAGGAGAGCACATTGGACTCGACGTTCAAGTCTGTGCTCGGTGACTTTGTCGCCTCTCAGATTGCCGAGAACAGCCCTGCTGTTACCGAGGCTTTGAACGATGACTCGATCCGTGAAGACATCGAAGCACGTCTTCGTGAGAAGATGCCTGTCGCGGATGAGAGCGACGAGAAGGATAAGAGCGCGGGAGACAAGACGATCCACGCTCTTGACCTTGACATCGAGGACGAGGAACCCGAGTTCTAAGATGTCGTTATGCGGCAGGGGTGGTGAGATTGCGCCGCCCCTGCCCTTATATTCAGACGTAACAGAAAGGTTGAATGGTGAGCCTCAAGAGCAGCATCGTTGTCGTCAACGAGTTCAGCGTACCCACCCCAGGCTCTGGCAAAGGTGGATCACGTGGTGGTACCCCCGGCACCTACGTCATGCGCTATATGGCTCGTAAAGGTGCAACCGAACCTGTCACGCCGATACGCAAGCGCGATACGGAAGACTTTATCCTTCGTTACATGGCCCGTGAGAGCGCAACGGAGAAGGCCCATTCGCGCTATGAGGTCAAAGAGAGCGTGCTCCATGTCTCTGGCCTGGGTGGTGTGGCCTTTGGCTACGGCCAGCCCTCGCTCTCTGATGAAGGCGTGCGCCGAGCAAGCGCTGACATTCAACGCCTGTTCGACGAGGGGCACACGGTGATGAAAACTGTGTTGTCTTTTAGCCCTGAGTATTTGCAAGAGATGGGCGTGGTTCCCAAGGGTTTCGTGGCGAAGAACAAGGGTGATTACCGAGGCCATATCGACCAGATGCGCCTGCGCATGGCGATTATGCATGGACTGGAGCGTATGGGGCATCGTTTCGATGACCTACGCTACGTCGGCGTGATCCAGGTGGACACTCTGCATGTCCACTGCCACCTCGCAATGGTTGATGCCGGGCGCGGTCGGAGAGTGCGCACGGGCAAAGGCGTTCAGCAAAAAGGCAAGCTGACGAGCACTGATATCTCGGTGCTTCGCCGAGGCGTGGACTCGTGGTTAGACGAAAACCAACATGTGGCTCATATGTCGAGTGCCGTAGGGTATGAACGACTCAATGTGGCGGCGTTTGTTAAGCGATGGGCGCACAAAAAGGTGCTTGAAGAGTCGCTTCCACAACTGCTGCTCGCGTGCTTGCCTGCTGATAAGACTCTGTGGCGTTATGGATCAAACCGAAGCGAGATGCGACGTGCCAATAGCGTTGCCACAGAGCTGGTGAGTGAGCTGCTTGAACAAGAAGGTTCACCGATGGCCTCTGCCATGCTCGCTGTCGAGACCTACGCGGGCAGGCGAGCACAGCGAGAAGGTTTAAGTGATGCAGCACGCAAGGCGCTTGTGCAGCGTGGGTATCAGACTATTATGGAGCGAGGTGTCAACGGCTTGTATCAAGTCCTTGCCTCGTTACCACCAGAGATGGCACATGTACGCACGCCAACTTTGGACGCGATGAGCCAAGACGTGGAGACCCTGATGGCTACTCATGCCCAGCAGATCAAGACGCGAGCTGGGGGCGTGAGCGCCGAGGACGATCTCGTGGGGTTCTCTCTGCGACTGCGCTCGTATGGAACTCGCTTGCGGGAGCATAACGCTCAGCGTGAGATGTGGCGTCAGCGTGCCTCAGAATGGGAGTCCGGCTTCCAAGCGGGAATCGTCTCGTCAACCTCTGAGCCTATGCACAGGCTCTATCTCGAAGAGGAAGAGTACCACGCCCGATGCGTCGTCAAGTACCGCTCGCTGCTGGGGCCGCTCGCCACAGGGGTTGATGGTGAGAGCAGCGATGAGACGTGGAAAGAGGCGTTGTCTGCTGTCGATCAGGCACGCGGGGGTGTCTTTGGCCTAGAGGGGTTGCTGGGGGATCGTTCCATCCCGAAGATGAAGGATGCGAATGAAGCCGAGCGTCTTGGTCAGGTCTCTCACGGCGTGAGCGGTGGACGCTTGCTGGTAGCCGGTGGATCAGCAGGTCGTCAGACGCTTAAGAAGCGCTTGGAGAAGGCGCGTGAGACGCTCAAAACCCGTATGTCAGACCTTGTGTCCACCTTGTCGGGCAAAGGTCTTGTCATCAAGGCTGTAGGCGATGAGGACTCAGATCAGAAGGATCAGACAGTAGGTAGCGAGAATGCCCTTACTGTGGTTCCAGGGGAGCGCTGGGCATTGTCTGAAACCAAGGGTATGGATCTGCACGACGTCAGATCGGACACGGTGGTGGATATGGCCCTGGGACGCCACACGGCTCAGGGGTTTGTTCAATGGGCGCGCAGACGAGCGCGCCTGGTTGATGAGGCTCGAACCTACCTGGAGCAATCAGGCCAGAGCACCATTGTTGATGCCGTGTTGCCCCTGGGTGACGTGCGCCGGATGAACAAGGTGGCTGATGATCTGGAGAAGCAGATGAGCGCTAAGAGCGGCGACCTGGTTCTCACGAGCGCGCTCAGCGATGTTGTTCCGATGAAGAAGAGGGTGCGTCGGAGTGCAACGGTCAGCTTTGACGAGGGTCTGGCTGGCATCGTTCGTGACAGCACATGGCGTAAGACGGCAGACTTGGTTCCTCAGATTGAGGCTGTTTTGGACACGCCTGAGAGTGACACCATGGATGTATCCGACGATATCGAACTTGGTTGACGTTCTACTTGACACTCAGTGTTTTCTCGTATTATGATGAAAGAGCGTTGCACGGGAGGGACCCGTGTATATGAGAGGGCTGATTAACCCTCGACTGACGCTCTGCGGAGCGGGATTAGGAAGGAGAGTGGCGCAATGGCTATTCTACGTGGTAAAGGGTCGATGAGTGGTGTTGAGCTGGTGGTTGTCGAATACCCCAACGCACACTCAAAGGCTGGCGATCGTTTCTTCCTGGATGCACAGGTGCGTCCTGTTGAGGGTGTTGCACCCCAGCAAGTTCCTCACCTGGTGTCGAAGAAGCGTGAATTGGATGGTCGAACGGTGTATGATCACCAGGCCGGTTACAGTGTGTCTCAGCGAGATGCGATTGTTGCTGCGGCTGGCGATAACTTCGTTCAGATGCCTGAGCGTGACGGTCATCCGGGACCTCGCGTTTACGCGGTGAAGGCAGACGTGATGCCTGCATCTGGTAAGCAGACTGGTCTTGTTATCAACACGAAGACTCTTGAGCCTTCGGAGTTGGCGATCGACGATAAGATCTTCGATGAGCTGCGTGCAGCTTCGAAGGCAGCTAAGGAAGCTAATGAAGCTCGCAAGGCTGCTCAGAAGGACGCAGAAGCCGAGGTTAGCGCCGAGGCACAGCTCGAAGAGGTCGCTGAGATCGAGAACGACGAACCGGAGTTCTGATCGTTTGGTAGGTTTACACCTCCGTTTCACCCTCGTTAGAGAAATCTAGCGAGGGTGATTTTTATGTCTTGCGCGATTGTGCTAGAATGCTGATATACCAAGTTAATCGATTGGAACGGAGAGTTAATGTGTTCGACAATGATCGTCTGAATGAGACTTACCCTATGCTGCGAGATTTTGCGTCTCGCCTGGGCAAACCCGCGCGCGAGGTTGTGGGCCGTGAAAAGGAGAAGGTCTCATTGATGAGTGCTCTGGCTCGCCCCGAGATGTGTAACGCGATTCTGCTTGCCCCGCCAGGCACCGGCAAGGCTCATCCAAACGATGAGCTGATCCCGGTTGCAGACGAGCGCGGCTACGTTCGCATTGGGATGCTCAAGGTGGGGGATCGTGTCTTTGACGAACACGGAGATCCTGTTAGCGTTACAGGCGTGTTCCCACAGGGGATCAAGCATGAGTATGTCATGGTGACAGATAAGGATTGGGCTGTTCATTGCAATGATGAACATCTGTGGACTGTATGTCGTGACGGTGGTGAGTGGCAGACATTGTCGCTTCGCGAAATTATGGAACAAGGTTTGTTTGATGACAACGGTCTTCCTGTATGGAAGCTCCCTGACTCTGGAGCAGTCGTGCGACAGAGTCGTTTGCTTCCGGTTGATCCCTATGTGTGTGGTGCGTTTCTTGGCTGGGGCGCGCGTATTGACGAGCGTGGCTACGTGAGTATGCCGAATACGGCTCCTGATGAGGTCTTTGCCGTTATTGAAGAACGTATGGGCTGGACACGTCAAAAGGAGAAGTCTCGATCGATCTTTATCCACGAGGGAACGGGTAAGCGTGTCGAAGGTCCGCATGTGATGACACATCCGGCGTTCACGAGCTTGATTGTTAAGGATGTGATGAAGCGTCGGATCCCTTATCTGTACATGACGAGTAGCATTCACGATCGACAAGAGATGGCCCGTGCGTTGCGTGAGAGTGTGTCGTATCGAGTGACTCATACGTCTAAGGGATCAGCTCTGAGTGCATTAGAAGCCTTGGTATCTGACCCGTGGGCTGTCGATCATGACCTAGCAGAGCTGGAGCGTTCTTTTGAAACACGCGAAGAGATGATCTCGTGTGTGATCGACACTGGTCGCGATGTTGAGATGACGTGCATCATGGTGGACTCGGATACCCACTTGTACCAGGTGGGCCGGGGTCACGTGGTTACGCACAACACTGTGCTCGTACAGTCATGCATGGAAGATGATCCGGCTCGTATTTACCTCGAAGTTGATATGGCGAAGATGATCTCTGACCTGTCGAACCCAGAGGAAATGGCTGCACGCCTCAAGGCTCTGTTCGATGAAGCCGAGGCATTCTCTAAGGCAGAAGGCCGGGAAGTCGTGCTGTTCATCGACGAGTTTCACCAGGTGGTTCAGCTCTCTGCTGCTGCTGTGGAAGCGCTCAAGCCTTTGCTCGCGGCCTCTGGTTCGCGTGGAATCAAGGTCATTGCCGCGACCACGTACGATGAGTTCGATGCTCATATTGCCTCGAACCTGCCTCTGGTCGAGCGTCTTGCGCGTATCAACATTCCTCAGACGAACCGTCGGGTGACCATCGAGATTCTCAAGGCCATGGCACAAAAGTATGGCGTCGATCAGGGCATGATCAGTGAGTCGCTCTACGAGCAGATCTTTGACTACACGAATCGCTACGTGCCTGCCTCTGTGCAGCCGCGTAAGTCGATCCGTGTGCTCGATGCCATGGTGGGTCGCCACAGGTACCTCGGTGAGCCGATGGATAAGAAACTGCTCGCAACAGTGTTGAAAGTCGAGTTTGGTGTCGAAGTCGAGATTAACGTCGATGCTACGGCGATTAAAGCCGAGCTGGACAAGCGCGTCTTTAGCCAGGACTTTGCCACGACGTCGATTGCACGGCGCTTGCAGCTGTGTGTGGCCGGGCTGAATGATCCCGATAAGCCTCAAACATCGCTGTTGTTCGCTGGGGCGACCGGGGTTGGCAAGACAGAAATCACGAAGCAGCTCGCAAAGATTCTTTTTGGTGACGACCAACGTCACCTCATCCGTTTCGACATGTCGGAATGGGGCCGAGATGACAGCGTTGATCTTTTCCGTGAAGAACTCGCTCGCCAGGTGTGGGCGACGAGTCACTGCGTGCTGCTCTTTGATGAGATCGAGAAGGCGTCACCACTCGTTGTACGCCTGTTGCTCCAAGTGCTTGATGACGGTCGTTTGTCTGATAAGGATGGTCGCCAGGTGTCGTTCCTCAACACGTATATCGTATTGACCACGAACGCTGGCAGCGAGATCTACCGCACCATCGGTGAATACAACGCCGATGACCACGGGAGCGAAGAGACGATGCGAGACTACGAGAAGATCATCGAAACCTCGATCAAGAGTGAAGACGGTGGGAAGTTCCCACCCGAACTCTTGGGCCGTATCGATGCAATCGTTCCGTTCCAGCCTCTGTCTCGCGCTACGCTGCGCAAGATCATGACGAAGAAGCTCGCCGAAATGATCACAGACGTCAAGCGTAAGCACGGTATCCATGTCACCGTCGATGGGCGTGTGCTGAATTTCCTCGTGGAAGACGAGGCGCGAAGTGACTCGGACTCTGGTGGTGCTCGTGACATGGTGCGACGGATGCAGCGATTTGTGACAACCGAAATCGCCGCGTTTATCAACGAGCACCCGCATGAACGCAATATCGCTGTCAGAATTGAAGGTACGTTGCGTAGTGAAGACGTGTCAATCTTGAAGTCGGATGCACGTGTTGTGGTTCAACCTTATGATGCTGTTCTCGCGTAATAGTGCGAATATGCTCGTATATCAACATCGGTGCATAAAAGTGTGATATGCTGATACACGAGTGTAAACCTCGCGATGCCGGTACCATTCATTACCGTGGTGGGGTGGTGGTACCGGCTCCATCACCCATTTGATCAAACGAAAGGATTTCAATGTTGTTTGGCAAGAAAGACAAGGCTGCTGCCGATGGCGGTGGCGCAATCGAAGATGCTCAGGCAGCCGCTCCTGTTCAGGTCGAAACGAAGGCACCAGCCGTTGATGCACGCGCTGCGAAAGATTCGCTTACCCTGGTCATTGACGAGACTGAACCCGGCGCTGCGCTTGATATTATTCGCCAGAACACCGAGTGGCTTCTGCCAAACGGTATTGGCGTGATCCTCGCGCTCCCCGTCGATGCTTCGATCGAAGACGGCGGTATCGGGGGCCTGGGTAAGGTTTCGTCCAAGGGCAACGAGGACAAGGGGTCGATCCTCCAGCGGATCGCTGACGATAAGATCCAGGTGTGTGCGACCGAAGACATGCTTCGTCACAATATTTTAGGTGTTATTCCAACCCCTGCCTCCCTTGGGCCTGATGGCATGGGGGAGTACACCTTGTTCGACCGTGCGAAGTTCTTGCTCACGTCGGTGACCCCTCGCCCGGATGGAACCCTGGAAACCGTTCCTGTCCATTTCGATGAAGCAACGGGTCTCATTGAGGTTCCCGATGGAGACATCGATACTGTCACCCTGGCTCAGGCTCAGGAGATTGCAGCGGGCAGCGTTACCCTGGCATCGCTGATCCCAACGCTGTGGAAGCGTCTCGGTGGAGACGGGGTTGAAGAGGAAGCTGTAGAAGAAGTGGCACCCGAAGAGGTGCATGAGGAAGCAGCACCGGCTGCTCCGACCCTTCCGCCTACCGCTGCTCAGAATGAGTCTGTTGAGGCTGTTGAAAACCTGCCTTATTTCGATCCTGATGACATCCCGGATGAACCGATGGCTGATGAGCTGCCTTTGGATGAGGGTCTGTATGACGAGGACGATGAGGATGAGAACCCCTTTGATGACATCGAAGAGGCTCCCGCCCCTGCTCCGCATGTACCGACCCAAACCGAAGAGGTAGAGGTCGCTCCTGAGGTTGCTCCGGTGGACGAGCGTGTCTTTAATAAAGACGCTGTTCGCACAGCCGTTGCTCGTCGTTTCCTTGATGATAGCTTGGATTTCGCCGTCGATATGACACCTTTTGAGACCCTGCTGGGTTACGAGGTTGATACCCCGGCTCAGTTCTCTCTGGATCATCTGGACAGCACCAACTGGCTCGATGGTCAGATCAAGATGCTCTCTCAGCAGGCGAACACCGTCCTTGCTGATCAGCGTCGTCGTGATATCGAGGAACTGCGTAACCTGTTCTTCTCGCTCGTCTCACGTACGGGAGATGAGATCTCGTCTCAGATGAGCATTGACGAAGACGCCGACAACACGTGGGCTAAGACCATGGCCGAGGTCAATGGTAATGAGACAAAGGCTCTCGCCGATTTGATTGAGATTTCTGAGAAGGAGAAGGCTGTACTCGCCGATCGGTACCAGCAGGATCGTGAAGCCTTTATCCAGGCTCGAATCGGGGAAGAGCGCGTGCGTTACGACGAGCGTCACAAGCCCGCTCTGACTCGCCAGATGGACGACTTGGAAGCATCGATTCGCTTGGACATCGAATCCGACTACGAGGCACGCCGTTATGAGATTTTGCGTGCTCGCAAGACCTCGGCACAGAGTGCGTTCGATGCGGCCATCACCAGGGTGATGGATCACCTTATTGAAAAGCGCGCTGAGCAGGTGCAGCGCGAGGCTGAACTGATCGAAAAGTTCCGCGTCGAGATGAGTGACTTCCTTGATGAGAATCGTAAGGAAGATATCGCTCGTACTCAAGCTCTCCAAGAGCAGCTCTCGCGTCAGAACATCGTTGAGGAAAAGAGCGCTGAGTTTGCAGCTCGTGAACAGGAGCTGCACGAGCAGATCGCACGTGAACGCGATGAGGCTCACAAGCGCGTTCTAGCGGCTCAGGACGAAGCCAACAAGGTCTTGGAGCGTATGCGCCAAGAGAATGAGGCACAGCTTGCTCAGGCTCGCGCAGAGGTTCAGCGTGCGAATGAGCGCGTGAAGGAAGAAGCCGAGCGCGTTGGCGTTGTTCGTGATGAGATCGCACGTCAGTTCCAGAGCCAGGTCGAGTCGCTGCAAACCGACAAGCAGTTGCTCATGGACCAGATGGATCGTGAGAACCTTGTTGCTAAGCGTGCCAACCGTCTCTACATTGCGTTGGCTGTCTTGGTTGCTTTGGCGTTCCTCGCACTGGGCGTGATCATTGGAATGCTCGTCCACAACACTACTGGTTCGAGCGCACACGCTGCTTCGATGATGGAATGGGTGATGAATAGTGCTGCGGGTGGTGGTACATTGGGTGTGTAATACACCCGTGCACCACTTGGTAGCGTAAGAGGGGATACGGTCTGGGAAATCTGGGCCGTATCCCCTCTTTTTGTCTTTGATACGACCTGTGTATATCTGATATGATTGTATTGGTGTACCAAACGAATTAAAAGGAAGGTGACGATATGGGTTGGCGTCGAAAGGCGGGTAGGCAGGCCCCTCGTGAAAAGGGGAGCCAAGCGTGGGCACAGCTCGGTCAGCAAGACGAGCTGGACTCCTTGGCGTACCAGGACGTCCACGGGGATCAGCAGCTTGAGCGTAGTGAGATTGAAGCAAAGCTTTCTCCGCGCTCTCGTGAGATCGCCTCAGCAGCGGTGGGCATACTTGTCTTTATTTCCGTCTGGGTGATTATTTCTTTTGGTTCAATGGGCGTTGCAGCGGTGAAAGACTCGCTGTGGCATTCGTCTGTTCCCAGCTATTCTGTTGAGAACAGAGATCTGACCAAGGCTCTGCACCGTTCTGTGATCAGCGAGGCGTGTTATTCTCCAGCCTTAGAGAATGGGTCGCCTGATCCATCCGATGAGACGTGCTACGAGTCAGCCAAGGACGTTCCTGAACCACAGTGGCACACAGACGCTGTGGCAGCAGAAAAGGCCGAGCGTGATACACAGCTGGTTGATCAACCACAGAGTGCTCTGGGGTGGATCTTCTCACTTGGTTGGATTAAGTTCTTTGTCTCCGCCTTCGCTGGCGGGGCTGCATGGGGAGCGCTGCGCCTGGTGCTCATGCGCAACCTCAAGGCTCAGAACCTCATGCGTGATACCACGGATATTAACCAGTACAAGAACGATCAGCACGTGGCCTTGCCCGAAGAGGTGCGCGAGCGTTTCGACGTTGTTCCCGATGTTGGAGCACACACAGGGGTCAGTGCGACAACGCTCATTTCACACTCGATGGTGGCGAATAAGGGTATTAAGCCGGTGGCGTTTGCCAAGCGTGCTGAGACAGACATTCTTGATGAAGATGACGATGTGGCCGTGTTCAAGGGCGAGGTTTTGACCGATGAACACGGAACCCCGATCACTGACATGGTTCCGATGTTCGATGAAGCCTTTGGAACGGCTCTGTGGGACGCGTCGGGTCTGCCTGATAACGACAAGTTGCGCAGGCGTCTTGACCCCAGCACTGTTCCCTACAACCCTGGGAACGCGAGCCGAGATAAGCTCAAAGGCTTTGCTACGCTTGCTGACCTCGTGAACGGGGAGTGGGAGCTGCCGACGTACGAGCCTCAGCGCCCGGCTGGTGTCTATTACGTCGATACGGCCCCGGCCAACACAATGATCCTTGCTATGACTCGTGCTGGTAAAGGTCAGACGTACATTGAGCCGATGCTCGATATTTGGATGCGTCAAAAGCGCCCGGACAACATGGTCATTAACGACCCCAAGGGCGAACTTTTGGTGAAGAATTACGTCCGCGCGACCATGCGCGGGTTCCAAGTCGTGCAGTTCAACCTCATCAATGCCATGAAAACGGACATTTACAATCCGCTTGGAATGGCAGCGGAAGCAGCACGCGAAGGTGACCAGACCAAGTGTGCGCTCTACGTTGAAAACATCGCAGACGTGTTCTTCCCAGTGGATGGAGCAGAAGACCCGGTGTGGCCGAACGCTGCAAACAACGCATTCAAGCGTGCAGCATACGGCCTCATTGACTACTACTTAGAAGAAGAGCACCAGCTTCGTCAGTATGCGATGCGACATGGCATGGACCAGAAGGTTTTGGAACAAAAGCTCGATGCCATGTGGGGTAAGGTGACGCTCTACAACTGCTACCAATTGTTCGTGCAGCTCACGTCTAAGAAACGTAAGTCTCCGATGACTCAGATGAACGAGCGCCTCAAAGGTGGGTACTACGACCAGATTCAAGACGAGGACGAACGTCAGGAAGCGATCAATCACGATCAGGCACAGGCCGAGCGTATTGAGTTCTTGTGGGAAGACAAGCCTGAGCTGGACCTGCTCACCTTGTTTTTTAACGCGACCGAGGCCCTACCTCAGTCGACGATGCGTACGCTTATTGCCAACGCGAACAACGCGCTTCGTGCAATGGCGGGAGCTGAGAAGATGCTCGCGTCTGTCTACGGTATTGCGATCACCGCAATGAGCTTCTTCACTGATCCGACGATCTCGACACTGACTTCTGGTACGCCCTCCCAGAACACTGACCTGGGCGGATTGTCGTTCCCTCGTCGTTTCGGTGTCCGTTTCGCACAAAACTTCACCAAGCGAGACGGACTTATCGGTGCTCAGGCAAAGTGGGATGCGTTCGACGATCCTGAGTTGACACACAACCTCGGGAAAGACTTTGAGCACGAAGACACGGTTGTGCGAGAAGGCTGGGCGCGTTACTACTTTGATGGCAAGTTCCCTCATGATGTCGCCTACCTGCGATTGCGTTTGTTCAACCCGCATACGGGCGTGCTCTTGAAGACGTTCTACTTCCAGTTCACGAAGGGGTACCAGTTGTCCCTGAATGGTCGTAAGTTCGTCAAAGACCCTGTGACGGGAAGCAAGATCATCCGTAACGGTGTTCTCGTGGAGATGGTGAAGGGGCCGGATGGAAAACTTGTTCCAGGCCATCTGAACTATCCCACGACTCGTCTACTTGACAAGGCTGGGAAGCCTCAGACGGTGCGAGAGAGCGTGCCTGCCATTATCTTGTCGTCGGTGCGGTACTCGGAACAGCCCAAGGCGGTGTTCTTGGTGACGCCACCGCACTTGATGAAGTACGCGAAGCTCGTGCTGATCCTTGTGAAGCAATTGGTGGACTTGAACTTTGATAAGTCCTATATGACCAAGTCAAGCCAGAAGCCGTTGTACAAGACGCGCTTCATGCTGGACGAGTTGGGTAACCTCCAGTCTGAAGGCCACGGTATCGCCGGGTTCGAGACCATGCTGTCGATTGGTCTGGGCCAGGAGCAGCAATTTACGTTGATTCTTCAAACGTTGCAGCAGGCTCGTGACGTTTACGGAGACAGTGTAGATAAAATCATACAAGGAAACGTGGCTAATATCGTATTCTTGAAGTCAACAGACGATACGATGATTGAGACGCTGGCGAAGATGTCGGGTACGCGCCACCGTGCCGTGCGTGACTCGAAGACGGTGACTCAGGATACCGAGCGTTTGATCGAAGGGTTGAACGTCGAAGGTAAGGTCTCGTACACGATCAGTGCGAAGGAAGAAAGCGTCATCGGGTATAACGATCTGGCGTTCTTGCCTGAGCGCAACTCGATTATTTTCTCTGCCGGTATCTCACCGATCTGGAACCGTAATGCTGAGATTCTTCCGATGTCGTGGCGTTTGTTCAAAGACACGATTCAGCATCCAGGACACACGTATTCGCTCCAGACGATTCCGACGCTTTCTTCTGCTCTTGAGTTCGATGTGCGCTTGAACCAGCCTGACTTTGTCAAGATGCTGGACAAGCGTATTGAACAGGCTGCGAATGCGGATGAGGCAATGAATCTGTACCAAGATGCCTATAACCTGGATGATTACGGTATTTCGATTCTGGACCCTGACGTGTATTCGGCTGAGGTTATGGACCTTATCGCCTCTATTGAGGCAGAACGTCAAGGTCAAAGTGATGAGTCCGAAGAGTACGACATGATGAGTGAGGACGCGTACCGCGCTTTCGTGGGAGCAGGCTACGATGTCTTTAGTCAAGATGACATGATCAATGAGGACGTTCAGCAAGAAATGGCTGTGCAGCAGAAGATTATGGACGATCGCGAGAAGAAGCGGTATGCCGAAGGTCAGATTAGCCGATCTGATTTTATTGGTGACAACGGAAGCGTGATCCATAGTCTTGATGATGAGATCATCGCTGCGTACCGTGAGACCAAGCGTGAACTTGCAGGAGACGCTCGGTTCTTTAGGGTGGATGCGAACGGATCGCTCTGTTCGCTCGAAGGCCGGGTGTACATCAGCCAGGGCCTGTCAAGCGCCGAGCTTCGTGCAATCCAAGACGCATCGTCCGATAGCGCCCAGGGTGTGTATGGCGATGATGAGGCGATCACGAATGCTGCTGAGCTTGGATCGTGGCAGGTTCACGACGCGTTCTATAAGTTCTTGAACAGCTGTGAGTCGTGGGAAGATCTCGGTAACGGTGCTTTTGATCGAGCTATGGCTCGTATCCATGAGCGCCGAGAGAACGAGTGATTCTCGTGGTATGATATAAGCCCCGGTGCGCGGCAGTGCTGGTGGTACTACGAAGTGAGGTGGCGGTCCACAAGGATCACCACCTCACTTTTGTTGTATGTGTTTTAACGCTCTACGTGTTTGATCCACCGAGTCTTGCCCGCGTCGTAGATGCGGTAGAGCTTGTTGGCTAAAGCAGCTTCATGCTCAGTTTGACCAGGTTCGTAGGCGAGATCAGGATCGTCAATAAAACGCTGCTTCGTGTACGTGGAGCGGTGAACACGCTCCCACCTGGTTGTGCGTCCGACGTAGCTGTAGCTTGCTGCCTGACGCTTATCCAGGGTGAAGCCCGCTGCTTGGTACATTCCCCCATCAGAGATGTCGTTGTCGCTCCATGACGTCCACATGTGGACGGGCAGAAGTGTCTCAGCGTGGGCAAGGAGACGGGTGAAGCCACCAACGACAGTGCCTAGTGTGGCGTAGCGCTGGATATCCCAGGTTCCCTCTGGTAGTGAGATACGCGAACCATGGTTTTTGCGTCCGATGCCAAGCAGAGCACGCAAAACACCGTTACGGTCGTAGAGACCGATGTTGACAGAGCACGGAACAGGCCCTTGGAGATGGTTGTCTTGCCAAAAACGGCGGGCAACGTCTCCTGGAACGGTTCGAATTGTCAGCTTGCGTGCATAGAGACGTTCACAAGCCAGCGGGTCAATGTTGGGCAGAACCTCAGGCAAGCGATCCACGGCGTGGAGCCTATGTGCAAGAGCGCGGAGCACCAGATCGCGTCGATGTACCCAGTCGTCTTCCCACACGTGAACGAGCTGGTAGCCCTGTTCGCGTGCTTCACGGGTTTTCTCAGCGTGATAGTTGTGGGGGAGAGGCTTGGCACGCGCTTCAACAGACGCTGCCTCGGAATGCCAGAACACGCCGTTGAACTCGATGGCGAGATGGTGGTCAGGTACGACGATATCGAGTTCTTTACCCGAGGGGAGAACCGTATGGTCGTCACTCAGGACTGTGCTCGTAGGCACAAGAGAGCGGACCATCTCGGTCAAGAGTGTTTGAGATGGGTTGACATGGAGCCTGTAGCACATGGGGCAACCCGAGGGTTTCACACGGTTGCTCGGAGCGGCCAGCCATGTGTGCTCCGGGTTGACTGTGCATTGCCAGAGCACAGGCGTGGTTCCACCCTTGCTTGTGGCTGTCGCTAGGGATTGATCTACGAGCTGCACAGCCAGATCGGGGTGTGTGGTCGCGAGATCATTGACGCCTGAGACGATGATCCTACCTGAGCAGTACGGGCACCCGGTCTTTTTCGTTGTACGGGAGTACGGCGTTGCGCTCCACGTGTGATCGGGGTTCACCCGGCACTGCCAGAACACGGACGTGTTTGACCCTGCTTTGAGGGTGGTAGCGAGAGACTGATCAACGAGTTGTTTTGCTAAATCAGGATGCGTGGTTGCTAGGTCGCTTTGACCCGAAACGGGTTTACGGCCTGAGCATTGAGGACAGCGTGTCCCTTGGCGCGCGACGTTGCTTAGAGGGGCAACCCAGTGGTCGTGCGCGGGGTTGCCGCACCAGAGTTCAACCCTTTTGTTCGACGACCCGGTGAGCTGCGTGCGTAGGTCTTTATCAACTATGAGAGCGGCCACGTCGGGGTGAGTGGTGGCAACATCGTTGACACCAGGGATCACAGTCTTTCCGTTACATACGCTGCACCCGGTGGGGTTCTTTGCGTTGGTACGATTCATGGGGCTGGCCCACCACACGTGACGAGGGTCAATGGGACAACGCCACTGAACTTTCTTATCTGAGCCGCGAGCAATGGAGCGTAGGGATTGATCAACGAGCTGGTCAGCGAGGGTTGGGCTGAATTGCTCAAGTGTTTGTGATGGTTTTCTTGGCATGGTGTGGGGCCTCCAGATCGGGTTTCTGTGGGATGTTGTTTACATGATCCAGTGTATCATAGATACGCGTTTGTTATGGTAGAATTTATTTTGTATCCATTGATGTACGAAAGGAAAGGTGTTTGAAATGACAGATTTGGAAATGATCACTGTGGAGTGTCTTGACAAGCGGGATAACCTCATCACGACCGCCGAAGAATTGGAGCGGTTGATTAGTGATACATCTGGATCAAAGGCTCTAGAAAAGCGTGTTGCGGCGTTTTTGGACGAGTTTTTTGATTTTATGGCAATTGAGAAGAAGTATTTGCTTTCTCTACATGATGCGCATGAAAAGTTTATAATCGACTTAACGGGTCTTTCGTTTGAGGAATTGGTTAGTTTGTCGTTGCCTGAGCCTGAAGCATGATGCTGATCAAAAACAGTTTGTACAGTTCGCGGATATCATCTCGGTCACAACACGGGTGCGTGTTGGTGTAGAGCTGCCAAGAGGCATCATGGAACGCTGTGCTGGTGGTTCGTATACGGTGAGAGTACCGTTCGGACACCCAGTGCAGCGCTTTTTTGCGGGATTTAAACCGTGGCATCGCTCTGTGGCATAGTGGGCACAGAAGGACGATGTTTGATGGTTTATCGTTCCCGCGCACGCAATGATCTTGCAGATGAGCACGTTCGAGAAAACGGCTTGCGCCCTTCCATTTGAAACCCTCGTGAATCTTCACAGGCGGGATCCAGCCGCACGCGAAGCAAAACGGGATGTTCCATCCGATAACCACGCCTTTCATCCAGGGCTGAGGATGCGTACGCCAGTACTTGATGACTGTCGCAACCGAGGGCATGTGTCGTTTGTAGTGGTGTTGTTCGGTCAGAACGGGATTGGAAGCCATGATTACTCCTTTGTCAGTGTGGTGTAAAAAGGAAGCGGCGGCTCGCACAACATGTGTCATACGAACCGCCGCTACTCGCGCCCTGTGTGAGGTATTAACCTACGTTACGCTTTCTGAGAGCCAGAGTCAAACCACCAGCCAACGAGATGACACCTAATTCAATCAGCGGGAGTGCTGGTGAACCAGTGTGAGCAAGGCTCGCGTGTGGTGTCTCGTGTGGGGTTTGTGGAGTGACAGTACCTGGAGTACCCGGTGCTGACGGGGTTGAACCAGTCGGATCACTCGGTGTTGGTGCAGGGGTCTCATTCCCATCTGGAGTCGGGGTTGCCGAAGGTGTAGCTTCCGAAATCGGAGTAGAGGGTGTTGCACTTGGCGTAGGCTCAGACGTAGGAGTGGTAACGCTTGGTGTAGGAGTAGGTTCCGTGGCGCTAGGTGTCGGCGCTGCACTTGGCTCAATGGTGGGAGCAGCTACACTCGGCGTGGGATTAGGGGCCTTGGGAAGTTCAACGACCTCGTTTTCAGCGGCCCACCCGTCAGAAACGGTGTTGTTAATCAGATACTTACCCCAATCGCCGGGCTGATTGTTCTTTTCAACGCTCCACACCCATGTGACGTAACCTCCGTCAAGGTTGGACGGCTTGTTGATGGTTGCGGTCTTAGTTCCCGAGGCAGTGAAATCAAGGGTTGTTTCACCAATGAGCTGAGCGTCTGCCGGAATGTCATTGCCCTTAACAGGTTTGTCTGCCGTGTGGTAGGCGCGACCATGAACCGTTACTTGCGCTTTCTCGCCGTCGACAGTGAGCCACGGGGCGGTTTCCCCTTCTGCGAGGTCCCAAACGGGAACAGCACCAAGTGTTACGTCGTCATTAAGAGTAGAACCTTCACTATTTGTGTCAGCATTACTCGAAACTTTGACATCCCACTCGCAGTGGGCTGCGAGAACCTGCGGAATGGCGGGGTTAGGTTGACCGCCTGGGTGATAACCGATCTCAACGTCCCCAACACGGAAATTGCTGTCCCAGATTTGCTGATACCATGCGTTGAGGTTCACCTGCGTGCGACCTTCTGGAGTGGAGACGTTCTCTGGGGTCGTTCCGACGACATCGGGAACTTCGGGGCGCACACCTGTAGGTGATACACGATCTTTGTTTACCCATTGCCAATCAAAGCCGGTTGCAGATCGCGATGGTGGAACAGGTGTGCCGCGCAATGACGTGTTTGAGGTCGTATAGTTCATGGGGCCTACAGTGAATTGCAAACCTTCGCGCATAACGGTGCAATGATCACTGAATTCTCCGGTTGCTCCGGTGAGAGCGTCTGTAGCCCCGCTGGCGGAGTGCGTCTCGTTAAAGATGACGGCTTGTTCATCGGCTGCTGAGGTATCCTGAATCTGGTTGTAACTGACGATTCCTCCGACAAGGAGTGCTGTCGATGCAGCCGTGGCACCTACAGCAAGGATGGTTCCCTTGATCTGTTCGTGTGACATAGGTGATGTCCTTTCTGGTGTGTTTGTGTTGAGAGATGGTCATATTGCGTGTCGGATGTTACACACGGAAAATCGTCTTTCGTGACACCGGGCCATGCGATATGACATCTACGTATTTATCGTACTCGATACAAAAGTGTTTTGACAGTGTTTCCGTTGAAAAGCGTGGGTTTTTCAGGTAATATGTAAGGGTAATTACCCGATCGGCCCGACTGGGCCGAACCTGAAAAGGAGAACGCTATGCAAACGAGCAACGCCGGTTTGCGTCGGTATATGTATGAGTACATGATCGCCCGTACGATCAATCGAACGAGTGAGTTGATCGGTCAGCCGATCCTGGTCTCCCAAGGTCGTCACTTGCGCGATCTCATGGAAGCCAAACTTAATGAAAACGGTCGTTCGTTTAACGATGGGGACTTAGGCGTCCCCGAAGCACTCGACGCTATTCAAAGCGTCATGAGTGAGAACGTCCCTGGGTACAAGCCTTTGTTCCAGCCTGCCGATACATCGAGCAAGGGCTATAAGGCGTTGTACAAAGACTTTACTGCGACTATTGGTCTGAGCGGATCTGCTGGCGCTGCTGGACCGCGCCTTCCGATCTCCTCTTATGATCCTCGATGGGGAACCCGGCGTAGCGTCAAGCAAGCTGGTTCGTCGATTCTGTATATTCTCGACGATGACATTGCTGCATTTGCCGATGGTAAGCCGAGTAGCCTGGAGAAGGTCACGTCCTCAGAGCTGAAACTCTATCGTCTGAACGAAGACGGCGATGCGAAAGAAGCAGGTCAGGCGCTGAGTCTCGATGACATCTCGGGCCTGACTGAACTCATGGGTCGTATGACGACGGCTGAGTACAACGACGTTCGTCAGTGGGTGCTCGACGGTGCTCGCAACCCTGAGACCGGACGTTACAACGCCCGTCAGTTTATGTCGACTGACGCACTCGCCCGCTCCAGGGCTGTGCTCGATATGTTGGCCGAAGAGGGCATTCCATACACGATCGAGAAGGATCTGCGTCCCGGCCAGATTCGCGCACGTCTCACGGGAACGAACATGACGGTGCGCCTGACTGACACCCGAGACAAAGAGCAGTGGGTGGGTCGTGTCTATGACAACGGTGCCACGCTGTATTTCTCCACGACTGCTCGTCGGGATAATAAGCAGGTCGCGTACACACCGAGTACAGACGAGGTGTGCGACCTTGTGCGCGTGGCTCTGGGACGCCCCGTGGAGCGCAAGGACGGTAAGGGTCTCGTTGGTCACGTGGGTCAGCGCCAAAGCAAGAATAAGACGCTCCAAGAGTCGTATCTGTCCACAGACACGCTGACGAGCGCGTATAAGGACATGCCGGGAGCAAATGGTGAGCAGGTGGTCATTCGTCGTCAGATGAAGGAGCGTTCTGCCTCGTCTCGTTTCTTCGTTGATACGCCCGAAGGCCGTGGGCAGGCATCGACGTTTATCACCGATGCTGTTCGTAGTGCTCGCGCAAATGTGGAGCAGCAGCTCGATGTTGACGGTTTGATCCGTCAGCTCAGCGAGCATGAAGACGCTGCACGCGAGGGAACGTATGTTCCGGTGCTTTCGGGCGATCCTGACCTTGCAGCAGTGGGTCGTGCCTATTGGGACGTTCTGCGTGGAGCAGAGACCACATTGCTCAAGCCTGATGCGACTCGGAGTGAATACGCTGAGGCCACAGGGTTGCTCGATGAGATGGACCAAGATAGTGATCTCTCTGGTGTCCACGACATGTTGGCGGGATCCGTTGCCTACACGGGAAGCCCGGAAGAGCGCGTTCGTGCGCATCTTCGCGATCTGCTTGATACTCAAATCGGTGTCGATGTACCGATTGAGTCGGATGAGTTCATGTTTGATCCCGTGCGTGTTGGTCGTTACATGACCAGTGAATACGGTCAGTGGCGTAACAACGACGATCTTGTGGCTGCAATGCGTACCGCGCGTTTGCCGAAGGAAAAGATCGTTGGTGAATCGTTCTATTCCAACACGTTCCGGGATCGACTCATCACTTTCGATGAGTCCACGGCGTTGTCGATAGACGTTGTGGACGATGAGTTTACCAAGTCGATGCTTCAAGTCGTGTCAGACACGCTGGAGTCATGCGCGGTCACCCCTGGATCGATCCGCGTGGATGCGAACGGCGTTGTCGAGTGGACCGGCTCGATCATGCGTTCCCAGACGGGACGAGAAGAGCCTGTGAGCGGAACGATCGGACAGATCTTCGCTCGTGGTGAGAACGGTGAGATCATCACGCATTTCAACTCTGGTAACGATCTTATGATCGTGCCCGGTTTTGAGGCGCGTGTCGTCAGCCAAAAACCCGGAGAGAACAAGTCTCTCGAAGAGCGCACTCGGCTGATCGGTTACGAACAGCAGATGAGTGATGCTATTCGTTATCGGGTTCAAGCTGACGTGCTCACAGGCCGGTCTCGCGTGGGTGAGCCTGCCTCGCTTAATGGTGTGTATCGTCGATTAACTGATACACGACACCGCGCTGATCACTATGAACGAGCGCTCGAAGAGGGTATGGATCGAGAAGTGCTCGATGCAATTCTTGCCACCGAAGCTCGCCGTGTACGTTACCCGAACGCTTTGCGCGATGGATCAACCATTGATGCCGATTTCCGTGCGTCTCGTGCACGTGAACAGGGTTTTGGCGGCGATCCCGCTAACGACACGACCATGGATCCGTGGGTACTCACAGGCGGTCGTAATATGTCGCTGCTCAGCGAAGAGGCCGATGGGTATTTCGACCCGGTTATGACATCGAGCGGCGTGAACCAAGGCGTGACTCGTTACCTCGTTTCGGGCGCTCAGGTGAACGCCGATGGGTCGATTGTTCCCTCAGACAAGGGTGATCGTGCTCCGCTTATGCTCACGAAACAGGCTCAGTTCATGAGCTATGATCCCTTCGACCGTCAGCAGATGACGACCTCCAACCTCATGAACGCCTCGTCTGTGACGAAGCCTGTGGGCACGGCGTTCATGACGGCAGGCGGATGGACGATGGAAGACTCCATTGTTGTCTCGGCTGATTTTGCACGCACATATCGCGTTCGTGGAACCGATGGTGAGATGCGTGATCTCATTGTTGGCGACAAGATCTCCGACATGCATGGTAACAAGGGCGTCATTTCACTCATTGTTGACCGTGATGCGTCGTTGACATCTTCGGAGATCGAAGATCTGTACGGATCGACCGACATGATGGATCTGTTTAGGCAAAACCCTGATCTGGATGTGGTCATGGCTCCGTTTAGTGCCGTGTCTCGTTTCAACGGCGGCTCGGCGCGTGAAGCGATGCAGAGTACTGCTCCGTTGTACCTACCTAACGGTGAGGTCGTTGAGAACGGTATCGGTCAGGTGTCCTTCATCGGAACACACATGACGGTTGATGCGAAGACAGCGGCGTATGACGATGCTGCTATCCGCGCTGGTCAGGGACGTAAAGCCTCGTCTCAGCTTGCCTGGGCGTTGCAGTCCCAGGGCTGCGACAAGGTTCTGGAGCAGATCTACGGTGGCAACCTGCAAGCCCTTGCTCAGCTTCGTGAGATGGCTCTGGTGTGTGGCCTTGACATCGAACCGGATGGAACGCTGCGCGAGGGTCACGATGATCTTGCTGTCGGTGGGCAGCGCCGTCTCATTGAGATGGGCGATGTCCCTGTGACGGAGCGCGGGTCGTTTGATGTGCGCAAGGTTCGGAGTGATTTCGCTGCGTTGATCGGTGATGCTGGTGGTGATATGGAGATTCCGTTCCCACTCACGATGCCAACGGGGGAGCGTACACCTCATGCCACAGACACCACGTGGCGTGTGCCGGTGCTCAGTTCGCACCTGCGCTCGGGTCAAGACCTTGACGATGGGTCGTCAACGGTCCATGACTACACGTATCGGTATTTGACGATCCGTGAGTGGGCGTTGCGCTACAAGCACGCGGCTGACCGCGCTGCCTCGGGTGAGCTGACGGGTAAGGATCTGGCTGATGCTCGTCAGACGATGGCTGAGGCTATGCACCGCGCTCAGACTGCCTATGACGGTATTGCCCAGGACATCATGCGTCGCCGCTTCACCGGCAAGCACAATGTCTTCAAGGAAGGCTTGATGGCGTCTCGTTTGCCTCGCTCGGCAACAGCCGTGTGGACGGGCGATCCTCGCTTGGACATTGATCAGGTCGGTATTGGCCCAGAGCTGGCGAAGAAACTGCGCTTACGTGATGGTGACTACGCTTTGATCTGGCGTGATCCCGTGCTTCGTGATGCAGGCGTTCGTTACATGCGTGTGAGCATTGACGAACGTCTCACGGGCGTGAGCGTGAACCCGAACATGGTCAAGTGCTTCGACGGTGACTTCGACGGTGACTCGGTGGCAGTTGTGAACTTGGGTCACGGGGCTGCTCATGAGCAAGCAATGGAGCGTTTAAGTGTTGAGGCGAACCTTCTTGACCTTGGTCAAGGCATGGACGACGAGGGTTGCTATCCTTTGGCGATGCACGATGCGCTGGACGTCAAAGTGTCTCAGCACTATGACTCGCTTTACGCGGAAGATATGGCTGCTGTTCACCAGATGGCAAATGACGCATACTACGATCTCGTTGAAGGTGAGGTGGGTCGCGAGCAGTTCTTGGAGACGAGCCGTCAGGTGAGCGCTGTTGCATCGCGGATGTATCACGATGCGTTGCGCCATCAGTATGGTGAGGCTGTACTATCCTTTGGTTCGGTCCAGGAACACATGGAGTCTGTTGAGAGGGCGTGTATCGAGACTGGAGCAAAGGGTTCGCCCAAGAAGATGCTCGATTACGCGAAGTACATCGGTTATGACCCCAAGACGGGGGCGGATCTGCGAACCACTCAGGTCACGCGCGAGGATCAGCTCGGTACTATGTACGCAACGGCTGTGAAGTCGTTTGGTACAGGGGTTGCTGGAACCTTCTCTCAGCGCGGCGTGCGAGCGCTGCGCAACGAGGAACTGAAAGCTGTTTTGGAGTTGACCTACCCGGTGACTCAGAGCATTTTGCAGGCCAAGCATGATCCGGTAGATGCACGTCATCGTTACGAGCTGCTCATGGGTCCCGCTCGAAGCCTGTGGCGTGGACAGATGATCGCTCAGGGCAACGATGGTGTGTGGAACACTGTTCTCGACGCTGAGCACAAGCCTGTTCAGGCGACGAAGGAGCAGTGGGTTGAGACGTTTTCTCGCTTCTATGGTGACGATGGTTTGGGCGTTACTGTGAACGCTGAGAACATCGAAAAGGTTGCAACAGCTCTCAGTGACAGCAATGGTGTGATGCTCAACTTGGAAGATGAGAAGGTCATAGCGAAATTGGCCTCACCGATGGATCGCCTGGCCTATGGTGGTGATTTCACGACGATGCAAGCCTTGGCTCATGAGCGAGCAGGTTTGTTCGAAGGAAAGTGGAATGAGAGCTTCGCTCCTGCTCGCGTGCGTGAGGTGCTCCAGGCTGACGTGGAGACGCAAGCCGAGGCTCCTGTCATTGCGATGGAAGACACCGTGGCTCGTGAAAGTGCCGAGGAAACCATCGGACGGCGCAAGTCGACGTCGTGGGCTGTTCCGGTTCGCTCGAAGACGGGCACGGCACATATGAGCAGGGGTGGGGTGACTCAATACCGGGTGCCAGCGCCTGTTGCTGTCGAGAGCGAGGACGATGGTTTCGAGTTGTAAGCCGTAAGGCGTGGGAAGCGGGTTGTTTCGTGATTGGAGCAGCCCGCTTCCTCTTCATGAGCAGGTGTATCTTAATATGGCAGCGATAGTACGATATACTGATATACGAGTCGAAAACCCGCTTTGAGAGAGGAAATATATATCATGTCTGTGTCGGTTATGTCAGAGTGGATGGCGACAGTTCCACAAGATGAGGTCAAGAGTCGTTATGGTCTTGAGGCTCATGAGTGGGCTGGTTCGCTTTCTGATCGAGTGATGGCGATTATCAATAAGAATGACCCCGCACGAGAAGATCAGGTCAATGCATTGCTGCATGATAATGCCGTGCTTCTTGAAGAAAGGTTTCAGGGTCACAGGCGGCCAGGACCTGACGAGGACCTTATTGATTATGCGGAGTTCCGTGATGCTATTTCCCATGTTGTGGAAAATGGTGTTTCTATTAACGATGAAACCTATTCGCAAATCCATTATGTAGATAGCACATGCGTACGTTCTCTTTCAAAGGCGCTGCTACGTCCTTATCACGAGGTATATCCCAATGCCAACGTACAGGTTTTTTATCGTCGGTCTTTGCGCGAGCACGAGGAGTATCAAAAGCCTGATGATTCATATATCAAATCTGTTTATGGTCTGAGAGGTGACGAATGGACAGGTACATCAGCCGATGTGGAGAAGATCATCAATGACAAGATATCGAGGATGAGGCCGCGTATAATGGAGCAGCGTGTCAATGATTTCTTGCGTGACCAGGTAGCTGTTTTCGAGATTGGTATGGAGAAGCTTGAGGCTGAGAACGCAACATATAATGATATGGGAGCGGATGCTTGTGTCTATGGTTATGATCTGCGTGATTCAATCAAGGAAGCCGTAGAGAATGGTATTTTGATCAATGCTGAAACGATGAACGCTATCAAGAGGGTGGAGCATAACTACGTGACTCCCTATGCTCCTGAATTGTTGACGCATCAGTATGATCGCCTTCGTGAACTTAATGATGCACGCACGTACTACCGTGAGACTGCACCAACGCTTGTTTCGTCTCATGCTGAGAAGAAGCCTGGGTTATCGACACTAGCGGCTCAGGAAATTGCTGATTTTTCGGTAATTACAGGTGGAAGAGTTCATGGCAAAGAGCATATTCAGCTTGCTAACGCTTTGGAGCAATGGATGTCCTCAAAGGGACGTGATACTGATGGTCAGCCTTTAGCTTCGCCTACTCCATCCCAAGGTTCTCGCCAGGGGTCTATTGCGGCGGTGCTTCCCGGTAGCAGTATCGCTGTTGGTCGTCAGGCACCTCGTGTACGGTCAACGTCTGTGTCTCACACGTCAGCGCCACAGAGGTCGGATTCGCATGAAGCTGATGGTGGTTTCGAGTTGTAAGCCTCTGTAGCGACTCACGCAAGCGGGTCATGCTCATGCTCTCGAATTGAGGGCGGGACATGGCCTGCTTTTTGTTTGTTTTATGTGGATTTTCAGGGGATTCGTCTCGTTATTAGTCCGTCTATACGGTATACTGATAAGTGGAATACCCGTCATATTTTATGAGAAGGAGACAACCGTGTTGATGGATAGAAATCTGACAAATGACGAGATCAGGCAGCGTTATGGTTTAGAGCCATACGAATGGACCAGCACGCTCGATGGCACTATGGCGGCAATTGTTGGTAAAGACATGCCGGATCGAGACGTATATGCGAATGCTCTGTTGCGAGATGGTGTCAAGGCTTTTGAGCGAGAAATGGAGCTGGATGAGTATGAAGGTCGCGTTGATAACGAGTTGCGCGATGCGATTTCTCAGGCGACATGGGGTGGTGTGATCATTGATGATCCAACAATGATTGCTATCCAAGACGCTGATGGTCGGCATGTTCTCCCTGTTGGAGCCGAGTCTCTTGCACGCACGTATTACGCGATTCATCAGGTCGATGATGCGAAGCTTGCTGATCTCAGGCTCGACATGCGATTCCCTCAGCCTACAGAGGATGAGATCAAGCAGTACTACGGTCTTGATCCCCACGAATGGACAGGATCATTGGCCGACAAGGTCAGGACTGTGATCAATAAGAACGAGCCACAGAAGGATGAACATGTTAATGCTTTGCTTCGTGATGGAGCTATCCGTACTGGCGAAAAGATTCAGTACTATGAAGCCGACTATACGCGGTCGGGGTGGCTTGAACCATGTGTGAACGACGAGGGTGACAAGCTCTATGGCGCTGCCATTGAAGCAGCCTGGAGCGGTATTCTCATCGACGATGAAGCCATGGCTGAGATCAGCAAGGTGGAACGCGACTACGTTCGTCCTTATGGCAAGGCTACGATGGTGCAAGATTATGCGCAGCTCCATGATCTGAATAATGCACGCGCATATTACCGTCAGAACATGGCTCAGATGCAGCAGAGCCAGCATGAAAATGTGAGTTCTCAGAGTGCTCAGGCTTCGATGCCAGCGGCAAGCGTTCGTGCTCAGCGAGGCCCAGGTCAGCCTGTGCGTGTGGGTGACGTTGCCAAGCAATGGATGGCGTCAATGGGTCGCGATGTAGATGGCCGACCTCTTGCTCCGTCACCTGAGTCTCAGAAGACACAGGGGACGATTCAAGCTGCACTGCCAGGGAGCAGCATAAAGGTTGGTTCTGCTCCGCGTGTTCCTTCGACCACTCGTCGCATGGGTGCTCCTGCTCCACAGCAGGCGCGTCGAGACGAGGCGAGTTTCGAGCTGTAGAAAAGGAGAATGAGATGAGTCGGCCACCTCGTGAACTTCCAGCGCCTCGTTATGGTGGGGAGTCTCGCAAGACAGCAGTTGACGAGAACGTGACAGAGACGATCGTCATTGATCCGGTGATTGAGCCGGAGCCTGCGCCTACCCCTGTTCAAGGCGTTCCGCGTCTTGACTGGGCACAGCAATTGCGCCGTGAGATGCGCTCCCACGCCGATGGGTATTTGCACGCATTGAAGCAAGTGAATCTGAAAGGTGAGAGGCGTAAGGCTGATCTCGCTTCTCGTGCCAACGATCTGAAAGGCAAGCACAAGGCATATGCGTCCATGATGGTGCTCAGCGCCTTGGTGCCCCTCAAAGACGGCGTGTCGATGTCGGCTGTTGCTGAGTCACTCGGTATGGGAGTGACAATGTGGCTATTGTCGCCGAACTTCCGTCAGCAGGTGGGGTCGTTTACGCGCGATGCTCGTATGGCGATTGAAGACATGGCTAATGCCAGGCGCAAACACCAGCGTGAGCAGGTGAACCGCGATATCCAAGAGCACAAGGAGAAGCACGGCGGGGAACTGCCGTGGTCGCTCAAGCGTCGCTTGGAGCGTATCGAGGCGAGTGAGCGAGGGGAGCGTCTTCCGTTTAACGAGATGAGCGCTGCGCTGACCCATATTGGCCTCAGCGAAGCAGCGTTTGAACAAATGCGTGCTCCTGGGGCCGATCCAGCTGAGGTGCAAGAGAACTATGACCGCCTCATGGAGCGGTTCTGGGACGATGTTCAGCTTGATGGGTTGGATGTGGGCCGCGTGAGTGCGCTCAGTCGCATGTTCGTGGGCCAGCGTATGGCGTATGAGCCTGAGTGGGCCTATCGCTTTGTCGAGACGGCTCATGGCGAGGTTGATATGGATATGACCGAGCAGATTGATCCGCGAACCGGAGAACCGAGTCGCACATGGTCGGGCAAGTGGTCGACACGTGCGGGCGAGTCTGTTATCAGCGGAGCCTTTACTGTGCGACCCCCATACACGGATATGCAGCATGAGATGTCGCTGAGCGTGACTATGGCTCGTGAGATGGAACGTGCTGCTTTGAACGGTAACCTCGTCGATCTCAATGAGACGTTGATGGCGTATGGCTCAGCATGGTTTGTTCGAGACAAGGCTCTCGACACCCAAGCGATCCCAGGTCAAATGGGCGAAAAGATTCGTCGCGCTCAGCGTGGGCTTGAAGCCATGGAGTTTGACGGTTTTGGTCGAGATCTCCAGCGTGATGTCTATTCGACGTCGTTTGTCCATGCGATGGAATTGGTCGCAAAGGCGCATCCTGATATCGAACGCCACTGGGCACAACAGTATGGTTCACAGTGGAGGTCGGAGATGCGGGATTTCGCCGCAAGCCCCGAGGAAACCTATAACAGGTGGCAACGGGGTGAGTTCTATTCTGATCCACGCGAGTCTCCAGGGCACGACAACGCTCATGCAGATGCGCACACGGAGCGGATGCGAAGCGATAAGGAACGTCGTCGTCATGCATACAACCGTGCTCGTGACAACCAGGAGTATAACGAGCATGAGACGTCGGCATTTAAGGCTGAGACTGATTTCGAACTCAACGATGTTGACGATGGGTTCGAGATGGGTGAGTCTGACCAATTCAAACGAGAGGATGGTGATGAGCCGTCACTCGGTTAAGATTGATATGCATGACAATTGAAAGAAACGTAAGAGAAGGGAGCGAGCAATGCTCGGTTTTCCAACAGATGATGGGTTGATGGGTGATCTTTTTGGCGTGAAGCCAGAAGATCGTGATGCATGGAACCAAGAGCGACAGAGGCGGCTTGAGCGTCAGCGACAAAGTGCTCCGTCGCTTGGGGTGCTCAATCGTGCAGCCACCGCTATGTACAACATTGGTGCGACAGGCATCACCTCACAGATGCGAGCTGCTTACATCGAAGAGCAGCGCGGCACGATGAGTAAGAAAACGGAGACGACAACGACGACTGTTACGCGCACTCAGTCTCACAACGTCGATCCTGAGATGGATGCGGCACAGGACTCGCCAACATTCGGGTTCTAAGGTTCGATGCGCACTGTAATAGCCCCACGGAGCTTACGGCTTTCTGGGGCTATTACCGTATGTTATACTGGTGTATGAATGTAATCGTTAAGTTTAACGGAAGGATTGAAACGAGGGTAGATGATGGTTTCGACACACAGGAATCGAGAGGACGGTCGCCTGACAAAGACGAAGCTTTTGCATCGCGTTGCGAGTCGTACGCACGTCGATATAGCGACGGTGCGTGCTGTGTACGGCGCTCTCATTGATGAGATTATTGCAACCGTTCGCTCAGGCGGATCGGTTATGCTGACAGGTTTTGGGCGTTTTTACAGGCTGCACAAGCATGGTCATGCTGTGCAGTTCACGAAGTCAGGCACGGGCCGAGTGCCTGATTACGACGTTTTGAAGTTTTCAGCGTCACTGACACTGAATCGTTCGCTTACCGCATCGGATGATCACGATGAGGATGCAGGCGAATAGAGTCATACGGCAAAAACAATACCCCGAGCACGTGATGTGCCCGGGGTATTGCTTGTATGCGATTGGGTTACTGGCGCACTCGATTGAGAATGCGCTCGCGGTAGTCCTTGATACCGTCCTCGTCTTCGCTCAGGTACTCCAGCGAAGAGAAGACGTCGGTCTCATGGCCTCGCATCGCGTCGCTGAGCTGATTGAGAGAGTAGTCAGCTAGATCACCGATGGCGTCGGGGTCGTTCCACATGAAGTAGTTGATGAAGTTCTCGATACCTTCGCGACTGAAATCCGTGTAGAACGTGGCATCGAAGCCGTAGTCTTTCATTGAGGAAACGGAGAGATCATCGGATGACTCATCACCGATAACGGTTACGGTGGTGTCGAAATCTCGGCCCTCGTGCTTGTGGTAGTAGGCGCAGCCGCTTGCCACGAAGCTTTGGCCGAACTCGTATTCACGCCAGGTGAGCGTGACGTTAAACCACGAGTTTGTTAGCGTATCGAGGGTTTGCGAATCGATAGAGTCGAGATTTTCGTTGATCCAGGGGATCATGCGTTCGGCATTGGTGGCGTACGTCCAGCGGCCTGAGCCGTAGAAGGGTACAACACCGACAATGTCACCATTGTCGTTTATTGAAATCTGGATATCGTCGGGGTTGAACGTGGTGTCATAACCAAAGCGGCTGGCGGTGTTGAATACTTCGACAATCGCGTCAAGCGCTGCTTTGTTGGGTGTTTTGAAGATGATGACACCTTCTGCGTAAGAAATGTTTGTCATAGTGAATATTCTTTCGATGAATAGTAAAAATGCGCCTAGTTGATAGCTCCGGTGCGATAATCGATGGTTTTTCCGGGCACACCGTTGGATACAACGAGGTGCTTGGCATACCCATCTGATGCGAACATGTCGATGATGAACTCTCGGGGAATCAGCTCGTCACCTTCATATACCGGGATGATAGTGTATGTGAAATCAAATGATTTGTGGGTGCATACATCTGGTGGAAAAGGGTGATCTCCTCCTGCGTTACTCATGAATCTTTTGAGAGCATCGTATTCAATGACGTTATACAGTGAACTTTGGGTCTCTTTTGTCATTGGAACGATGTTTGATGCGTTGGTTGAAGCCCATAGTTGGGGTGAGATGAGAGGGGCGCTGACCCATCCATCACTATGAGGCAAACCGATAGCGGTGACAGGTTCATCTTGCTGGGTTCGCACAGGCGTACACGCGTTGAAATGTACGCCCGCCCCGGTTGCTCGACCTAAAGCATCTGTTGGACGATACGTGGCGTGTCCAAGATTATTGTTCCACTGAGTTTGAACAGGTCGATCAGAATACTGCGCGATTAAAGAGTTTGTCACAATGTCTAATCGAGCATAGGAATAACCGTATACGCCGGTTGCACCGATGATAGCAATGGATACGACATATATGCAGATACGTTTGATGCGACCAGAATTGTGGGGTCCATATGTGTAAATAGATAGCAAGGGTGCGATCATTCCCACTGCTATTACTGCGGTGAGTGCGCTAATAACCCATGCAGCGATGTTGGAATCATACATAAGTATCAAAAGCCTTTCTGCTCACGCTTGATGCATTTCAGATGCAACAAGGCCCGGTGGAACGTCGAATAGACGTGCAATTTCAAAAATACTCAGGCCATCGACAATAAACATATCGATCTCAGGATGGGGGAGAAGCAGTTCCTTGGCAAAGGTGTCGGCATAGAGTTCAGCCTCATCTTGATGCTCGTCACGGCCGCATTGATATCCCATACATGGCTGAAGAGCATAGTTGTTTGCAACGTAATGCCCAAGCTCGTGCGCACACGCATAGCGAGCACGTACAGGTGGGAGATTCTCGTCGAAATAGATGTGTGCCGTCCCACCGAGGTTACCGAGGATCATTCCCCAGGCGTAGCCGGGCAGAGGGCTTTCGAGAACTTGTAGGCCCATTGATCGAGCAATGGCAATAGGATTCACTGGGATACGAGAATGTTCGGTGTATGCGGCAAGGACATCTCTAGCGGCTTTTCTGGCGCTTCTTTTGATGTACCTGAGCTGTGTGGGTGTGGGTTCCATTGGGTGCCTTCTTCTTTTTCTTTTTAGTCTTTTTCTGGGCTGGTTGAATTGGCGGCGTCGGTGGTGTACCAAAAACTTTATTCAATTCCTGATACATCGACGAGTGCTCACTGTGCGCACGAATGGCTGTTGCGAGAGCGTCACGTTCACGTGCAATCTGGAGAATAGTTTTCTTCAAACCTTCGATGCGCTCAGAGTAGTTGATATCGTCGTTCAGACTGAGTTCTTGTTCGAACAGATCAATCCCATGAGCCGAAAGTTGCTTTTCCCATTTGTGCAGTGCTTCACCCGGTTTAGCACCGCCTAAACCAAGAGCGAAGGCAATACTGTTTTGGATGTTGTAGAGATCAAGAGACGATACACGTCCGATGTATTGGGAAAGACGAGACGTGTCGATATTAGTCACTTGGTTACAGATGGCGATGGAACGTTGGTTGTTCACATGAACGACCACGTGTGTAGCAGACGCGCGTCGCTTGTCACTTGACGTGAGGTACACGACCTGTACAACGCCAGAATGTTGATTCAAGGTGTCGTTACTGACGATGACGCCCGGCCTTCCTGACCACATCTCGTTGCCGACAGTTCCGCCTCCTGGGACAGGTGCGGGCTGAATAAACCAGATGTCGCCTCGGCGAATGTCTCGCATGAGAACTCCTTTCGAAAAGCGAGTAGTATAGAGCTTTGTGGTGTTGGTGCCCCATGACCCCTACGACGAGGCAGGAGTCATGGGGCAATTTTACAGACGATGACTATGCGTCGTCCTCATCGTTGGTTGCAGATAGACCAGGAATGGTCTGGATGCTGGCGACGAGAGCACGAGTAGCCGCAAAGCCATCGGTATCGGTGGCATCCGCGTAAGGAGTGTCATCCTCGCTGGGGACATCATCTTCGTTCACAACTGTAACAGTGGTGGCGGTATCCTCGTCCTCATTGTCTGTAGAACCCGGCTGGGTCAGCGAATCAACGATGAGGTTGTAGTCGCTGAGGATTCGTGCAGACAACGTGGTGCCATGAGAGAGGACGAACAGAGAGTTCTTCGCGCGCGTGAACGCGACGTAATAGAGCCTCTTCTTTTCCTCGCTCATGTCGGACTGGTCCTTGTAGATGACAACAACGTTGTCAAACTCAAGGCCCTTGACTCCGTGAACGGTGGAGACAATGAGATCAGCCTGTGTTTCCAGGTTACGAATCTTGCGCTCTTCGTTGTTGCGGTGCATGAGAGCATCGCGAATCGAGTTGTACCGGATCTCGTAGTCAAGGATGCACTTCTTCAAGCGATCGAAGAAGGTTTCCTTGGTGATGATGGCGGATTGGTACTCGTAGACCCATCCCTGGATGGCCGAACCCGACTCAGTCCACCACTCGCTCGCCATCTTTGCCAAGGCTTGTTGGGCCTGAGCATTGCTGGCGGGGCCTCGTGCAATGATTTCCTTTGCAAACACGTATGCGGCGTTTGCGGGATCCACAGCCTCGATGTCAGACCAGTACATCTTGATGAACGCCGAGAAGAACGTCGATGCGCGACGCCTGTCCGAGATCATCGAGATGACAGAGCGGCCTGGGAACATCTCTTCCAAGCGCTTTTGAACAGCGAATGCTTCTCGGCGGGTAAAGGCCAAGAACGCCACCTGTTCACCACGGCTCAGGCAGTCCTGAACATAGGTGTAGGTGTGCTGGGAGAGCAGCTTAGGAAGATCGGTGATGAACTTTGCATCAGAGGTGTAGTGTTCATGAACGACATGAACCTTGTCCTGGAACGATTGAGCCGTCACCGGAACGAGGGAGTTTGCACGAAGGCGGATCTGCGCAAGCTGGTTGGCTTCGATCTCAGACAAGAGGTGAACATTAGCCATGTCCAGAACCTCTTGGTTCGACCGATAGTTGGTTTCCAGCTTGTAGGGGGTGAAGACACCGGATGCTTCAAGAGCATTCAGGGCCTTCGGGTTTGCCGAACGGAACTCGTAGAGCGTCTGGGAAGCATCCCTTTTTCTTCTCACGGGTGAAGAACTCTACGAATTATTGAACGGCACGTGTTGGTGTGAGGGCGCATCAAGTCCCTCGGTCCGTGATGGTTGACTATATCTTCATGCTTGGTGGTGTCTACCAAACATGCCCATCATTTCGCGTACCACATGATGCGTATGTGGTCGCTACTCTACTTGCTTCGCCATGGGATTACCCATGGCTTATTGCTGACAATATGTCAGCGCTTTCGATAGTCGATGAACCTTCCACCTACGGCTTGACGTTTGGGTGGCTGGCTGCGGATTGTCATTGACGATAACGGTGTTACCATCCGATGAGCGTTATCTCATCTGCTGCACTATTGGTTTCTCAATAGTCGCGGTCGTTATCGCGAAAACATGAGTTTCCCGCAATTAGTAGGGTTTAACGTGAGCAATGCTTACCCACGATGAAAAGTGATGCCTTGAGCTTGCTCACGAGTCGGAGCAGGTAGATGAACTCAAAGACGGAATTGTCCTGAACCTCGTCGATGATGAGGTGACGGATGTTCAGACCCGAAGGCAGCGGCATCCGGTCAATCATCTGGTACGCGAGGATGATCTCTAGTTCCAAAGACGTTTGCTTAATGAGGTTCAGAGCGTCGATGGTTTGCTCAAGGTGTGCCTCGATGAAGTTGTTCAGCGAGGTGTAGGCACCTTGTGCATCACGACCTTCCAACCGACGAAGACGCTGAGAGAATTGAAGCGCGAAAGCGTCTCCGGGCATGTAGATACCCAGGGAGTTTGCGATCGTTTCAACAGAACTGAGTTCGTGGGTGGGGAAGTAGGTCATGTAGAGATCATGGATCATGCGGGCAATGGTCATCGAGCGAACGTTGGGGTTCTTTTTGATGATGTTGTCCGCCGCCGCGTTCGTAAACGACAGCACAGTGATGTCCGAGGGGGCCACCCCGCACAGCGTGAGCTGGTTGATACGAGCAAGGATCACCGTGCTCTTACCAGCGCCCGCTCCTGCCTGAGTGATGGAGAGAGGCTCAGTCGAGCACACAGCGGCCTTCTGCTGAGGTGAGAGCTGGCCTTGGATCGGAGTGGTTGCCATCGACTGAGGTGCACGCTCCAGTTCGTCGCGGTGAGATCCCAGCTCGTGCAAGGTCTCGTTCATCAGCAGGTTCATGTTCTGCTTCATCAGACGCGATGCAGTCTGAGGGTCACAGAGTGTGTTGATGGCCGTGTAGACTTCGCGGTAGGCAGGCAGTGGAACGCTGTACTGCTCCATGTAGCGAAGCTGGTAGACCATCTGAGCCAACTGATCGTCGTTGTAGGTGCGGGTCTTGGGTACAAGAGCGGCAACAACGTCTCGGATGTCCTCAGCGATACCATTGCTGGTCCACCGCTGCGCACTGTACGTAATGTTCTCGTAGACGCTGTAATCAGCGTAGAACTGATTCAGAGTGTCACGGAACTCGTTCTGGCGCGAAGGATCGATACCTACGGCGCACAGGATGTCGTTCCACGGTAGGTCGATGGAATCTTCGACGGGAGCATAGCTCCAGTCAACAATGGCCCAGGCTTGGCCTTCGACACTCATGCGATACGAGAGGTTGCGGAAGTTGGACGCCGACATGTTCAGCAGGGTGGCACGAGTGCGGTAGTCATCGTCTACGCTCAGGACGAGTGAATCGACAGACTCATCGTCCAAAGCCATGATGTCCTCGTCGCTTGCGTCGATGAAGTCTGGATCATCGATGTCGCAAGAGGCGAGATCCTGGTCGCACAGAGTGTTCATTTGAGATTCCAGGTCGATGGCGTCTTCGTCCTTTACGGGCGGAACGACGTAGAGCATCGTGCGGTACGAGACGGCAAGGTCCTTGACCATTTCTCGTCCGCTACGATCCTCGCGCATGACGAGGCCCTGTACGTGGCAGGATGCGTAGATATCGAAGTCGTCGATATCGCTCGTCAAGCGCACGGAGAATGCGTTCGCCTCAGAGGGGACGGGAACCTTCATATAGCCGTATCCCTGCTCATAGGCGCGCCGAACGACAGTGCCGATGGGGATAATGTGGCTGGTGACGTTGTTCGAAGTGCGACGTTCCTTATAGCGAATGTCGGTGCTTCCCATCGTTGCACGGCTCAGACCCATAGGGTAGAAACCGGGGACAACGGAAGAGTTCAGCACGCCTTGCTTCTTGCCCTGGCCGGTCAGAGACGAGGAAAAGAACTTAGGGGTGACAGCCTTGATGGTACGGGCTTTACCTGCCTCAGCAACGGTATTGATTTGAGCGGCAGCGGTATCAATGCTTTCTAAGAGGATGGGCATGAAAGCCTTCCTTTCTGAATATAAATAAGTGTATGAATAAGCCATCAATCGGCCAGTGATGCTCCTGACCGATCGATGGTGTGATGAGCGAATAGACGGTTACGCGATTGTGTAACCGACGATGGTGAGATCGGTGTCCTCGTCAGGATTGACGAGGGTTCCTACGTCGGACAAATCGCTCAGCGGTTGAGTGTAGAGACATCCCTTATCATCGGTGTAGATGATCTGGAGAGACTCAAGGTCTTTGTTGATCTGTGGCTTATGGCCGGTGGATAGATCGTAGAGTGCCAATGCAGCGTCCATTTGCTTCTTCCACGCCGGGGCCAGCGTGGTGTTAATCAACATCTCAAGGTCGTTCTTGGTGCGAACGCCCTCTAACATGTCCGGTGTCGTGCGAAGGTACCTGGCTGCGCGACGACGGCTGGTGCTTGTGATGTGTGGGCCGTCAGCTTCATCCTCATGAAGCCAGAACCATCCGTTGTCAAGGGCGTGCATCGGTTCTCCGGTGCGAGCGTCGGCAAGGTGAAGATGCATGAAGGGCCTGAGCCACGGGAATGCTCGCTTGATGTAATCCCATACTTGGATTGCGTCAGGCTCAATCTTTGTAATGCCGACATAGTGGTAGTAGACCTCACCTGTGACGCTTACACGGTTATCACGAATGCCGTAGTGGGCGACGATAGTGGTCTTAGATCCGTCCGCCTCAGTAAGAGTACGTTGAGCGGTGCGCATATTAGACATGGTTGTTCTCCTAATGAATAAGTTGTCTATGAATAGGTGGTTCGCCCACGAGGGGTAAATTCACGTGGGCGAACCGTATGCGCTCTATGAGTTCGCTGCCTGAGCGAGCAGCATGTCTTCGATCAGAGCGCGGATGGCGCGGATGGCCGGGCGTGCGCCCTGGTCAACGAGCCATGTCTCATCGACCAATCGAGCGATGGTGTCATCATCAATTGGATCAAAGCTCAGGTCTGGGCGCTCGGCGCAAATACGCTTTACTTGGCGATCGTATTCATCGCGCAAGATTTGTGCGTAGTCGTCGGCACCCAGAGGCATGAACGCGATGAGATCATCGAAGCGTCCGAGCAGCTCTGCGTCAAAGCTCTTTTGGAGTTCTTTGGTCAGAGACTGTTTGGACATGGAGTGCTTATGATCCCCGAAGCCCATCTGGGAGCCAGAGAGCTTCTGCCTGCCCGCGTTTGTCGTTGCAATGACAATGCAGCGTGACAGATCAACGGCTGGACCGTTTGCCATCTGAATCTCGCCGGTATCCAGAGCAGAGAGGAAAAGTCGCTGCACGGACATATCGGCCTTCTCAAACTCATCAAGAACGATCACGCGGTAGGGGTTCGATGCCAAGGTGTCGAAAGGTCGTTCCTTGGCGCTGTCCGAACCGACGTAGCCGGTCGGGGAGCCGATGATGCGATTGATCGACGCCGAGTCGTGGTATTCAGCCATGTTGAGGATAATGGGCTTTTGCCCAGTCACCATAGATGAGATGATCGTGGCTGTTTCCGACTTGCCGACCCCGGATGCTCCGGCGAAGAGACATGAGGTGGGGCGAGTGCTGGGAAAGACGTTCAACTCGCGTCGGCGGAGTGCGTCGACAATGCGAGGAAGAACTTCTTCTTGACCCCTGAGCCTGGATAGCTCTGTTTGAAGAGCTGTCACATCAAGGTGTGGGGGCTGGGATTGTCCCGTGACAAGAAGCATGGCAATGGTGTTCAGTCGCTTAGCCGTCAACGGAATATGAGTGATTTGTTGGAGCATCTGTGCGCTCGTCGTGTTGCCAGAAGCGAGAGCTTCCTGGATCGCTCCGTGGTGACTGATGACGGAGTGGCTCAGTGCTCGGTCGAGAAGCGTAATCGCCGTATCAGGGCGGTGTCCTGTGCTCATGAGACGGTCGGCTGTCATGACGATCTCGTCAAGGACGTCGGGGGTAACCGTGACCTTGTTTTGATAGTGAGTGAGCATACCGGGCAAAACAATGTCTAGAATTTCTCGGGTCTGCTCGCGGGTGAGTTCATCGACGATGACAGATGAGAAACGGCGCTTGAACGCCGGATCGTCATCGAGTTTCTTCGCTTCACCCATGGTCGTTGCTGCAATCACGCGGATGTACCCTCGGGCCATAGCTGGTTTGAGGATTTGTGCGATCTTGGCGTAGGTCGTGTTGTTGCTGTCTGCGATGAGGTGAATCTCATCAATGAACAGCAATGCATCGTTGTTTGCATCCTGTGCAAACTTGATGATTTCGGTGATGCGGTTTTCCAGATCACCGACAACGCCTGCGCCTGCAACGAGAGTTGCAATCGGCAGCTCGTAGATCGTCGTGTTTGCTAATTGCGGCGGCACAGAAGCTTCTTTATTAGCGATGCGCCTGGCGATCTCTTCGACAATCGCTGTCTTGCCCACTCCGGCTGGGCCAACGAGTAGAGCGTTCGGCTTGCGAGAGGACGAGATAATGCTCATGGTCTGGGTGACGATCTCATCACGGAAAAGAGCAGGTGTGGCGCTCTTGTACGTCTCGTTGTAGTTAATGAGCATATCGTTAATGTCAGAGCCGCCTGTGAGGGTGGGGCCGAACAAGGTTGATAGAGGGACGCTCGGTCCTGAAGAGCCAGAGCCGCCGCCACCGATGTCTGTGGGGGTAAAGTTTGACAGGCCCATAGGGGCCTCCTTTCACGTGAATAAAGAGATATGAATAGGCCCTTCCTTCCCCAGGTGGTTAGCCTAGAGAAGGAAGGGGTGAGCAGATTGGTGTGGCTTAAATCAGTTGGTCATACCAAGGATTCGAGACCCCGTACTCGGATCGATCTTTTCCATCGAACGGACAAAGCTCATGGCGCTGTTACGCAACGATGAGTAGTACCCAGATGGAACAGAGATTGGAACGTAGTACAGATTTTCTGGGACATCGATGTGGTATGATCCAGGCCACCACTCAAAGTCAGTGATCACCAGATTCAACCGGCGTTTGAGTGTGGGGTGTTCGTTGATGAAGGTGTAAATCTGCTCGTAGTCGGTTCCACCGGAAACCTTCGGCACAGCCGCGAACTGCTTCCACACCTGGTTTACCGAGCGGTCTTTGATACGAAGACGCACAGGAGTGGACATGATGTGTGAGAAGCTCGTGAAGTACAGATCAACGCCCATTTTCTTGGCGAAAGTGATGAGCATTTTGATCGTATCTTCGTAGTTTTCGGTGGAGATAGACCCTGACGTATCAAGGTAAATGTGAATGTCGGGTAGGTATTTACGCGAAATGACCTTACCTGGCTTGTTCGGATCATTAGGTTGACGCCTGTTGGCCCTGACGAAACTCGTCGTCACATTGCGAATCGAGTTCAACGATTGGTTGACCTTGGACATACGAGTGAGCACGCGCATGACAGACTTGTAGATGTCAACAGGGCGTGTTGGGCGCTTGTGGAATACCACGCGACCGCTGCGACCCTTTTGTTGGTGCGCGTTAGACAAGCTGTTTGCAGCTTGGGCTGATGCCTTTTGCTGCGCACGGGCGAGAGCCGTGAGCTTGCTCAGCTGTCCGGGGGTCACGAGCTTCACAGGCGCGTGGAGCGACTTGTTGATCATTTCCCACTCGTTAATGATCTTGCGCATAGATGCTCGCGCATGAGCCTCCACGTTGACGAGAACCAGGGTTCGAGGCAGGGCTATTTCAGCGATGCTGAATGGGAGAACGCCACATGTCTGGGGCGCGCCTGCCTGGGGAGCGTTGTTGTGAGTCCATGTCATGAGCGCCCACATGAGCACACGTGCAAACGTGTACTCATCGAGTGCCTGGGAATCATCTGCCCGTAAGATGAGCGATTCGGTCAGATCGGTGAGCGTGAGCGCATCGAACTGCTGGAACATCCGCATATCAGCAGCGCTGATGTTGGATGCAATCTTGGCAAGTTCGCCTTGCAGCCATGCCTTGAACGCATCGAACTCGGCGTTTGTGCGGAACCAGAACCCCACGGTGTGCGGGTGGAAGGTCCATCCCAGCGACACCAGGAGAAGGTCTGTTCCGGCGTTGCCTGCCAGAACGTCTTTCACAGCCGGAATCACGTCGGATTGCGTCGTGTACAGAGCCTTGCTTGGGTCAGGGAGCTTGCATGTGGCTGCTGCCTGTGTGATGAAGGCTTCATCAATAGGGGATGAAGCTGAGGGGATCCACCTGGTGAGGGATTGCTCAAAGAGCGTGTTCATCACTTCCTGGGCAACGGGGTCCAGAACCTCACCAACAGATCGAAGGAGAAGTTCGTTTGCACCATCACGGTCGATCGGTTGATTGTTCACAGCCACAGCAACCATTTGGTTTGCGTTCAGTGGCTCAAAGAGCGTGTGGGTCACCATAGCGTCGAGCAGAGACATAGGGTCGCAATCTCCGGTGAAAGCGGGGATTGCCGTGTATGGATCAAGGTGACCTGGCTTTTGTCCAATGAGGCTAACGGGGATCGTAGCCATTGATGCCCCTTTCTATGAATATATCGGGTATGTGTCGTATTCGGTGCAACTGTCGGAGAACAGGGCAGTTACACCGAATACGATCGGTGTGCACAAAAGACTCAGTCGCCCAGACCCATAGCAACGAGAGTGGGCGTGATGGCCTGGGCAAAGCCAGTGCTTAGCCCAGTGAAAACTCGGCAGTTATGGGAGCTGAGCGCACCGGACGACCACAAGGTGATGAGATCATTCAAGTGGTTCTTTTCCAGACAGCTCAAGCGGTCGTTCAGAGCCTGAATGATCACGGTGTTGTCATCGCGCTCGTAGAGAGCAAAGACGAGGCATCCCGATGCGTCGTTATCGGTCATGGTTGAAATGACCTGAGTAACGTCGTCGATGCTCGTGGTGGCAGCAGCCTTCAAGGTATCGTAGATACGAGGCTTGACCACGCGCTGAGCGTTGGTTTGGGTCGTGCCCTTGCTCAGTTCTTCGCTGATCACGCCCATCAGGAGCGTGGTGAAAGACGTGTGTCCGGTCAGACCTTCAATGGTTTCTTGAAGGTAGGAGACATGTCGTCCGTCACGGGTAGTTGCAGCAGTTGCCATGAAACTCATGAGCTTTTCGGTGGATAGAGCAGCGAGATAACGCGAGACACCATCGATGGTACGAGGGGTGGCGAAAGGTCGGATTTCCTCAGATCCATCGAAGAGGTCAAAGACAGAAACAGTGGCGTTTTCGTCGTCGTCATCAGATCCTTCAACAGCCTGCTGATCATCAACGTTCTTGACGAAGATGGTTTCCGGGTGCTTTTCCAAGACCATCTTGACCCACGGGTGAAGATTGTCTCCCAGGACATCGATCAGGGTATGGGCATCAGGCTCAACGTTGATGATGGCGAAACGTGAAACGGACGCATCATCAAGAGCCGTGACGTTACCCTTATCGTTGCCTGCAACGATAATACGAAGGTTCTTCGGCAGAGCTTTGTCACCGATACGACGCAATGTCACGAGGGTCAAGGTACCCGAGGTGACATCAGAGGTCGTACGGTTGATTTCATCCAAGAACAAGATCGGCTGTTCGTTGGGATTGTTCTCGGCATAGTGGATTGCCTGGCTGATGACGGAGTGGGGGAAGAACTTCTGCGACCATTCTCCGGTAGATTCATTGAGAACAAGGCGCGCACCTGTCAGGTCAGCTTTGTCAGCCAGCAAGTTACACGGAAGGGTGAAGCATGTGGTGTTCGTTCGGCGGGCAACGTCTTCGACGAAGGATGACTTGCCGATACCGGGTTCGCCCATCAAGGCCGGAACCAAACCTGCTTCAAGCAACAAAATAGTGTTGTCAACGAGATTCTCGTCAAACTTCATGGTGGGTACCTCCTGAATAAAAAGAAATTAAACAGAGAACCAGGCCGCGCCGTCAGGCGGTCTGGTTCTGTCAAATAGATCTCGGGCCGTACTTTGTACGGCTTGCTTATGGAAAACTCAGGTGTGCAGTCTGCACAAAACCCTGGTTTTCCAATATAATGGTAGTAATGATGCACCGCATATCACGAAAGGATCAACAATGAGGGGAACGTACCATATCGCGGGTGGATTGGCGATGTTCGGACTTGGCCGAGCCTGCGTCACCGTAGGTGAAAGCATGGGCCAATCTCAGGCGATGATCGAGTCTGGTGAACCCTCATGGATGAGCAATGCGTTGGATACTGTCAGCGGGGTAGCGCAGCTTGGGAGCACGTGGGTTCATCAGATGTTTATTCCATCTGATGATCAATGGCTAACGAGCGTAGCCATTGGGCTACCGCTGTTTATCATTGGAACGGTGCTCCCTGACATTGACCTACCCCACTCGTTAGCGGGTCGTTTCATGCCCTGGGGAACACTGTGGCGCTCTCCCAGGTCGCGTATGGGTGGACCCTCACCCATGAACCATAGAGGGTGGACACACACGCTCTGGGTGCTTCTTGGGGTTGGAGTGTTGGCCGCATGGGTGTGGCCTGGTTTCATCTGGCTGCTCGCGGGCATGATCACTCATGATCTACTCGATGCTGGGAGCATGGCCGGGTGGATCTGGTACTACCCGCTTTTTCCATCCACATGGAAAGTGATTGAGCGAGGTGAGACGCGCATTGTCGTGTCTACTCGCTATCGAAGCATCATGGGTAACGTTTTGCGTTACCAGCAAAGCAAACCATGGTTGGAACCCATGTACGTTACAGTACTTGTTATTGGGGCCGGAATTGCAACATGGTATACGTGGTAAACTTGAATGAATAGGAAACCGTTGCAAGCGGTGTTAGTCATTGGGAACTAGCGCTTACTTGCAACGGTTTCGTTTGTTTAACCCTTAGTCATTGACAGTTTCAGAGGGGTTCTCATTCATGGGTTGCGGGCCATTGTAGGTAAGTGCGTATGGGAATCCGTAATCCTCGTCGTAACCGAGGCGTTCAGCAAGAACTTGTTCAGCATCTTCGAGGGTTTCGGCTTCGATGGTGACGGATGCAACGTAACGATTCAAAGGTTTGGTCATTGGTGTTCCTTTCGTTTGGCACACGAACGGAGTTGTGATACTATTTGTGTATCAACTCCTTTCGGATTGATTTTCTTCTTCAATTTGCCCATTAGGATTACCCCGGTACTGCGCTCGCTATTGTACCGGGGTAATTCTTTTATGCTGGCGAGTTAGGCGATTTCTTCCATCTTGTCTCGAATACCGCACATGAGAGCGGCTAGGCCCTCGGCTCCACTTGCGCTTCGATCACATGTGATGTTTCGAAGGCCACATGTGGTAGATAGTGCAACACTGCTCCCAAGGGAGCGAACATCGTGGGTCACTTCGACGTAATCTTCATCGTCGAAAACGCTGAGGTACACGTCATCCAATCCGGGGATGAGCAGGAGAAGATCACCCGCGTCTTTCACTTGCTCGCCAAAATCCAGACTCTCGGCGTATGACTTGAATGTTTCGCACATCTCGTCGATTTCACTTGCTACTTCGGGGCGAGTGATCGAAAGATCTTTGAGCACGTCAAGCATGATGGCCTGGGTAGCTTTCATGAAGCTCTTCGGGTAAGGCTTGGTCTCATGAATAGAGAGAATGCGCGCGGGGTTTTTGCCTCGCAGACGCTCACCTTGAAGAACCGGCTCGCTGTAAATGACAGCTTCGGCTAGTGTTGGTGCTTCGATAGTGTAGCTGCTGGTTTCGTCAATTCCTAACTTTGGGTTGTATCGTTCAACAATAACGACATACGTCTTATTGGGTCGTTCGGAGAGTAACATGGGATGTCCTTTCTGTGTGGGTCAAACGCGCGTGCGATAGGGGTTATAAACGACACGGACACGATTCTCAGAGAGTTGGTCGATGAGGTATTCTTTCATTTCCTCGTTCGTGAGCCTTCCGCCCCATGCATCAATCCAGCCGTCTTGGGTGCGCATATGCTCAACCTCGTCAACAGTGATGACGGTGCCAAATGAGACAAACAGCGGAGTATCCTCAGTGAAAATAATCGGGTAGCATGACGTGATGTCGTCTACGTCGATGACGTATGAACGCGGTGTTTTAGGCATTATGGGCCTCTTTTCGTAGGTATCGGTGGGATTATTCGCCCGCTTCTCGGGTGAGCACCACACGAGAGGCAAGGTTTAAGAGCAAAGGCATCCCCTCGCGGGTTTCATCGTGCTTTGCGCGATGGTCGAGATAGTGGGTTAATGTGTCGTAGACCAACCACGTCGCCGCTGTCTCGTCAATAACAATAGTGTTCATGGTAAGAGATTTGTCAGGAGACACGTCGATGGAATCTGGACTGAGACGAAGTTGATTGAGCTTATCGTAGATGTATTGCGCATAAGCCCATTCGTAACGGGAATGGTCATTATCGAAGCGTTCAGGGGTGCGCCCAAAGAAACGGCAACGTTGAATGAGCATGAGCAAAACTGTGTCGTACCACTCGTGTTGTGGTCGGGTATTTTCGTCAAGGTTTGCAGCGTGAGCGGCCACAGGCTTGCTGTTGGCCGGTTCAGCGACGCTTCGCCACACCTGGTCCCACAGATCCATATCAACGGTAGACGAGACGGGCACAGGAGTCGGATTGCGCGTGTAGGTCACAAAGTGGTTGCTTTGAAGAATCTCCCACCACCCGTGTGGGCCTTTGAGAACGGCCTTGTTTGCGGCAATTGATAGCTCAGGAAACGACGAGGGGAGAGGTAATACGAGGTGATAACCTTTGCCCGATAGTGAAGTCTCAGCGTAGAGAGCGCCGATAGCAAGAAGGCGATCGCGCTCATCTGGCGGACATGTTTTTTCGATATCGAGAACGACGCATCCTTGTGAAGGTGCGTCGATGAACATGGCACAGTTGGCTGCTGTTGGTAGACCGTTTGTTAGTTCATCGAGAGTGACGAGACAGCGCTCATCGCGTGCCCATGCACCACGAACAGGCTCGGGGTGGGTACACCCGTTGCAACCATCCAATAAATGACGGATGTCAATGGGCATTTTTGACGTTGGGTTTGATACGGTCCAAATCGGCATCGGGCCAAGAACCTTGGTGATGATCTCATTGGTGTAAAAGTGCGGAAAGGCTAACCGTGGATCAAAAAAGACCGTCATATGGAGATCCTTTCGTGGTATTGGGTATAACACGAGACGGACGCTGCATCCACTGATGCGTTCAGTGCGGTGACAACGTCCGTCTCGTTTATGGGTCAGGGGTTATTGACTACTGTCAGTCAATAGACCAGGGGGAAGAAGCAGCTTCCTCAGCAGGAGCAGCAGGTGCGGTGAAAGCCGAACCAGACTGCTGCTGAGCAATCGCGTTCAGGATCTGGAGAGCCTGCGGGTTCAGAGCCTGGAGCGCCTGGGGATCAAGCGCTGCAATCTGAGCGGCAGGAGCAGGTGCAACAGGCTGGGTGACAGGCGCGGGCATCGCCAAGCCAGAGGCTGCGTCAACCACGGTGTTCTGAGGCGCTGCCTGCGGAACAGCAGGAACAGCCGGTGCAACCGGAGCCGCGACCTGAGCAGGAGCAGCAGGTGCGGTGAAAGCCGAACCAGACTGCTGCTGAGCAATCGCG